ATGTAATTTTTGTGATAAAAAATTTTCATCTAGGAGTTTTAGCAGACATGATGCAATATGTAAGAAAAAAAATGAGTTTCTTATCAAAGAAATTGCTAAATTAAAGCTTGATAAAGCCGAAGAAATTGCTAAATTGAAAATTGAGAAAGCGGAAGAAAAAGAAAAAGAAATTAGTTCTATATATAAAGCAGCATTTGAACATATAGCAAAACATCCGACTTACCAGAAAACAAGTACTAAAAACATTCAAAACAATTTGATGATTTCAAATCTTACTCCTCTTGATTTATCTCAGGCTCGTGTTGAGAGTATAATCGATGAAAAATATACAAAAAATTATTTTTATGAAGGTCAAAAAGGAGCAGCTCAAGTTATACACAAGTATCTTTCTACAGATTCAGATGGCAAATCTCAGATAGTGTGTACCGACACAGAACGTGGTACATTTCATCACATTGATGTTAACGGTGAACACGTTGTTGATTATAAAAATGTTCATTTGATAGAGAGAGTACATTTACCTCTTAAGAGAAAAGCTAGTAAATTTGCATCAGAAGAATGTGTAAAAAATCCAACTGCTTATAAAGATATTGTTATGAATGAGAGTTCTATCAGAGAACTAGAAACAAAACCAGGTTTGTTCAATAGAACAATGGCAAAACTCACAGGAAAGAATTGCGCCAGACCACTTATTACATCATCTGATAAACTAAATGATTTGGTAATCACAGAAGAGTGGTTAATAGAAAATGCAAAGTTCTTAACAATAGAACATATATTAAGAGGTCCAGAAGGATTTGCTGATTACGCTTTATGTTATCCTTTAAATGATCGACTTATTGAAGAAGATTGTTCAAATCCTACATTTATAAAGTATAAGGATATAAGAGGTGATATAATAACAGATTATGGTGGAAAGATTTTGACAAAGATGATATTTGATTCAGTAAGAGAAAGAATAAGTGAGTTAATAGAATCGAATGATAATGTAAAAATTGAGTGTTCGGATATAGAAGATTCCACTTTTCAGGATGAATTCATAAATATTTTGATGAACAATATATAGACAAAAAGATGTAAATTATAAAAATAAAATTGATATTAAAAAGGATAATTTTTAATATCAAATAAAAATGCCTCCAAAGACTGTTGTTGATAAAAAACGTTATCAGAAAAAAGATCAAATTGAGCATATTCTTCTTAGACCGGATATGTACGTTGGATCGATACGTCCACGTAGTATAAGTGAATTTGTAGCCGATAAAACAAATGATGGTTGGCGAATTTATCAAAAAGAAATTTCTACATCACCCGCTATTTTGCGTATATTTGTCGAAGCTTTATCAAATGCTATTGATAATGTGGAAAGAAGCCGTAAAACAAAGACTCCGTGTACAAAGATTAAGATATCTATCAATTCTGTTACAGGAGAAACTTCTATTTGGAATGACGGAGATGTTGTACCTATCGAAAAAGATGCTGAACAGAATTGCTATAATCATAGCATGATCTTTGGGCAACTTTTAACGGGTTCAAATTATGAAGATGAGGAAGAACGTGTTGTATCAGGTCGTAATGGTCTTGGTATCAAGTTGACAAATGTTTTTTCAACAAAATTTACAGTAAAAGGTTTTGACCCGAAAGCAAAAAAAACACTTTTTCAAACATGGACTAGAAATATGAGAGATACATCTGGTCCAGAAATTATCAAAGAAACGAACTGTAAACTAGGTTATACAGAAGTATCTTGGACTCCTGACTTTGAACATTTTGCTCTAAACAAGGGTTACACAGAAGATATTATTCGTTTGTATTCTCGGTACATTATTGACGCATCGATGTTATCTAAAGTAGAAGTATATTTTAATGATGAACTTATTCCTGTAAAAACACTTACTCAATATTCTGCTCTTTATGATACGCCTACAGAGGAGTCTCTTCTCATTAAGATAAAGGATGCAGAAGTTTTGATTACGCCATCAAAAGAATATCAAACAATTTCTTTTGTTAATGGTGTATACACTCGTTTAGGAGGACAGCATGTAGATTCTTGGGCAGAAGCATTATTTAGACCAATTGTAGACAAATTTAACGGAAACAGTGCAAAGAGTAAAACACCTAAAATTAATATTACTGATGTTCGTCAGTTCTTTAGATTGTTTGTTGTATCTACAGTTGTTAGACCAGAATTTGATGGACAAGACAAGAATAAGCTAGAATCTCCCGCTGTAGAAGCTGTTGTTAAGAAAACACATATTGCGGAAATTTGCAAATGGTCGATTATGGATAATATAGAAGATATTATTCGTGCAAAAGAACTAGTAGTACTTAAGAAAGCCGAAAAAGTTTCTAAAAAGACAAAAATTGAAGGATACGATCGAGCAAACAAGTCAGGTACGAAAGACAGTATACAGTGTACTCTTTTTATCACAGAAGGTCTTTCAGCAAAGACATACGTAGTAGCTGGAATTGAAGAGGGTCTGTATGGAAAATCTGGTCGTGACTGGAACGGTATTTTACCTGTACGAGGAAAGTTGCTAAATGTGAGAGATAAGCCAGTTGCAACCATTTCTGCAAACAAAGTTATTTGTTCTTTAATACACGCTCTTGAGTTGAAACTTGGTGTAGATTACAAAGATGAAAGTAATTTTAAGAAACTTGCATATGGGAGAGTATCAGTAGTTGCAGATGCGGATGTTGACGGAGTGCATATTGAAGGGCTCATCCTTAACTTCTTCCATTCTCTTTATCCTACCCTTTTGCAAAGAGATCAACCCTTTATTGTAAGTATGAAAACACCTATAGCTCGTGTAATCAAAAAGACTGGTGACTTGTTATTTTACGATGAACGCAGATTTCATAACTTTCTTGGCGAACAAACTAGTAAATTGAATGTCAAGTATTATAAGGGACTCGGTACTACAAAAGCAGAAGATGTTCCTGATACTTTTGGTTTGAAAATGGTAGAATTTGTCAATGATGACCAATCTTTAGCAAGTATGGTGAAAGCATTTCACAAGAAAAGTGCAGATACCCGAAAAATTTGGCTTGAACAATATAATCCAGAATCGTACACTTTTTCTCTTGATGATCAAGGAAAGACAACTTCAATGAGTATTACAAATTTTATCAATGGAGAACTTATCAAATTCTCACACGCGGATTGTGCGAGAAGCATTCCAAATGGAATTGATGGTTTGAAAGAATCACAACGAAAAATTCTATACGCTGTAAAGAAAAGAAATTTGAAGTACTCTGCAAAATCTCTCAAGGTAGCACAGCTAGCTGGTTATACAGCTGAACATTCTGATTACCACCATGGAGAGAATAATCTACTTGAAACTATTATTGGTATGGCGCAAGAATTTCCAGGAAGCAATAACATACCTCTTTTGTATCGTGACGGTATGTTTGGGACAAGGCTCGAAGGTGGGTCTGACTCGGCAAATGGTAGGTATATTTTTACAAAGATGGATGCACTAACAGAACTTATTTTTAGAGAAGAAGACGAAGCTATTTTAACATATGTGCGCGATGACGGTGGTAATTTTATTGAGCCAGAATTTTACGTTCCTATTATTCCAATGATGTTGATTAATGGATGTTCGGCTGGAATAGGAACAGGTTTCTCGTGTAAAGTTCCTTTCTACAATCCTCTTGATATGGTGGAAGCTATTAAAATTTACTTAGAAAATGATGGTGAAGTTTTAGTGTCTGATCCTGATGATCCAACAAATATTGTTAGCATGTTTCCTGAATTCACACCTTGGTATCGTGGATTTATAGGAGAGATAGAGAAGAATGGAGAAAATAGGTTTATTTCATATGGAATTGTTGAGGAAGGAAAGAAGGGTGCTATTGAAGTTAAAGAATTACCTGTTTCTTTGTGGACTTCTAATTTTGCAGAATTTTGTGAAGATTTAAAAGCAGATAAGAAACTCAAGTCTGTATCAAATTATTCGTCTACAAAGAACGTTCATTTTGTACTCACGGAAGGAGATGATTTTAGATGCGATTTGGATAGTTTAAAACTACACAGCTATCTATACACATCCAATATGGTAATGTTCAATGAAAAACTACAGATAAAGAAACACGACACTGTAGACTCAATTTTAGACAATTTTTGTAGAGTTAGATTTGAGTTTTACGAAAAGAGAAAAAGACATCAGCTTGATGCATTAGAAAAAGAGATTAGATATCTTGGAAATAAAGAAAGATTTGTATCAGAAGTGGTAAGTAAGACTATAAATATTATGAATGAGAATGAAAGTGATATAATAAAAGTGTTAACAGCACGAGGTTATGATGAGGATCCAAAAAAGAATGAAGGAGAAGGAGGTTATGATTATCTTCTTCGAATGCAAGTTAGAACCTTTACTGCCGATAAGATTAAACAACTTAATAATGATATCATGTCTTTGAAAGAAAAATTGGATAAATTAAAATCTAAGAGTGAAAAGGATATATGGCTTTCCGAACTTGAACAATTTGAAAATGGTTACGAAAAGTGGCTTCAAGAAATTGAACAGGAAGAAGCGGTTGCAAAAAAACGCAGAGCAACAAAGACAAAAAAGTGAAGTAAAATTAAACAACTTAATATATACTTATGTAATAATACTCACAAAGTATTATTATAAACTTTTTTAAAATTGAAATAAAATTATTTGATTATAATAATTTTGTAAAATGCTAACTTTGAAAGAATGTCAAGACTTGGCTATCAACAGAGGTGGTAAATGTTTATCAACAGAATATATTAACACAATCACACATATGCAATGGAAATGTAAAGAAGAAAGTCATCCGTCTTGGCCTGCTACTTTCAAAAATATTAAAAAAGGCAGATGGTGCCCATTTTGTGCAAGAAATGTTAAATTAACTTTGAAGGAATGTCAAGAATTTGCTATTAGTAAAGGTTGTGAATGTTTATCAACAGAATATATTAATGCTCGTGTTTATATGGAATGGAAATGTGAAGAAAATCATACTTGGTCTGCTACTTTTGACGCGGTTAAAAATGGAGGTAATTGGTGTCTTATTTGTTCAGGTAATGCTAAATTAACTTTAGAAGAATGTCAACAATTGGCTATTAGCAGAGGTTGAGAATGTTTATCAACAGAATATAAAAATAAAGAAACACTTATGGAATGGAAATGCGAAAAAAATCATACTTGGTTTGCTAAATTTGGTAATGTTAAGAACGGTGGTTCTTGGTGTCCTACGTGTTCAGTAACTGCTAAATTAAGTTTGGAAGAATGTCAAAAATTGGCTATTAGCAGAGGTGGTGAATGTTTATCAACAGAATATATTAACTCTGAAACTAATATGCAATGGAAATGTAAAGAAGGTCATACTTGGTTTGCTAAATTTGGTAATGTTAAGAACGGTGGTTCTTGGTGTCATACTTGTTCAGGAAATGAAAAATTAACTTTAGAAGAATGTCAAGAATTGGCTATTAGCAGAGGTGGTGAATGTTTATCAACAGAATATATTAACGCTCATACTCATATGCAATGGAAATGTAAAGAGAATCATACTTGGATAGCTAATATTAATAATGTTAAGCACGCAAACACTTGGTGTCCTACTTGTTCAGGACATAATAAATTAAGTTTAGAAGAATGTCAAAAATTGGCTATTAGCAGAGAAGGTGAATGTTTATCAACAGAATATATTAATAATCAAACTCATATGGAATGGAAATGTAAAGAAGGTCATACCTGGTCTGCTGTTTTTAACAGTGTTAAGCAAGGTTATTCTTGGTGTCCTTATTGTTCTAAGAGTCGTTCGGAAAAATTATGCAGAGAAATATTAGAAGAATATATCGGTTTAAGATTTCCAAGTATTAGACCAGATTGGTTAAAAAACATAACAGGATATAATTTAGAGTTAGATGGTGTTTGTGAAGATCTAAAATTAGCATTCGAGTATCAAGGAAAACAACACGATGAATATATTCCTTTTTTTCATACAAATGGACCTAGCGATTTTGAAAGACAACAAGAACGTGATAAATTAAAATTAGAATTGTGTAAAAAACATAATATAGATGTATTTATAATTCCACCCACTCTAAGTTATCAGAATGAAAATGAGTTAAGAATTTTTATCAAAGAAGAATTAATAAAACGTTTAAATTGCGAGTTTCTATTTTTAGAATGAAAATACTAGCATATTGTAATAATACTCACAAAAGTATTATTATAAGCTTTTTGAAAAATAGACACGACATATATTTGAAATTATTATGATTTTTCTCTAAAAAAATTAATACGTTTTTATTTTAAATTAAAAAGCTAGTATCTATATATAAAATGATAAAAGTAAGTGACTATGTGATTGAATTTTTAATTAAAAAAAATATTGACACAATTTTTACATTATCTGGAGGATTTATTGGTCCCATATTAAACTCTATTACTAAATATAATCTAAAATATTATTGTTTTTGTCACGAACAGTCTGCTGCTATGGCTGCAGATGCATATTATAGAATATCGAGAAAACCATGTTGCTTGTTAATAACAAATGGACCTGGAGCATCAAATACACTTACAGGGGTAATTGGGGCATTTCAAGATAGTATTCCAATATTTATTATTTCTGGAAATGTACCATATGAACAAAATATTGATAGTCAAGAATTACCATTAAGACAATTAGGTGTACAAGAGTTAAATATAATACCTATTGTAAAATCATTTACAAATTATGCGTATAGTATTAAAAATTGTGAAGATGTGATAAAAGTACTTCATACCGCATATGAAAAATGTGTATCAAAACGAATGGCTCCTGTATGGGTAGAAATACTACTTAATGTTCAAAATAGTACTATTGATGATTCCAATTTCATTGAAAATAAAATGATTCAAGAAGTATCCATTAAAACGGATTATGATTTTATATTAAATAAAATAAATGAAGCAAAAAAACCTTTATTTCTAATTGGTAACGGGATTTGGCTTTCTAAAACAGAAAACATATTTAAGGAAATAGTAAAAAAAGCAAATATTCCAGTCGTTTCATCGTGGTTAGGAAAAGATATACTAAGCCATAATAATGAATTATATTTTGGAAATATTGGTATACTTGGTGAAAGATTTTCTAATTTTGCAATACAAAAATGCGATTTATTAATTATACTTGGATGTCGACTAACTATAACACAAATTGGTTATGATTATACTAATTTTTCAAAGGAATCGTATAAAATAATGGTTGATATTGATAATAATGAACTTAACAAAAAAACTATAGATATTGACTTGAAAATTAACGATAATTTATTAACATTTTTAATTAATATGAATACATATACATTTTTAAATACAATAAGACAAAAATGGATAAATAAACTTCAATTTTGGAAAAACAAGTATCCAACATACAATGATAGTTATGCAAATCTATCAAAGGATGTAAGTTCATATTTTGTATCTAAATATTTATCAATTGCTTTAAAACCACATACAACTATTGTTACAGATACAGGTTCTTCTTCATTTAGTATATTTCAATCACTTTTTCTAGATAAAGAAAATACACGATTATTTACATCAGCTGGTCAATGTTCTATGGGATACGGATTACCGGGCTCAATAGGTGCTTATATTGCGGATAATAAGAGAGATATTATCCTTATTGTGGGTGATGGAGGGTTTCAAATGAATTTACAAGAATTGCAAACTGTTATTTATTATAAAATACCTTTAAAAATATTTTTATTTAATAATAATGGTTATTTAGCAATTAAATTAATGCAATGTAATTTATTTAATGAAAATTATGTTGCTTCGACACAAAATTCAGGTGTTAGTTCACCCGATTTTTGTAAAATATCAGAGAGTTATGGTTTAAAAACATTTAGTATAAATAATAGTAATGAAATAGGTATAATAAACAATGTAATGAATTATGATGGGCCGTGTTTATGTCATATAAATATGTGTGAAAATCAATTAATTATTCCGAGAGTTCAATCAAAAGGTGATAAAAAATCATTAGAATTTATGTTTCCATATATAGACGACAATGAATTAAATTCAGATTTGAATGAAAATTGAGTCTGATTCTATAAAATGGTTTGACATATTTGTATCAAACAATTATTTAACGTTAACATAAATAGAAAGTATATGGAATTCACAGAGTATGAAGTAAATATCTATAGTAAAAGATCTATTGCTAGTATATTTTATCCAAATGTCCTCAAACCAGGTGATTAAAAACAACACACAAAATGTGTTGTTTTTATAAATCATTATCATACATATATTATGTGTCTTACTTTACGAAATAAATTAACTTATTTAATCAATGAATTTAGAATCATAGATGGCAAGACTTTTTTCTAATCCTAAAAATTCAATATTAATTTGGTTTAATTTTTGATTATCTCCGCAATAGTTTTTATCAGAGTCTTTTTTAATAATTTTCATTTTGTCATAATCTCCTATAATCAAATAGGCTATATCTGATAATTTATATTTTGTATTATAACATATATTAATAGTTTTCTCTAACACTGACTGTTTTTCTATGTGATCAAAATAGAATTTAATTATTTTTACAAAATCATCTTCATACATAAAATCAAAATATTTATCTTCAAAAATTGTAACAAAGCTATTTTCATCGCTTTTCTTTTTTGTCAGAAAGCAACTTTTAATAAATCTATCAGGTTCTTCGTTGATATGAAAAATATTAAAAATTCTAAAATTATACATATTCAGATAAGGTAAAGATCTTTGATATATAAGATATTTAGAAAAACCATAATAATCAGTTGGTACATTATATACATCTTCTTCTTTTCTGTTTAAAATATCAGTTGAACGATCATAAATTGCTGCTGAATCAAAATTAATAATCATTTTAAATTTGTCTGCAAATTGTAGTAAATTCTCTACCATTAGTAAATTTAAATATACAACGTCGTCAGTTTCTTCTTTTGTTCTTCTGCCTCCTATTATAGCACTATGAACCAATATATCAAACTTGTTTTTATCTAAGTAACTTTTAATAGCAATTTGATCTAAAACATTTAATTCTGCACGCGTTAAGTTTGTTATTTGGTAAAGTTCTGAATTTAAATTATCTTTAATCATTTTTGCTATATTTCCATTTCCTCCTGTGATTAAAATTCTCATTTAAAAATGTTATATTTAATGTATAAATGTTAATTTTAAATATAAAGAAATATAAAAATGTTATAAATGAAAATAGTTATATATACTTATCATTTCCAAGAAAATAGTGGTGGTGTTCTAGCTCTTTATAATTTAGGAAAACATATCAAAGACTTAGAAATTCCAAATATTTGTGTAAAAATGTTTGATAGTAATAATCAAAAAATAATAAATTCATGTTTTAATGATTATATAGATATAAATGATATAGATGATAATGCAATTATAATATATCCTGAAGTTGTTCAAGGAAATCCTTTAAATAAACCGTATGTTGTAAGATGGATATTAGCTCCTATTGGAATGAATTGTAATTCTAATATTGCAAATATATGGGATAAAAACAATTTAGTTTATTATTTCAATTCAGATGTAAAATTTGTTCAAAATCCAGAAAAAATCGGAAATATATATAAATCATTGACTATAATACATATTGATCCAATTATTAAACGAACTAATTTTGGTGAGAGAAGTGGTATTTGTTATACAACACGTAAACAGCGCGCTCATAAAAATCCGATAAATTACTATATTTTTGAAGATAAGTTATATGAAATACCATGTTTTAGTAAATCACAGTGTGTAGAATATTTTAATAAATGTAAAATGTTTGTTTCTTATGATCCATTGACGTTTTTTACAATTATGGCTGCAATGTGTGGATGTATTTCAGTTGTATATCCATTGGATAATTTAACTAAATTAGAATGGATAAATACAAGTGCTGCTGCTGAATATGTTAAAAGTAAAGGCTTAGATAATTTATATGGTATAGCTTATGGTTTAGAAGATATACAATATGCAATGGATACGATTCATTTAGTGAAAGAACAATGGGAAGATATACAAAAATTTAATAAGGAAATGTCAATAGTTCCTTTTATAAATGATATTCATAATTTTGAAAATATGCAAAACACTGTTCAAAATAATTATTTTTGAAAAATAGTTTAATTTTTATAACCTTAAAGGATATAAAACTTTATTGGTAGTTAAAAAATTCTTTTATTTTATCACATACATAATCACAATCTTCAATTGTCATACCATGATGAGCCCCTAACAAAAATCCTTCAGCCATAATTCTATCAGAATTAGTAAATTCTTCTAAATATTGACGATAAATTGGATGTCTAGTAATATTTCCTGAAAAACATACTCTAGTTTGAATATTATTGTCTTCTAAGAAGATTAATAAAGACATGCGATCTTTTGTCATAAAAGGAATTGCTAAATAATCAGTATTAAATTTATTTATAGGTAAAACTATTTCTTTAACATTTTTTAAATTTTCAATATATTTATTAAAAATATTTCTTCTTTTCTCTGTAATTTCTTCAAGTCTTGAAACTTGAACAAGTCCAAAAGCAGCATTTACTTCAGAAGATTTCATATTATAACCAACCGCACCATATAAGAATTTATAATCATATGGAATACCATCAATATTATATTCAAAACGAGTTTTAATATCTTCTGAATTATCACCAATCCTTCCCCAATCACGGAACATTGTTGCTCTTTTAAGTAGCTTTTCATCATTGAACATAACCATTCCACCTGAACCACATGCAGTTATTAAATGACTTGAATAAAAACTTGTAATTGCGATATCAGTTTCTTCTGTAGAAGTAATAGTATCAGCTGAATCTTCAAATAAAATAATATTAGGACCTACTAATCTTCTTATTTCAGCCCAATCAGGTTTAGAACCTATAAGGTTTGGAAGTATAATAACTTTAGTATTTTCGGTTACTTTTTCTATAACTTGTTGTGGTGAAGGAACATATGTGCCGATCTCAACATCACAAAAAATAGGTTTTAAATTACATTGTAAAATAGGTGCTACAGTAGTCGAAAAAGTACAAGCTGGTGTTAAGATTTCTGTCCCAGGTTCTAAATTGAGAGCATTTAAACCAAGTAAAATAGCAGAGGAACCACTATTAACAAATAATCCATATTTTTTACTAAATAATGTAGAAACTTCTTTTTCAAATTGAATAGTTTTAGGTCCAAATCCAGCTAACCAGCCATCATTTAAACAATCTATAACTGCTTTAATTTCTAGATCAGTGTATGCTTCTTTTTTATTAGGTGCGTACCAAACTTTTTTATGTTGTAACATTTATATTTATATAATATTTTATTTTAAATCTTTTTAGTAAATCTCAACAATTGCGTTTCAAACATTAAAAATACTATTTTTGATAATAAATTATTAAAAATGATGTATTAGCATATATGTAAATTGTTGATCAAGTAAGTGTAAATGTAATTCATAAATTTTTAAAAGTTGTGATCAAAAACGACTTTTTATGAACAAAGATACATTGTTAATTTTCTTGTTGAAAGTGATACAAATATATTGTAGAAAAAATGTAAACTCTGGAAATAACAGTCAAATATATTTGTGGTCAATTAATTTTATTGATTAGAAACATTGAATAATTATACGAAAAACTTAAGCGTAAGCGTACGGAATCAACTCTTTCAATCAATAGTTATTAGCCTTATTTGTTATAATTCTCCTTATATTTTATTAAATATTCCCTTATAACAGTTTTAATATTCTTTGTATTCGGATAAAGCGTTTCTAATCGCGTAGTGTCCAGGAAATTATTAGAACGACCATTATTTAATACTTTTTCTTGATCTTCCAAAGAGAAATTTTTCCATTTGAAATTAGGATCCACAATATCTCTAAACATTTCTAAGATTTCATTGTGTGTAATTACACCTGGGTTTGTTAGATTAATTGTTCCAACCACTTTATTTTGCATCATATCCAATACTTTTGGAAGTAAATCAGGTAAGACAGTTATAGAGTTTGGAATAGAACAAATCTTCTCATACTTTGTAATCTTAGTTATAAAATTACTGTCATTAACTTTATCAGTTATAGGCATTCGAATCCTAATATTTAAAACTTGCTTATCGAAGAAATGCATTAATTGATCCGTAAAGCCCTTGCATATCGAATAGGAAGAGCCAAAGAAGTTCGGAATATCATCTTCTGTGAATCCACTACCTGTTTCTTGATTACCAATAACGTGCTTATCGTCATAATTAAATATACAACCGGTGCCTAAATACGAATAATGAATTCCCAAGCGTTGACACATTAAGGCCAATATTATAGGAGAAAACAGATTATCCCTAATATTTTCTACTAATTTGCCTTTATTCTCTAGATAATCGATACTATTATATACCTTATCACCAATCGTACCGTGTGTACGTCCAATAAAAGATACAATATGGCTTGGGTTTGTGACGATAATTTCTTGTTCTAAAGTTACGACGTTGTCTACTCTAGAGAGCCCTTCTACATAATCAACACCAGATGTCTTCACAATTTCGACAAATTGTGAACCAATCCAACCTTTGGCACCATAGATTAGGATTTTCATTATTTTATTAAATACTAACATATGTTTTTAAGTCTTTTTATATGAATTTATTTTATTCTATTAGAAGTTCAAATACTATAAGTTACTAAAACATATTAAATATAATATAAACAATATATGTTATGTTTTTAAATAATCATAAATCACAATGTGAGATATATCATTATGGTGACATATCTGGAGAAACTGCAAATTATGTTGCTAAATTATGTAATATAATTGGAAATCTAGAAAGTATACATTTAGAAAGTATTGTTAAACGTATTTATAAAGATTTTAATATCAATTATTATGATTCTATTACAGGTAAAAATGTGCTTTTTGTTGGACAATCGTTACGCGGATGCTCAACAAATATTAACGGATATCCAGAGAAGTTAGAATCATTGGGATGGAGACCAGAATATTCAATTGATAAAATCATTGAAGATTTATCTTCAAATATATAAAATGTATTTGTGAAATCAAAAAGCTTAGAGAATCATAAACTAATATATTTAGTTCGATTATATTATACGAATCTTACTTTTTTCATTTAATGTTCCAAATAAACGATCAAGTGTTGTGAAATACAAAGAATAGTTATATGATGATGTACTACCATACTGATGATGAATCCAGTGTAAGTATGGTGAATTCATAAACCCTGCTTTTTCTATTCTTAATGGATAAGTATGTATATAGGATGCCCATATACTATTAAGTATTAAACATATAAAAGCACAGTATGCATTGTAATAAAAAATAAAAAATGGAGTAAAAAAGCTAAGATTTTCAAGTGTCGCATCTATCCAATGGCTATATCTTGCACAATGAGATCCAATCGGCTGACATAAATGATGTTTTTGATGTATCTGATAATATAAGAAAACGTGACATAATCTATGTAAAAAGTAAAATGTTGTATCAACAATCAAGAAATACAATAATGATAATAATCCATCAAACAAGTGTGGTATTCCCCATGTAAACCGATAATATATTAAATACCAAGTAAGTAAATAATTTATTATATTACCATGCCATTCTTCAAGTGCTTGCTTTTGCGTTGATACCTTAAAATGTTGTTGATCGACTAAAAAAGATGAAACTGAATAAAGAGTAAAATCAATAAATGGTGTTAATACCATTCCAATAAAACCAAGAATATAATCAAACATAATTATTTAATAATAATAAATATATTAATCTTAAATTCAGATTAATATGAATTTATCTTGTTACAAATTATACTTAATTTGTTTGTATAGATATAAAAATCTTATTTAAGAATTATACCTTAGTAATAAAATGGCTTTAACATCTTTCTTATACGATTCAGAGTCACCGTCATTGTTTCTTAAATCTCTAGAAACAACATATAATGACAATCAGGTGTTTGAAGAAAAGAAAATTGCAAATGAAACAAACAAGAATATTACTAATATGCTTTCAAAAATTATTAGTCAAAATGAGGAAATTAAAGAAAAATTAGAAAAAATGGTAACCTTTAACATATCTGGATAATAATAAGAAACTGATTCTAGTGGTAAAAATGAAACTATCAATACTCTTATAGGCTCAATAATAGTAGATTAATTATGTAACAAAGTTTAAATTTGAAACACTACACTAAATAATTAATAATTAATACTTTATAAAGTATTAATTATTAATTTTTTTTGAAAGTAATTGTTATTTAAAATTATTACAATTTAATATAAAATGACAAAAACAATTATAGTTACAGGAGGATGTGGATTTATTGGACATCACTTTATAGAACACATTTTAAAAACTACTGATTGGAATATTATTATTATAGATAAGTTAACATACGCTAGCAAGGGATTTGATAGATTAAAAGATGCTGAAATTTTTTACAATAAAAAAATTCGTATATTTACATATGATCTAGTAATCCCTTTATCTGAAGGATTGATAAAAGAATTCGGGGATGTAAATTATATAATTCATATGGCAGCCGATACACACGTTGACAATAGCATTAAAAATCCTGTAGAAATCATTCATAATAATATCACAAGCACTGTTAATTTATTAGAATATGCGCGTTCTTTAAAGAGTTTAGAATTATTCTTTTATTTTAGTACTGATGAAGTTTTTGGTGCTGCACCAAACAACGTATCATTTACTGAATGGGACAGACACAAACCAACAAATCCGTATTCAGCTTCTAAATCAGCTGCCGAAAATATATGTATTTCATATGAAAATACATACAAATTACCAATAATAATTGTTAATGTAATGAATGCATTTGGAGAACGTCAACATGTCGAAAAATTTATTCCTAAATGCATTAAATACATTTTAGAAGGTAAAAAGATCGACATTTTTTGTGATAAAACTTCCACAATACCTGGAAGTAGATTTTATATTCACGCTAGAAACATTGCAAACGCTATATCATTTCTAATTATTAACGGTGTAATTGGAGAAAAATATAATATTGTAGGAGAAAGAGAAGTTAATAATTTAGAAATGGCTCAATCTATTGCAAAAATACTTGGCAAAGACCTAATATATGAAATGATTAATTTTCACGAAGACAGACCTGGTCACGATGAAAGATACTCGTTAAATGGGCAAAAATTATTAGATATGGGATTTACTTTACCGTTAGATTTTGATCAAAGTTTAGAAAAAACAATTAAATGGACTTTAAAGAATATGGAGTGGTTAAACTATTAAATAGAATGCGTAAATAAAAAATCTTCATCGTCTATCTTTTCTACTTTATTATAACCAAGAGACATAATATTATCAATTATTTGTTGTCGAGTAATTATTATATTTTCTTCTTTTCTTTTGTCGTTATTCCAAATTTCGATTACTAAATCAGGAAGATCTTTTTTAAGAGTTTCTTTTGCACCAATCAAAAATTTATCCTCCATTCCCTCGATATCTACAAGCATCAAATCTATTTTATTTAAATTCATATTATCAAGAGGTACCGAGACAATTCCTAAATTCTCTAATTTTGCGATAGAAGCACTCCTTTCACCTGTAATAAGATCATTAGTTGTAAATACATGCATACCTCCATTATTGTTCTTTAGACGATCGTTATCATCATCCATAAAAAAAACACTTTCGTGCTTATCACCCAAAGCTACATTATATATATCAACATTTGACAATTTGTTAAGTTCGACATTTTTCTTCAAATGATCAAAAGTTTTTGGAAATGGCTCAAATGCTGTCACGTGAGAAGCAATTTTTGACATTGGAAGTGTTATAGTTCCAATGTGAGCTCCTACATTTACAAAATGACCTTTTTGTTTCATACGAGATTTTAAAAGTTTAAGTATTTTAGGAGACCATTGTTTACGGTTTAGAATTGTTTTTTGAATTACATCGTTTTTATTACGTATTTCGTAAGAAATACCTTCAATGTTTACTATATTGGAAACTTTTTTAGATTTAGGACTTGTATTATATAAAAAGAAAAACAGAAAGTATAATGTATAATATAAAATTATTAAAAAAAGTATTATTTTAATCATTATTTATTGTAAGACTTTTATTATTTTTTTACATTAATATTTTTTAATTAGGAGTTGTGAGATGGATATTATTTGATAATGAAGTTGAAACAACATTCAATAAATTATCTTTCAACACTGGTAAATCAAAACTGCTATCCGATGCGGATGATAATCCAGACCCTATTGAAGATTTCAATTCATTTAAATTTTGACCCAATTCACACTTTGGTAAACTTAAACATGACCAATTTAACTGTGTGATTAAAGATTCGGTCAAATCGTTATTATTTATTTGGAAATTTTCAAGATGCATCTTTATATTTATAAATATTTATTTATAATTATAATTGTTTAATTATAATTTAAGTAGTTCAATTTTTGAAAAAATTTTTTTTGCAATATTGTGTGCAGAAATACGAGATGAAGGATTCCATTGTAAACAATCATTTAAGATTTCTTCATAAAATTCGCCATAAGAAGTATTTATACGTTTATTTCCAATTTTTCGTGAAAATACCTTTATCCAAGGTTTACATTCAGAAATCTTACCAATTTCAGCTAAATCAATATTTTCTGAGCAATGTGTAGGCATATGTGCAATGTCATCAACAGTCACCATACCACGAATCCGTATAATTCTTGTCAGAACATCAATCTGGTTATCTCCTGTAAAAAGTGGACCTCCATAGGCAAACTCTGCCAATATACAACCAAACGACCAGATATCTATTGAAGTTGAATACATATCACGACCAAGTATAAGACACGGTGCTCTGTAAAAACGAGTGCACACATATGTTGTATTAGGTTGACCTTCTTTTACAAACTTTGCAGTACCAAAATCAGCCAATACAAGGCGATTTGTATTTACATTTACCAAAATGTTATCTGGTTTCAAATCGCGATGCATCAATTGAATTTTTTCGAGAAATTCTAAAGCACAGGCAAGTTGCCACATCATATTATACATTTTATCTATTTTTAGTCTCATTTTTTCTACTGCAAGGCGTTCCAAAAGATTACCAAGAGTTTCGGGCATAAACTCCATTACTAGATACAAAGTATTTTTATTGGTCCAATATCCAAGTAGTTGAACAATATTGGGATGGTTTTCCAACGCAAGTATCTTGCACGTTTCTAATTCTCGATTTATGTGACCTTCTAATTCCGGAACACGCTTGACAGCGATCTGTCCTGTTGGTGTATCAACCATATGTACGCTACCAAATGCACCACTTGCAAATTCTTCTCCAAGAATTACTGGAGAATATTGTTTGAGTTCATTTAAATTATTTTTAATTATTTTAGTTTCAAATGTATTAGACATATTTATATGTTATAAATAAGTTAAATATTTGTTTATCTTATTTTACAAATCCATATAAGTAAGTCTTATTTTATACGGCGCTGAAAGAGTTGGTGAAGAAGAAGTATCATTATAATCATAGCAATAAGGAGTAAAATCACCTCCATTTTTTTGAATTTGTTTACAAAAAGTATCAAGAGGTGATCCATTTTTTAAATTGTTTGAATTATTAATAAAAGTTTTAACAGGTGGTTGATTTGGTTTATTTCCATTTGAAGGATCAATTTCATTACCTTTATCACAACCACTTCCCCATGTGTTATATTTGTTTAACAAAGCTGTATTTTCGGGAGAACTAAAATCAAACAAAATTTTAGAGCATTCATTAAATGCACATACTTGATTACCAGCAGTACAATATGATTTACAATCAGCCGAATCTGCGTTACAAGTTCCAGGTGTTTTGCCTACACATGCTTTAGAGCAATCAACTTTAGCAGGATTTACACATCCTACTGTAAGACCTTTTGAGTATATAGTTTTGTCTAAATTTTGACATGGATTTTCATTAATTATCATTCTTTCTATTTTTTTATTTTCTGTTGTTAATAAATATTCCATTCTATAGTTAATTCCGTCGACTGCACTAGAATCAGCAACCATATCTTTACCACCTTCAATTAAAATAGAACTTTGATATGCAACATTAATTGGTCTGTCAGACTCTCCTGTTTTATGAGGTCTTGGCAATGTTTGTTCCCAAGAATCTTTTAACATTTTTACAGCCATAATAATCCAAGCAACATTTTTTGGTTTAACCTTTTCAGGAATTTGAAGTAAAATATTACCTCCTTTAGGTATAACTACTTCTACAGTGACTTTAGAACCTAATGGATTCCATGCCAAACCGGAAGATGGAATTGTTTTATATTCATTCATTCCCCAATTTACTGGGTTAAATCGTAAAGCTTCTTGATGACCACCAATTTTTTTCCACTGTTCAGATGGATCTTCAAAAATATTTAATTGTAAAAAAACATGCAATGGATTTTCACTTGTATTATTTACAATATTAATAGAACTATTAGGTTGATCATTTAAATTAATCTTTTCACTACTACTACCCGATCCACTACTACCTGATCCACTACTACTACCTGATCCACTACTACCTGATCCACTACTACTACCTGATCCACTACTACCTGATCCACTACTACTACCTGATCCACTACTACCCGATCCACTACTACCTGATCCACTACTACTACCTGATCCACTACTACTACCTGATCCACTACTATTTGAAATAGTATTTTTTACTAAAACAACAAATACAACTATCAAAGTAACTGCTACAACAAAACCAAAAAGTATAAAAATTTTTGACAAATTATCCATTTTTTTATAAATGGATATAAATTAAAACCGATAAATTTTTATTTATTTTTTTTGAAATAAAAAACCCCACGATTCTTCAATTATTTCTTTCTTTATTGGAGTTGACATTCGACCCCATCTTTGTTTTTTTTCTTTCCAACACCAACTTGAATGTAATTCAAGATCTTTCCAAATTTCATATACATAATCTTTGTCACCGTTACTTTTAATCCAAATATTCATTTCAGTATGTTTTTGTAAAGTTCCGACTTTTTTACTCTTGTGTGATGTTTTATTTATTTGATAAACAATAAAACTCATTTATTCTATAGCAGGATAATTTACTGTCATTTCTCCTCGAAATGTTTTTTCCATAAGTTGGTTAATTAATTTTTTATTTTCTACATTTCCAAGAAGAAAACAAAGTTTTGCATATGCAGCCGATGTAGTCATATCATAACCAGATAAAACACCAGCTTCTAAAAGACTAATATCTACATGAAAATCATTAACTAATAATTCATCACATTGAGAGACTGCTACTATAAGAACACCATTTTCAACTAATTTTTTGATTGTGTGAAGAAAATTTTTTGACATAGGAGAATTTCCAGATCCATATATTTCAATAACTATACCATTTATTGTTTTACTATCGAATAAATTAAGAAATGACGATGAGTCCATTCCAGGAAAAACTTTTATTACAATAACATTAATTGTTGGGTTAATAAATTTTATTTGAGGTTTTTCTTGCGGGAAACTAAGACAATTTTGCAAAGTAAGAAATGGATAATTTGGAGAAGTAAAATGACTTAGAGACCTGTGAACAGCCCTACAACCACGTATAAGTTTGTTATCAGAAGAAATCATTACTTCTGGTATTTTAGTCAATGATGCTAATTTTAAAGCAGATTCAATTTCAAGACCTGTTGATAATATAACTGGTTTTGTTAAATTTTCCATCATAAATGATAAAGCTGAAGCCGTATAAACTAATGTATCTGCATCGCACACTATTACAAAGGTATCATAAGAGTGATATTTTTTTGCTATATCCGAAGCAATTGTATTCCAATCTTTTGGTACAATATCAGAAGATTTTATTAACGGATTATAAGAATAAAAATCGTATTTTCCGATTTTACTATCATAATTTTCTTTAAAATCTTTATCGATATCTCCTCCAGTATGAATAATCTGAATTTTGTTAACAAGTATTTCTTCATTTTTTCTTTGTGTGTTTATGCTAAGATAAACAGATATTGCGGTTGCTATTAAAGCTGATATTGTAAGAAAAATTAAAGTAGATTTCTCATCTTTAGTAAGGATCCTCATTTTATTTATTATTACTTGAGATAAAAGTAATAATAAATTAGCTTTACAAATTCAAATATTATGCTTTACCATATTTTTTAGTAAAAATTGATTTATTAGAATGCTTAATAAATTTGGTTAATCCAGTTTCACAATCACATAGACTTATTAAAGCGGGAGTTCCTCCAACAATTTTTTTGTTTTTATATGTAGTAACGCGAATGTCACTCGGGTCTGCTTTTACACGAGATCGACATCTTACACAATAAAATTCAGTTTCTTTCATTTTAGAAGGCATTTTTATTATTATACATTAATAAAAATTTTAAAAATAATTTATTAAATAAATTTTACTCCTAACATTTTTCCAATTGTACTTAAAACTTGACGAGTTGGAATTGTTTTTCCAGATTCATAATCCGATATGACACTGGGTTGCACATTAAGACGAAATGCTAGCTCTTTTTGTGTTAATTTTTTAGATTGTCGAGCTTTTTGTATCGCTATACAAATTGAAATATTTGGTTTTTCTGGAGCAGGTGGATCTTCACTGTCTAGTGCAAGAAATTTTGTATGTCCTGCAGGATTTGGTGGACGTTTTGTTTGCTCCATAGGTTTTTTAAAAGTTATGCTTTCCCAATCTTGACAATTCATAATGTTTATTTATTATTATTTATTTTTTTAAGACAATTATTACTACATTTTTGAAGATAGTAGTAAAGAAAAATGTAATCAAGTTAAATTATTACAAATGTACCCAATAACCAAATAAAAGTTTTGGTATAACTATTTGAGAAGATGTTAGATGTGCATATTCACGACTCCATTTTTCTAATTTTTGAGGCAAGTCATCGTTTAATTCACTCCACTCTTGGATTATTACAACTGGTAATTTATTACTAATAAACATTTCATCGAGTGCAGATGTACGAGTAATTACTATGCATCCTGCTAATATAGCTTCCCATGTTCTGTGACAATCAATACCATTTCCACGTGGAGATATTATGAATTCGTGTGTACCATATAATTCAATTATATCAACAAATGATTTTTTTTTATGTATAAAAACAATATCTTTATTATGTTTTATTGTTTTTATCATTTTGCTACGTTCTGGATGCGATATTTTGAGGTGTGCATCACATAAAACTTTGCGAATTTTAGGTTTAGAACTTTGAGAAGTGATAAATGAAATTTTATCGTATACAGAATTTCCTACAAGCCATTGTCGAGTATGTAAATCAAATCCTATAGGGATATGTTTTAATTTTTGATGTTTTATACTTCCATCATAATTTTGTGTAAACCACAATTTAATTTTTGGAGACTCAAGCAACTTTTTTACTGTAGAAGTTTTATAAGATGAAGGAACAGAACGATCTCCATCTGTAGTAATTAAAATTAATGGTGTATTCAAAAGATTTAAATTATCAGCTACAATATCAAGATCAGATTTTTTAGATTGTGAATGTGACCCATTACGAATCCATAGAATTTTTGAACTTTCTTTCATATATCTAATCAAATTTTTATATGATGAAATTGATTCTGTATTGCATTTTGAGTAATTACTTGTGATTGGACCTTTTGACCATAGTGGCTTTTTCATCATAAACGCATCTTTTACTATTTGTGGATCTTCTTCTATAATGCTTTTGTAAATGAAATAGATAAATATAATAAATAGAATAAATAGAAAAATAGATTTTATCATTTATGTATTAATAAGATTAAACTTTATAATAAAAAATTAATAAACTATGAAATTTATCATTCAGAATGTAATAATTAAAATCATCTGTTTATACACTTAGCTTAACATTTTGTTTGATCTGTAGGTTTTTTAAAAGTTATTTTTTCCCAATCTTGACAATTCATAATGTTTATTTATTATTATTTATTTTTTTAAAACAGAGGTGTAAACATTACTAATTGTTTAAGTTCATCTTTGAAAACTGAAAACTGATCACCTAATTTAATTCCGTGTATTTTAAAATTTTCTATATAGAACATATATTTAGTAAGCAACTTACGCAATTGTTCAAAAGCATCTTCTTCGTCAATACTATCAGTATGAGATAAATTAATAAGATGTTGACCCTCTTCATCTATTTTTTGAATAATTTCATCTTCATCTTTTCCAATATAATAGTTATTTATTGCACTCATACTAAAAAAAGGTAATGGAAAATTTCTTAAATCTATACAAGTTTCTGATTGAGATTTTGCACTGATTTTCTTAAACTGCAGTTTATCTAAAAATTCACGATAACATATAGAATGTGAATCTCCTGTATATATTATTATATTATTAGCTCTTTTAGGTTGATCTTTATCATCAGCTCCTTCATAGGGTTTTTTTTCAAGATCAAAATCTTTAAACATACGACAAATAGTATACATATCAACAATACTATATAATAAAGTATGGCATAGATCAAAAACAATGTTTACAGAAGATAAATAATCGATCATATTCGTTTTTGTGTCTAGTATAATAGATATATTGTCAATCCATTTTTGTTTATTAGAATATACAAATGTACGAATGTTTTGTTCAAAAAAATCCGTAATTTTTTCATATAATTCTCGATCTGTAATTTTTTTTAGTTCGTGCTTAACATATTCATTATTATACAGTCGGTCCAACCAAAAATTTTCTACATTATCATTTGTAAGATAATAAAAGAAATTACATCTTTTGTTTAATTCAATAATAATATTTTTTATTTTGTCAAATGTTTCTTTAATGTTTGTTTCTTCAAGCTGATCTAATTCTTTTTGTGTTATCTTGTAAGCATTATAATCCTCAACAAGTTTATATATATATTCATCGTGATGAAAACTCATAAAATAAATATTAGAAATATACTTATAAAAATCATTATATTGATTATTATTTATTCTTCTAACATCAACATAGTTAACTCTGGCCAAACGACAAGCATTATCGTGTCTTGTATTATATTGTATACATTTTTTTAATTTATTAAACAATTGTGATATACTTCTGCTATTACTAACACCATCATAAGAATCATATTCTTTTTGTTTTCTTTTCATAGAGTTAACTTCTAAAAAAATATCTATAAAAACGTCTGTTTTGTCAATGAGCTCATATATAAAATCTTCAACTAGAATGTTTGGAAATTCACTACAGTCTGCTTTATTTGTGTGATATTCTCCAAAAATATATATCATTTTTTTATATTCTTCGCTCCAATGACAAGTGAGACTAAATGGTCCGCCAATAAATTCAGGCATAGGTTTTTGTACACCATTTTTATGATTTGAAATAAGCTCAGCAAGGACTTTTCTTGGTCCACCTAGAGCGTTTTCTGTTTCAGCAAATTCATAGAAAGCTTGTTTGATATCTTCTGGAGTAATCATAGGATTATCTAATATTTTTGGGTCATATGTTTCAATTATCATATCAACAACATTTTGTAAAGAAATTTTTTTTGGAGCTTGTAGTTCAGATGTTGATTCCATTTATTATAACTTAATTAAATATTTTTTGCACAATTTAATATAATAGTAATGTTTTTATATTTGTAACATTTTTTATGTTACAAATAAATTTACGCAACCATTTCAGCTTTTATTTGTGGTTGAAAATTATAATCAACCAAGATAAAATCTTTTGCAGTTAATGAATCAATTTCTTTCAAATCTTTAATATCTGGAATTTGTAAAGTAGGAAAGGCAAACGGCATACGTTTTATTTGCATTTCTACTTGAGAAATATGATCAGAATATATATGTGAATCACCCATTGTAATATAAAAAAATCTAGGAATTTTATTAGTTAATTTAGCAACAATCATAAGCAAGAGAGATGATGAAGCTATGTTAAATGGAACTCCAAGAAAAAAATCTTGAGATCTATTATAACAAAACATATCTAAAAACTCATTTTGTACATAAAATTGAATAGTGATTGAATGACACGGATATAAAACACCTAAATTTGCTTGCTCAGGATTATATGTTGTCATCAAAATTCTTCTAGAAGTTGGATCATTTTTTATTAAATGTACAACATCAGCTAATTGATCAATACCTTCTTTATTAACTAGTGGACGACCGTTAGTAAGAGCATATTCAGCATTAAAAAATCTCCATTGATATCCATACATTGGTCCCATCACTCCTTTAGCATAAGGAAGACCTAAAGAAGATATAAAATCTTCTGATGTATTTTTTTCCCAAATACGAATTCCTTTTTCTGAAAGTATTGTTGAATCCGTATCTCCTCGAAGAAAAAATAAAAATTCTTCAATAATTCCTCTCAAAAACATTTTTTTGGTTGTAAGAAGAGGAAATCCATTTCGCAAATCAAATTTCATATCATTTTTAAAAAGAGAAATTGTTTCAGCATTCCGAGAAAAACGTTTTTCTCCTGTCAAAAGAATATTTTTAAGAAGATCTAGATATTGTTGTTCACCATCAGATGTTCTGATTAAAACGTAATGAGTAAATTCATCAAATTCAATTTTTTCAGTAATAATAAAATTTTTTAACCATTCCATCTTAAATGAAGTGTCAAACACGTGTTCTCCTTTTATAATAGACATATGCACTTTATTTACAAAAGAAGGTCGTGCAAATGCACATTTGTAAATTGATTCTCCACCAGCAATTATAATATTTTCTGAAGAATAATCAATATCATCTAAGCTAGTTTTAAGTATAACATCGTTATTCCATAACGAAGTATTCAAATTATTATTATGCGATAAACATATAACTTTTCTATCTAATAATTTAGGAAGAGATTCTGCTGTCTTTCTACCAACTACAATAGATTTACCTAATGTTTTTTGTTTAAATAAATTCAATTCTTGTTTGCATTTCCAAGGAAGATGATTTTCAAAACCAATTCCTCCTTTTTCATTCATAGCGACAATTATCTCAGCCATTTTATTTATAAAAAAGTAAGTTTTTTATAAAAATCATTTTTGTTTTTTAATCTTTTATAGCAAAAATACATATTTTTTCATTAATAGAGTCAATAAGTTTTAGTTTATCTTTTACACGTCGAAGATCCCAACTACATACGAACATAGATGTAACAGAATCAGTTAAAAGTTCAAAATGCCAGTTTATACATCTCCCTAGTTCTTCTGGTGGAAGTGTTATTCCACTTTCATTATATTTTAGACAATCTATTTCAACTTCTAAAAACAAATTGTTATTAACAATAGACCAAGTTATTTTTTTTCCAACAAATTTATACTCTTTGTCATTTTTTAACTCTTTAGGTGTCATTTTTTGATATTTAAATGATGTGTTTTAGACCAACTTGTTTATTTTTTTTCCAACATAGTTTTCCATAATCTACCGTATCTTATTACATCGTGTGCTTGTACAGAATCTTCTTCATTAACGTGAATTAATACTTTTTTTATTACATAATCGTATAAATCATAATCATCAATTTCTATTTTGTTTGCTAAAAAACCAAGAACATATGCAGTTGGGTTTTTATGTTCAATATTTTTTAATTGTTCTGCACTATCAATCATTTCTTTAATTTGATCTTTTGTAATATGTATATTCTTAGACTTAAGATTATGTGTAATACCTTTTACATATTGTTTAAATCGTTCAATAGGTTCTTGCATAGCATGTTCTAAACGAGTTTTAGGAATGGTTCCATCAAAATCGTTAAATCCAACACGGTCAAATACACCCATCTCTGCTTGAAAATGAACATCTTCATCTTCATAACTACCTTCGCTATATTCATCAAGTAAAGATCCTGTTTCTTCGTCTGAACTCATTGTTTAAGATTTATAAGTTCAAAATATTTTAATATTAAAAAATAATAAACTAATCGGAAACGTTTTGTTGTTTCTCTTCATTCAAAAAGTCATCATATGCTTTCAAAACTTCAGGAGTCCAACTAAAACAATATTTACATTTACAAACTTTCCAATCTGTTTGATCTATTTTACCAGTTTGAGAATCTATTACTTTATGATATTCGTGTAAAAGATTCTTTTGAATCTTTACATCACCATCCAAATATCTCTTTGCCATTATTACCATATTAATACAAGTTTATCTTTTTTTTCAATTTTGTTTTATATACAAGCGTTTTACAATATTAATCAGAGATAATTTGTAAAGGTTTTATACAAAATTTGAATAATATCGTTAATGCACATCAATTAGATTATAATTATTTATCAGAAATTCTACGTAAATTTTCTAAAAATTTTTCCCAGTTATCCGACATCACTTTTCTATCTATTACAATATGAGGGCCAAAATTGACTTCTAATGAATATAAATTCTTTTTTATTATAAGTTGTTTTTTAGCGAAGTCAATTCCTTCAATACTATTTATACGACCGTCACTATAATTAATATTAGCTGATGTAATTACTTTAAATACCATTGCTATTAAAATAACAGAAATAAGATATTTAGCTTGTTTTACAGACAATTGGTGTTTGTTTTTCATTCTAGTAACATATAACTCTATCAAAAGTTCTTTCATATTTTTTTTTTTAATGTCAACCCATTTTTTTCTTGTATCTTTGATGCTATCTTCTAGTTCCGTGAAAACTTTTTTCTTTTTTACTTTTTCCCGATAAGAAAAAAGACCTAATCTTTTAGTTAATAATGCATAAACTTCTTGATAGATAGTTTCAGCAGGTTTCTTTTCGATTTTATAACTAAATTCTTTTTTTTTATAGCCACAGCAGAGAAATTCTTTAGAAATGTATGTGCCATAAGGAGCTTTTCCGTATGCCAAATCTTCAAAAATGTTTTCCCAAAAAGTATCGTCTGCGTATTGGCAGCACTCAAGAAAGATAGGAAAAAGTATTTCTTTCTTTACAAGCATTGTTGTATATAAGATTTTTCTTTTTTAACTCTTGCAAAAATTAAATTGAAATTTTTAATTTTAAAGATTTAAAACGTAAATAAAAATGACAACACAATGTTATCAAGATTTATCATATATTGATTCTGAAGTAAAAGCTTATCTTCTTGGATGTATTTCTGGAAGCTGTGATGAAGAAATTGTACTAAAATTTAATGAAAAAAATGTTAACAATATTCAAAAATTGAATGTTTTTGCACATTCTGGTATTTCTATTATACATTCAGATGATTTAATGTCTTTTAGAATTACTTCAGAAAATATTATAAAAAATGTTAAAAAACATTTGCAATATTCTAACAATTTTCCACACGGAATTGAAGATGAATTAAAATGGGATTTTTTGAGAGGTTTTTTTGATAGCGTTGGATGTATTTCACTTATTAAAAGTGGATATCCAAAATGTATTATAAACAGTTCAGATAATAAACTTTTGGAAGAAATTAAAGATTTTTGTGGTGTAAAAGTTCAACTAAAACCAAGTGTTTGTGAATTGTCAGGTGTAAATGCTCTTGATTTTTTAGCAAAATTATACAAAGATTCAACAATATATAATATTTCAAATTATAATCTATTTATTCAGATTGCAAACTGTAATTCACATTCTAACCGATTGCCTATATTTAAATGGTCTAGAACTATTCCAAAAGCTCCAAAACCAACAAAGAATCGATTTTCTGATTCAGGTTTTGATTTGCATCTTGTAAAGAAAATTAAAGTTCAAGCAGGAGTTCACTATTTTGATACAGGTATACAAGTTCAACCAGAAAATGGTTATTACTTTGATTTAGTTGGAAGAAGTTCTATTTCTAAAACAGGATGGATGATTGCCAATAACATTGGTATTATAGATTCTAGTTATACAGGATCAATTATAGCTGCATTAGTAAAAATAGATTGTGACGCATTAGACTTAGAACTTCCTTGTAAACTTGTTCAACTTATTCCAAGAAAACTAATTTTAATGAATGCCGTTGAAGTTAATTCGTTAGAAGACACAGAACGCGGGGAAAAAGGTTTTGGTAGTTCTGGAAAGTAAAAAAACACATTTAAACAAATATAATTAGATAATTATCTAATTATATGAAAATTTATACAAAAACCGGAGATGGAGGTCAAACTTCTTTATATGATGGAAGCAGAGCATTGAAATCTTCAATTGCTTTTCAGGTTTTGGGAGAGATTGATGAATTTTCGGCAAGAATAGGACTTTTGTGTGCTCAATTACCTGATACTTTTATTTTACGAAAAATTCAACGAACTCTTCAAGATTTTAATTCTCATATCGCTACTATTGATAAAACAAACAGAAAGTTACCAGAACTTTCTGAAGATCTGGTAACAGAATTAGAAAAAAACATTGATGAAATGGAAAAAACAAACACAAAATTAACAAAATTTATTTTACCCGGTGTGACAGCTCCAGACGCACTTGCTCATTTATGTCGTACACAAGCTAGAAAAGTAGAAAGATTTTTAATAGAGTTAAAAAATCAAAACGTTACTGATATACCGATAATTATTTTTACTTATATGAATCGTGTATCTGATTTTTTCTTTGTTTTTGCTAGATGGATATGCCAGACTTCTGGTAAACCAGATTGTTTTGTTTAGAAAAAGAAAGATTCAATATGTACAAGACAATATCATCAGGTATAAGCTTTTTTAACACTTTTATACATTCATAATACAACAAACCTTTAACACCAATTTCCCAAAAATTATTTTTTAAATAATTGCGATATAAATTACAAAATTTAACATTACATTTATGTGGGATGTCCGCTCTGGCAACCCATGATGTAATTTCGCAACCCGTTTTATAATATGTCATATTTACACAAGTCTTTGCTCTTTTTTTTGAGAGAGCTCTTCCGTGAACAATGTCTGAATTATTATTTTTAATGGTAGTAATTTTTGTCATACAGAGATACATTTTTCATTTTCCATCTTTTTTATTCTCATAATTCAATTTTAAAAATAAATTTTTTATAATATATAAAAAATTATAAATATTTTATCGTGTACGAGCTGCTACTTTCAATACTGGAATGTAATTTATCAAATTACCAAATATTGTTGCTTGTTCAGATATATACTGATCAGTATGAAATGCACCAACAACAAACCCATTTTTTGATTGATCAAGTAAATTCCAGTATGTAGACATACTATTGGCAATATGCTGCTTCAAAAACCTAATTAGAATAGTAATACCTAAAAAGTCGGCCGCGTTTAACATTTTGATCATAAAATCATTATCATTATCAATATCTCTAAAATAGAACATAGCAAACTCATTTTGATCATCTTCAAAACCATCACCATCAGCTTGGCGATATAACAAACGTTGCTGATATTCACAAAATTGAATAACTTTTCTTAATGTTTCACTATCAATAGTATCAAGCTGAATCATTTCTGAAGCATCAACCTCCATATATACTATTGTTTCAAACATATTTACAATTTCCGGACGTACTCTAATCACAATAGAGTCTTTTGTAAAAAAAGAAATGTTGTTGCTATAATAAGCACCTCCGCGAAGTCTGTGATTGTTTTTTTGTATTTGATACATTCTTATTATATATAAATATAAATTTAAATTTTATACAACTACTAGAATCAGTAATTCTTATTACACTTAATATGACCAGTAATAATCATGTGATGTTTTATTGTTTTAACTGATAATAATGCCATGCCAACAATATTATCATCGTTGCATAAATAAGTTCGTTTAGTAAGATTTATATTTATTTTTTCAACTACATCACTAAGTTTTCCATAAACTAAACAAACAATTTTTTTACTACGATCATCTTCTTTACTTGTTGTACATAATGTATGCTCAGAATCAAGTAATTTTGTTTGGTTTATATCAACTAAAAAAGTAGTTCGTGAATACTTATTACATTGAAAATCTTGTAAATCATTTTCTGTATTACCATCAAATCTTTCTCCAATAAATTCTAATCCTAATTCTTCTTGTAATTCTAATAACATTCCATCGTATGTGTCTTGACCTATCTTACACTTACCAGATATTCCTACCTGAATATCCCAACTTTTTTCTACAGTTTGTGTGGGTGTAATAATTTGAATTGGACAAACGATCCAATCATCATCAGATAAAACCTGAATTTTATATTTTAAATATTTAAATCCATACATACTGATAATATGTGGTATATCTGGATCACCGTATTTTATAATTTGCCAGTTAGTATTTACATTAACACTTCTACCCTGACCACAACTTAATGCTTTTTCTTTCAAATCATCAAAGAGACAAATAAAAACAAGATCTTCAACTGACATTATTTATTTATAAAATAAATAAGTAATAATAAAATCTCAATTTTATAAATAGATGATAGAAAGTGTTGGAATTATTTATTATCCATTAAAATCAGTATGGTCTGAGTTTGGTTTGATAAGAGTAAAACCGTATTTTTTTTCAAAAAATGAAATAGATATTCAAGATACAGATTATATTTTTATAACACACGAGCAAGTACTTTAGATGTAGCATCTAATTCAAAATTTCCTTCATCAGTTAAATAGTTATGTTGTATTAAATTATCACGCCAATTGGCGTAAGATATTATACATATTGCTATCATTAATAATAAAACACTTCCTATTAAAAAGGAACGATTTTTTGATTTTACAGAACATTTTTGATTATTTGCATTCTCACAATCCTCTTGATCTTTATTACATACCGTCTTTTTTTGATTATAACAACTAATTGGCGACGTTGGTATAAAAGAAAGATATACAAAAACACATCCGATTATAATTAAAAAACCTGCAAACAAATAGAAATTAAACAATCGTCTTTTTGATTCGATTTTTCCGACTTCCGCTTGAAAATGTAATAAATTTTTTCCAGAATTATTACCCATCTTTATAATAATATTATTATTAAAATATTTTTACATAATAAACAAGATTAATAAAATCAAAGGTTTAAAAAGAATAATTACATAAAGATAAATGTCAGTAACAAAAACTTTATCTTTGACAACCGGAAAACAACTGTTAGACTTAAACGGTGGATCAATTAATTTTGATCTTACTTTTAGTGCAAAAAGTCTAGACAATTCTCCCTTTGATGCTATTGTAGTAGACCAATCAACGTTAGATAGCAACGTTAATTTAGATTTTCAACATGCAAATGATGGTGTTATTTCTGCAAATATTGTAAGTGATAAAAATGTATATCAAAATTACTATCTATGTCTAAAGAGCGATAAACCATGTCAAGTAGAAGTTGTAATTGATAAAAAAGAAATTAAAGCTAATTTACCTCCTCTGAACACACAAAATCTCAAACCTCCAATAAAACCAAGTAAAACAAATTGGATGTTAATTGGTGTTGTAATCATATTATTTGCTCTATTGGGGGTTTATTATTATTATTACATATACAACAAAAAAAATATTAAAATTGATGATGTGCCGTATTCAAATAAAATATTTGATACATCTACTCCACCACACCAATCTAAAGAGTCTGAAAATAAAACAAATTTGTCAGAAAGGTTAGCTAATTTGCTTAGATAATTTTAAAAAGACTTAAAAAGACAGATAATTTTATTAAATATGTCATCATTACAACAATTATTGTCTAGTGGAATTGCTTTAATGGAAGGAACACAACAAAACAACGTTTCAGGAGTATTGGGTGATTTTCTTCAAGCTCAAGGAATGAATATAAACGATTTTTGGCAACCATCCGTAGATGTTGTTGAATCATCTAGTATGATTACTGTGTATATTAATGTCCCAGGAATAAAAAATAATAGTATTGATGTAGATTTTTTTAATAATAGAATTATTGTCACAGGAGAAAGAAAGAAACCATTTTCTGATAGAACAACTATTGTAAAAAGTGAAATAATATATGGTAAATTTGAAAGACAAATAATAATCCCTATTAGTGTTACAAATCGAGAGAGTGTAAAAATTAGTTCAAAAAATGGTGTTCTCATAATAGTTATAGATAAAGAAAGAGAAGAAAGGAATCGATTTTCTATACGAGTATCTCCAGCAAGAAGTGAAGATTCTGAATAAATTATATAAACAATTTTATATTTCTTAACAAAATATAAAATGGTATCAAATGGACCAAATTCACAAAGTAATAATTTTACACATATGTTTGATTTTGTTGATTTAAGAGGCAAACCTATTACAAAATTTCAAGATAAGAATTCTTTAATGGGTATTATTAATGACACACCTACTTTCTCTAAATTTAAATATATTGTTGAAAAAGCAATGATGTGTGATATTTTTGGATCAATGCAAACAAATGCGACTTTATTCATACCTTCTGATAACGAAATATCAAATTTAGAAGATTTTTTTGGTCGTATGGATGTTAGTTTGGCACGTCATATTATAAAAACATCAATGTTAAATAAAAAAATAACTTCTGAACTTTTGGAAGACAGCCAGTGTTCAATTTTTAATACAAATGACCCTTTTAACAAAATATTAATCAGTAATATTAATGGAGAAATTTATATTAATAATACTATAAAAATTATTCATAAAGATATTATAGCAAAAAATGGAATTATACATGTTGTTGATGATTTAGTATGGCCAGAATATCATATGTAATTTTACAAAAGGCTAAATACTCTTATCAAAAATTTTTATCTTCCGTTGCTCTTATTCTTATGAATTAGTAAAAATTCATACGTTTAACATTTTTGATAGAACTTACTCACTAAAAGTATTATTATTTTAAATAAAATTGGACAAAAATCTTTTTTTGGACAGATTATGATTAAATTCGTTAAAACGATAACTATTTTTATTCTAACTCTATAAATAGGTTGTCAAATCTTTCAAGTATAATTTGCATTTGCCCAGGTTGCAACAAAAAAGAACCAAGTTCTGAAGTAGGTGTAAGGCCAGACTGATAGTGACGAGTTTGTGCAAACAGAATTGTTTTCACCACTTCATATGCTGTTTTCTTTTGTCTATTTATGCTTTCCATCACTGAGTCAAAAAATGTATTGCGTGCTTCTTGTATACTACTTGGGCGGAGTGTACCTTCAAATAACAATAAATACGCATTTCTGCCATCCATAAGAGCATTATCAATAATTTCTAAAGGTAAGTTAGGAAATTTTTGGTTTAAATTATTTCTAATTGTATCTGAAATCTCATATGCAACAGCAAAATCAAATTCTGAAGGTGCATATGCATTACGATCCTTTTTTTTAAAAACTTGATATTCATCATCTGGTGGTTCGTCCCAATCAGCAGAAAAATCGGGATCATATTCGCGATCGTAATTGTCGTCAGGGTCATAATATTCTTCCCATTTTTGATCTTCTAATTTATCGGCATCACTTTCTATAGATTCTTTCATCTCTTTATCCGTGATGTTTCTTTGTTTTGGACTAGTTAATAAATCCATATAAGTTTTTTGTTTTAAGGGTAGGTGTTTGTCAATTTTATCGTATAAATAAGTTGGTATTTTACCAATACGTGGTTTAGGTTTTTCTAACAGTTGTGATGTCTTCATAAAATCAGATAAGGTGTTTTTTTCTTTTAGCAAAGGCCTTACTGATGACGACGGGTTATCTAATCGAGTTTCTTTTGTAAGTTTATTATAGTAATAAACTTTATCATTTTCGTCAAATACTTTTACCCAATTATCCATTTATAAACACCAATCATAATAAAATTTCTAAAAAAATATTTCTTATCGATTAAAAAATTAATAGATTTTCAAACGTGTATATCAGAAAGCGTAATTTATTACAAATCTTTCAAGGCTCCGCAATGTTTCTTCTATTTGTTACAAGTGTTTCAAGATTTGGCAATGTTTCTTCTATTTGTATAAAATCTTCCCCATCTAAATCATTTGATGAAACATCTAAATATGTCAAACGAGGTAAATGGATAAGAGTATCCAAAATAACAACCATTGATTCTTTATCAATATTTGTGACTCTTAAGATCAAAGTGTTTAAATTAATCATCTTACTAATAATCGAACAAAACATATCTATTGTATCATGATCATCTTCGGATGATAGAAAATCGTTAAAAGATACGTCCAGAAAAGTAAGATGTGTCAAATGATGTAATCCAGAAATTCCTCGAGGTCCATGAAAATTATTCCATTTTAAACTCAACGATTGTAGATTTGTTGCTTGTTGCAATGGTCGCCACATATATTTAAGTTGTGGGTTGTCATTAATAAACGTTTGTCTGGAAACAGAATAAGTTGTGATATTCTTAAGAGCTTTTGTATATTCATCTGAAAATTCATCTTCATCAAATTCTGTATCAGATACATCTAAAGTACAATTATCAAGTGATAATTCTGTTAATAATGGAATTTTTTGCAAAAAGAATACAAAAGGCATACAAGGTACTTGAATACCTGATAAAGTTATTGAGAATAAATCCTTGTTCTTTAAGAGTTCATTTTGAAATGTATTAAAATATCCTAATCGAAAGGAAAGATAATCTGCATTAATACTAAACAATGAAATAGTATGTAATATTTTTAGCATTTTATTTATAAGATTAATTACTCTGTTATCATATGAATCGGTCGCTGTCTCACGATCAATACTGTTATTTACGTATATATTAATAGATAATGGTACACCAAGATCACTAATAATACTCAAATCTTTAATAGATGGACTAATGACTGGGATATCACGAACGCAATCAATATTGCATGCAATATTTATAATAAAATGGGTACCATATTTTCTTTGCATAAACCTCAAACAGCTATCTGTATCGTACGTTCTTTGTATAGTAACAATTTCTTTTATTTCATCTTCAGATAATGGTCCAATAATCGTATATTTTTCTTGTTCACCAGATATATTTATGTATATAGTATCTACATTAGGTTCAAATGTATTATGTTCCAATTCTAATAATTCGGGATCGTCATTTTCAAAAAGTCGTCTGTATTCTTCTCCGATAAACTGTAATGATTTAAGACATTGTTCTTGATTTCTGCATATTTTCAAGTTAGAAATCAATATGGTGCTTCCATATTGACAATCATTAGAACTGATTGTTCCAACAACAGGACCCCCATTCAATCTTTGCCATGAATGTTGATAATTGATTGTATGCGACATAGAATCATTCGTATCAAGATAATAGATTTTATGTTCGCTTTGCAATAATTTTTTAAGTTGAATTAATGGTATAAAACCATTAAGCCCTTTAGAATTTAGTGTAATTTTTACATAAGGTGTATCGCCAAACGTATCCATTGGTTTATCAAATCTGCTAGTACGATTTCCTTCACCATCTTTTAACCATATATATCTTTCTGGAGGTGCCGTGCATTCATAAAACCAGTCTGATTTATTAGATACAGCTCTTTGAATATAATCTTTTGACAAACACATTATATCGATATCGTGATTTGTACTTCCTTTAGTAATCCATAAAAATGTATTTGTTTCACTTAAATATGTGTGTATATCATATGTTTCATGCGTAATAATATCAAAACATGTTGCATTTATTTGTTCTGGATCCATATTCATTAGTCTTTCATCAATATTATCTGCTTCTTCAAATTCAAATGAATCAACTTCTGAATCTAATGGTCCATCACCTCTTTGCCATCTATATCTATCATAATTTTGCTCGTATGGTATATGCCTTTTTTTATACTCTGCTATGTCTGCTCTTGTTATATTCAATATGTCTATTACGTATCTGAAATACTCAGGAGGATATCTTTTAACACCTGCTTCTATTAATAATTTCATATATATATCTCTATTAGTATTTATTCCATCAAAAAAAGATGGTGACATAGTTTTTCGAATAAGATTAGGTAGTATTGTTTTAAAAGCTTCTAATGTATATTTAGGCAGAGGATAAGTACATATTATCTTAAGTGATTCCTTTTTATTATGTCTACAAGAAAATACAATATAATTATATAGTTTTTGTACAATCCATTCTTCTGGACTTATTACATTTTTTCTTTCCTTTTCAAATGTATTCATTTTTGTTTCAGATTCATAGGTTATACTATAACCCTTTTGTATATATTTTTGTAATCTTTGTACAGTAAATTTGTTTAATGATACCAATAATTTGTCTACATAGTCCTTTTTTAATTTACCTGTTTTAGTCATAACTCCTTGTGGATCTACTGCAAATACATTTTGTCCATCGTACCATATTTCGCAAAAAGTCAAATCAAAATTGGTTACCACATCAAGAATAGATCCATCAGGTGGATCTGGTATGATCATAATATCTATATCAGGGAATATTTGTCGAGTTTTTATTGCTTGCTTTCTTTTTATTACTACACCATTTATTAAAGGGTAATCCCACGTCTGTCGTAAGAGAAATCTAGACAAAATATTATTTTTTCTAAAAAAAGATTCATCGTAGGATGGCCGTAAATAGTTGTATACTGTCATTTTATATGTTCCATTTGCGGTTAAGCTATCTACCAATTTAATTGCTTTACTTGCATAAATATATATATCTATATCATTAACACTGTCATCAGAATAAGCCGCTAATACAGAACCTCCTGCTATAATTGCTTCGGCTTCTATAAGACTCTGTTTTATAATATTCCAATAAGATCCAAAATAGTGATGCATATGATCTGTAAATATTGTACTATCTAAATTCATTTATTATACATAAATATTAAAAAACAAATTAATAAGTTGTAAAATTGAAATGGTTTGACAGATAAAAAATACTAATTAAGATTGATTTATAAAGATAAAAACAGCCTAAAAATGACTCAATCATCTCAATTTGATAGAATTTTGTTTGAAATTCTCAAAAGAAAAAGAAAATCTGTTCCAGACTTGATATTAACTGGAAAACGTTTTACTTCTTCTAGCAGTGAGTATAATATAATCTATGTAGATAAAACGTTACGAGAGACAAATGTATTTCGTTTCACAGAACCAGATCCAAAAGAATTTTGGTCACTTGGGTCTGTTAATTTTAAAGATTTTGAAACCGAATTACTATATTTAAAACTATTTACCAAAAGCAAAACAAATATTACTCAGGAAATTAATTTAGGTACTTCAGAAAATAAGTTTTCACATATGACAAAAGCAACTAGTATCATTAAAATTACTGATTTTGAAAATAAAATCTTTTATATGTACATCAAACTACACCTTAAAGCTCATTATGCGTTATGTGATGATGATAATGATTCTCTGAACTACCGAATTGTCTATTCTTCATCTTTTGATGATTTAGTAACTTTTATATACAAATCTAAAGAGATTCCTGACTTTTTGAATTCAGAAGCATTTATATCCAAAGAAGATAAAATAATTGAACAACTTGCTATTATTAAAGAACACGGTGATTCTTTTATCAAAAATGTTGAATATTCTGGTAATCTTGTATCACCTACTATTTTATCCGATTTGAATCATTTTGATGGAACTATTAACATTACCGTTAATTTTAAAATACGCACTATAACAGCATCTACTTCAAAATATACATATTCAACCAAATATAAACCAAAACATGAATCCTTTGTGAATGAAATTATTACAAAGGGTAGCAATACAATATCGGTTAAAATTTTTATTAGGGATAATAGTATTGATATTATCATCAGAAATGATATTGAAACATTAAAAAGTTTTTGTTTGAAAGAAGTAACAAACAATACAAAGTGTAATTTGCATAAAAAAATTAATGAAAATGAGGTTGAAAATGAGGTTGAAAATGAGGTTGAAAAACACACAAGAACCTATTGTAAAATACAATAATAATATTAATTTTTGAATAAATAAAAAGAACTTTCTTTTTATTTAACAACTGTTATTCCAAATATGTAAGAGCTTAATTAGACATTTTAAATGTAAATTATTTAATTGTTTGTTTTATTTTAAACAGCCAAAAAGCCGCACAAATAGTTACTGAAAACATTATCACAACGTAAATTAATTTTTTGATAATATTATTATTACTACTTGGAAAACTATTGAATATAGTTGTAACCAAATCATTAATACCTAAAGCAACAGAAAAAGATAATGCATTAATAAGAACCAAATGGACATTTGTTAAAATAATTGTTTCATCCTTTTTTTTTTCTTGAGTCATTTTATTATATATAATAAAAAAAAAATATATTAATTATACTCTTTTAAAGCTAAAAAGAGCACTTATTTGAATATCAGGATTTGGAGTATAAGGACCATATTGTTCTTGATCAAGAACTTTAAAAAGTTCTCCATTCGGAAGATGAACTGAAAAGAAAATGCTTTCATTTGGCTTAAATTTAACTGTTTGAACCATTCCATCTCCGTCAAGTTTAACAAAAGCAGAAGCAATAGGATTTTGAACATCATAAATAGGCACACGAAAAATCATACTTGTAGCATTTGGATTATTTGAATAAATAGTATTTTTCATGCCGACATTTGCTCCTGAAATATTTGTTAGCTCAACGTATAAATAAGGATAAAAAGCTATACGACTTCCGAATCCGCAGTTTAAGATTTTGTTTGGTACAATAAGATCCATAAGTTCAATTTGATAACAAACAGCTTCTTGTTGCGATACCATACTTCCTGTATAAACAAATGGATTGTGATTATCGTGTGAAAATAAAAGTAATTCAAAAGGAGGAGTCTTAATCTCAAAATCAAAAGCCGGGCTAACAAAAACACTGCGAAAAGTAAAATCATCACCTGCAAGTACAGCAGGTGAAAAAAATCCATCGATTGTTGCGGTTTTGGTTAAATTGGGTTCAATACCGGTAACCGTATAACTAATAATTCTTTTTACATCTGTTCCTCTTTTAATATACGCATTATTATAAAAACCATTTATGTTAGATGCATTATTTGGGAATAAAACAGTAGTTGTACTGCCACCAATTGCTTTGCCAGAAAAAGTTTCATAACGAATAATTTTTCGTACTTCTTTTTCGATTTTTATATAAGAGTTTTGATATGTGTTTTGTTGATCGGAAAATGTATCAGGTAAAGAAAAAACAGATTTTGAATAATTAGTGTTTTCAATACTGTTAATCTTTATTGGAGCTTGTTTACGTATAGAAAAGGTATGCGATAAGGACCAGTTTATATTTTTTTTTACTTTAACAAGTTTAGTAACTGAATCATATCCTAATATATTTTCATATGAATTATGTGTTTCATTATATAAAATACAGCCAGGATATGCATTAAAACCAGGACGACCATTTGGTACAAAAAAGTAATAATAATCGGTAAGTGATATTGAAGTTGAATCGCTAATTGAAATAGTATCCAGATCTGTAAATTTTATTGCTCCGTCAACTGTAATTTGGTAAGCATCCGTACTAGCATTAATTTTTCCGAGCCAAACAAAAGAACTAATTCTGCTAGCTATTGTATTACCTGCTGTTGATTGTGTATCATTTTTTAGAACAATGCCGTTATAGTAACCATCGATATTGTTAAAAACGTTAGCAGAAGGCGAACTGTCGTTAACAACTTTAATTATTGTTTTTTGATCACTTGCGTTTTCAACATCTACATTTTTAATTGTAGCCACAATTTTTTGTGAAGGAGCAATGTTAAAAGTAGAAGGAGACCATGAAATTCCTATAGGAGTCGCTAAACTTACAGGATCCTGTGAATTATGCATATCTTTTCTTCCAGTTTGAGAAATAATAATTTCAAATTCAGATGGATTAGGCCATTCATTTCTATTACGATAAGAAGAATCAATTTCAATGTATCTAGTATTAGACATTTATTACTGTAAATATAAAATTTTAAGTAACAATAAACTTTTTATAAAAATAATTTTATTATTCTTCTTCTCTGTAAAAAGATTCTCTGAGAGAAGTAAGTATTTTACCTAGTTTGTTACGTCCAGTCCCGTCACCTCCATCTCCCCAAAAATAATCACCCCTAGTGTGTTGAACAATAGGTCTTAGACCTGTACGAATCAAATTTTCTTTTAATTCTGGATTTTGAGTAAATTTAGCTTCAAGAACTTGATACATTAATTTATTACATACTTGAACCCAATCTGGTCGCAATTCCGTTTTACGTCCTAAAGCTTTGGACATAATAGGACTTCTAGAATTTTCTAGATTTTCAACATATTCTCTATCTGTTGGATTTTTATAAGCTTGAATTGCAGCTTCTGAGGTTGGAAATGTTCCAAAACCTTTAATTGTTAATGGGTGCAAAGTAAAATTTGAAAATCCAGCTGTTATACCATTTTTGTAAGCTCTATAAAACATAAGCGGTTCAAAAAACTTGTACACAAAGTGTTTTTGATAGTATGTCTGAGGAGATCCAAGTTTTCTCCATTTTTCACGCATAATATTCCTTTTACTGTGAGATTTTGTTGTCTGTTCAAGAGCTTTTTCTGGCGTAAATCCAAATATATAACAAAGTAAACTTGCAACAACTACTCCAGACCTACCATGTCCTCCCTTACAATGTAAGTAAAGACGCTCTGTTTTTTTTAACGACATTATGATGTCTGAGACACGAATTATAAAACGAGCGAATTCTGTCCAGTCTTTAGGTACTTGACGATCAAGAATAGGAAATAATATTTGTGTCTGATTTGTTGTGTATGGTGTTATTTTTTTTTCATCTTCATGCGTTAAATTTATGAAATATTTTACACCCTCTTCTTCAAGCTCGTTGACTGCTTCTTGTGTTGGAAAACTTCCGAATAAAGCTCTATCTTTAATAAAATAGGAAGAGCGATCCATTTAGTTTCTATCTTTTATGTTATAAATCATAGAAAAAATCAATTTTGATTTTTATGTGATCAACTATTTATGTTATCAAGTGTTTGTAAATCTGGACCAAAAGAATCTGATCGTAAAAAACTATATTGAACAATCTTGTAAAGTATTTTGATACGAAAGATATTGAATAGAATAAATTGTAATATTAAAAATATTACAATTTTTATAGTTGACTATATTTAAAAATTTACCCATAATATTTCATTTACAAATACACTCAAAAAATGCATATTCACAAACGCAACATAATTGTAGATTTCGTCTGCAAATAGGACATGGTATTCCATCATCAATTACATGCTCATTGTCATCGTCTGTAAAATCTAGTTTACTTTTAACATATATATCTAGACATTCCAAACAAAATCTATGTTCACACTGCGTTTCCTCAAGCATATGCATCTGTTCATCTTTTAGACATATCGCACATTTTTCGATTGGACTTGTAATTAAATAAGCAGAACAACTACCTTGACAGTCTGAATGTCTTAAACAAACATCTTTTTTACCAATTTTTTCAATTAATTCCTCAAATAATGAAAAAATAAAAGATATATAATTATGCTTATCTTGATTAGCAATACAATATTCAACGTATTTGCTAGTATGTTTACGAAACCAAGTAAATTTAAACTCTCCATTACGAAGCTTTTCAAGACGAATATTACCTGATTTTCGAGAAATATAGAATGGACTTATATCTAAAATTAATTTATCAGAATTAATAAAATCATCATATGCTTTTTGCGTGATTTTACTAGTCATTTCGTTTAATATTTAACGTTTATTTGACAAAATATTTCATTTTTATTTTTAGGTAATATAATCTTGTTTAAAAAGAGATACAATTTAATTAAAATGCTTACAATAATTACACCCTGTTATCGACAAGAAAATTTACCTATAATACTAAAAAGTATTCAGTTAGATAAAATTGCAAAATGGATTATCGTCTATGACACAACAAAAAATAAAAAATATACACATTGTTTTAAAGGTGAACCAAAAATTTGTGAACTTGATTGTGATCAAGCCGGTATTGCCGGTAATGCACAACGTAATCATGGTGTAAATTTTGTTAAGAAAGGTTTTATTTATTTTTTGGATGATGATAATATTATTCATCCACACTTTTGGGATCTTGTTGATACATTTGATACAGAACATTTTTATACATTTGATCAACGCTTTTTTGTACAAGATCCTTTTCGTACAACAACAAATTTTGTCTTTAAAGGCGCAGAGCCTGTTCTTCGTAAAATTGATACTGCTATGTTTGTAGTCCCAATATCTATGTGGACACCTTGGCGTGTTGAAATATATTATGCAGATGGACTCTTTATAGAAGATGTAGCTAAACAAAATCCTCAAAAGCACTGTTATATTCCTGAAGTCGCTTGTTATTATAATTTTATTAACGATTCCAAGAAATTACCAACATCTGGTCTTCAGAATATTTTTTTTATTTCGGATGTGGAACCACCTTTCTATCCCATAATTAATAAACATTATACATGGATTCCAATATTGGGTGAACTAACATTTGAAAGATTATCAAAGTTATATCATATTTATAAACCACTCGCTTATTATACATATTGTTCTAGTACGAATGTTTTAAACAAAATATTCCAGATTCGCAAAAGATGGATAAATATAACAGAACTACCTAAAGAATTAGATGTCTGTGGTAACATTTTTAATTCTATGTTTCCGGGTGCACACAAATTTGATTCAGATTGGCCATTAATGTCTGTAATTACAAGTACGTTCAATAGTGGTCACAAAATCTTACGACCTTGGCGAAGCCTACAATCACAAACATATCAGGATTGGGAATGGATAATTTGGGATGACTCCAAAGATGATGTTACTTACAAACAATTATTGGAACTTCAAGAAAAAGATATGCGTGTTCGAGTCTTCAAGGCACCTTTACATTCTGGTTACATAGGTGAAATGAAACGTCTAGCAGGATCAATGGCAATGGGTGAATATATTATTGAAATAGATCACGATGATGATTTTCATCCAGATCTTTTTAGATGGATTCGCGAAGCAGGTATTGCTAATCCAGACTCTGGATTTTTTTATACTGATTGTGCAGAATTAACTGAAGAAACGTATGAACCAGCAATATACGGAGAATTTTTTGGTCTTGGATACGAAATGCATATATTTCAATGGTCAAAATTTCATAACTGTTATGTTCCATCTATAAACGCAGCTGCACCGAATGGTCTAACCTTAAGCCATATTGTAGGTGTACCTAATCATGCACGAATATGGAGAACTTCATTATATGATAAAATTGGTCGTCATAATCCTTTACTTTCCGTTGCAGATGATTATGAATTGATATTACGCTCTTATTTGGCAACAAAATTTTGTCATATTAGAGCATGTGGTTATTATCAGTATAGAAATCGTGATGGTAATTTTACTTTTCATCGTAATTCTCTTATTCAACATAATGTTGCGAATATTTATCAACATTACAAGGATAGATTACCTCCCCGTTATTTTGATATTGAAGTTAAAGAGCAATGGCGTGTAGACGCATACCGTTATCCTGAAAATCATAAAATCTGGATACCTCCAGAATTAGAACTTGATGTAACTATTGCAATGATGAATCCATCTTTAGAACAAATTGAGGAAGAAGTAAAGAAACAAAAGGAATCAGAAAAAAGATTTCATATTTTTGTTGTTGGTTTATTACCTCCGATATCAGATGACATAAAACCTTACATTTCTTGGTGGGACATGAAATCAACTGACAATGCTGAAAGGCAAGAATATGTTAAAAGATTTTTGCATGTTAGTGGGGAACTTTTATTTATTTAAAATGAATTATGTACGTTAAATGTAGATTTAATAGATAAAATATATCTTTACAAATGGAATGTTTCATTTGCACTGAAAGTAATCCTAAACCTATTCATCTTGGTTGTGCTTGCCGTTCTGATTTAGGTTTTGCTCATGTCGAGTGTATGGCAAAGTTTATAAGAATATCTCAACATTTTAGTCGTAAATGCCCAATATGTAAGCAAAAACTTACAAGTGAAATGCTTCATTATTTAAATGCTTACTTTACAGGACAAGGTGATCTTGTATGTAATATTCAAGAACTTGCAGAACAATTACTTGTACACAAAATTCCTATAATTAGATTTCCTATTAATGATCAAACATCTTTTCGTGTCTCTTTATTAAATAATAACTATTTAGCATTAAGTATTTTAGCGTGCAAATCAAATAATGTAAATGAAGAATATTTTTTTCAAACATTATTAATTGATAAAAATGATCGTATTGTAATGTCCAGTATTAAAACGTTTAATAAAGTTGATACAAATGAACTGATTTATTATATTCAAAATATTATGAATTCTAAAAAAGAATCTTAATGATAAAAAACTTTTAATTTTATAACCTGATTATAGGTTATAAAATACTCTTAAGAATAAACCTACGAAAAGGAACTATGAATATAATTCTCTTCTTTGTATTTTTCAGACTTATAATTTGCACTTATCACTGCTAAAGTATTTTTTACCAACAATTAATGATAAAACAAAAGTAAATATGCAAACACCTGCAATATATTTAGATTTATTATTAGATTTATTATTAGACTTATTTGAAGAATACCAAGGAGACTTCTCTATCCATAGATCAGGACAATAAATATTTTTATGTGTCAACGTTTTTAACATATATGTTTCTTCAAGATTATATCCAAGTTTTCGATAATAATTACGAGTACCAATACCTGCAATGACAGACATTCTATTATAACCTTTGTTAATTGAAATGTACTCAGCAATATACATTAAAAACTTACCTATACCTAGATGTTGAGTTTTAGATGTGATATTATCCAAACCCTTTGCAATAACGCTACCATAAACATGAAGTTCGATAATCATTGCAACACGAACTCCGTCTGGATAAGCATCAGACGGCTTCTGTTGCTTCAAACACTCGAAAAAGACAAACTGGTTTGGATTTTCACCTCCATTAAACCTAAGTCGACAAAAACCATACAAAATATTTCTTTTTGAATTTTCTAGACTGATGAAGTATTCAGTTCCATCACATGCTTCATACTCATCTATAAATATCTTTGAATCATTAATATCAATAAACTTACCTTTAACCTCCCTTGCACGAATATCTGTCTCTAAACCTCCTTCTAACTTTACTTCTTTTGTAATATCACCACGCATACCAAGACGATCGGCACCACCACTAATATCCTTTTTACTAAAATCTCTAATTACTCTATTAATTCGAATATCATAAGGACAATGAGTTGAAACAAATTTCATTAATTCTTCAATCTTACCAACGTCTGTTCCATATGGAACATAAATTCCTTGACTAAGATCAGTTTTAGTTGCTCCAAGAGCTTTTGCCTTATCATGCCATTTCTTAATTTCAGTAAATGGAAGAACCATTGTAGGATACCATTTCCATTGATTTGAACGAAGATGAGTGTTTTTACTTTGAAGAAGTGTCATACCTTGCTCTCCAATAATAATCTTAGCTTCATCACTAATAGACTCAAAATCTATAGGTTGCATACATAACCATTTTGCCATTAACATATCAACTTCAAAAGTTGATCCCGGAAGGTCTGGCATCCAATGATTATCAACCTTAAATCCATTAACTTTCAAACGTTTATTAGCAAGCATTGCCGACTTAGTTGTACAATCTCTTCCAACATTGTTAAGAAGATTATCAAAAGGAGATTGAACTCCCATCTGAATACGTGTAACACCAAGACTTCGATAAAACTGCAATGTCTTCATACATACAGAATCTGGACGAGTCTCAAATGTGAGACCAATAACACAATGTGAAGAAGATTCATTAATTAACATCTCATCTTGAACAGATAAAGGCTCACGATGCGGAGACATATAGATATTAGCATTATAATATAAATCTCTAGTAAATTTTTCTATATAATCAGTTGGATATGCATCAATAGTTCCTCCTTCAAAAATTACTTCTAATTTATCAATATCATGCCCCATATCGTCTAGCTGATCACATCTAGATGTAAATTGAAGTCCGCAATCCCATCCATTTTCAGCACCACGATCGACTGCTGGTTCTCCTAGAAGATAACTTCTAGAAACTCCTTTATACCACTCAAAATCATCTCCATATTTTATCTTACGATCTTCGTCAGTCATTTCTTGAAGTTTAGTAATAGAAATTCCAACTTTGAAAAACCGTTCCTTCATTTCTTTTGTAGAAATTTTTGGAACAATAGTTGTAGTGTCATTTGGACAATATAAACAATTATGAGCACAAGAAAATTTTCCTGATTCTAGAACCATTGTAAGATTAATAACACCAGAATTAGATCTATTAGGCTTTGCCCGAATAAAATTTTCAAATTGCTTATCAACTTTAATAAGACCTTCGGATATACAGTTACGATAAATTTTTACTAATACGGTCTTTTGATAACATTTTTTCATTGGACGATTAAAGTAAACACGAACATAATTGTTTTTATTTTTTTCAGTCCATGTATTAGGATCATTAAATTTTTTCTTTACTTCATTGTACATTAACACCATTTGCTTACTAGCAATATCAATCTCGTCACAAGAGAAAATATACTCATTGAAGGTGATGCAGTCTTCAAGATCAATTGGAAGTGGAGACATTTTTATTTATCTAAAAATTATATATAGATAGATAGTTAAAACAATTTTATATTTTAAGTTTTATTTTATTAAAAGGACATAAGTACAAAAATTATCACCACTGAAAACTGAAACGTGATACTAGGATCTGTTTGCATCAAAAAACATTAATTTCTAACAGGTTCGTAATGACCACCAGTCCATTCTAAGTATATAGTTCTATCATATTGTCCAGATAATTGAATAAATTCAATTGATCTATTCCCACTATCTCTATTATTTAATACAATTATTCTTAGATTCCAGATATTACATGCACATTGTATTTCAATTGCACCTCCCCATGTTGATGTATTTCTCATATAATGAATATAATTATCATTCTCGTATTTTAGTATGTCTTTTGTATCTAATCCATCTATAATTGAATTATTTTTTTCTAAATAATCACATATTTTTTGTCTTATTTTGAAACTATCGTCTTTGATAAAATAGCTCAAACTATTAAATAAACAACTCATTTTTATAATATTTATATATTTATAAGCATACTTTACAAAAATTAAATTATTAAAAACTCAATTATGCATATAATTTTATAGATCGCGTTCAAGATATTCACCTGTCATTCTTGGATCTTTGTTATCATATATGTCGAGTCTAATTTAAAAAAATAACAGGATGTTTTTTCCATACTTATGAAATATTAGGTTAGAAAAAGTGGAAACCCACAAAAAGATTAAAATATTAAATATAATAAGTAATTATAAAATGGATAGTGATAACTTGTGGAAAAAACAAATAAGTGAAAAAAGTGGCAAAATATATTTTGTAAATACAATAACAGATGAAGTTTTTGAAACATCAACTAGTATACACGAAAAAGATTCATATATTAAAATTCAAACTATTGATGGACAAGTGCAAATTCCAGAAGATGCACTTGTTGTATTAAGACAATGGTCAAGTATTTTTGATGTTTTTAGTAGATGGAAGAAAGACAGTATTCCAAATGTTAAAGTTTCTTCTTCTTATTTAACAAGATTAATTTCTATTGCATGTGCTTCTTTTCAATATGATTCGATAGATCAACCATTAGATGATGCGGAATCAATGCGATTATATCATTCGATTGATGATCCACCATTGTTAAAATTCAAATTAAGAAAACAAATATATTATATGTTTAATTTACATACAAAAGATCCGTTTACGAGTTTTTACGATAAAGAAATTGGAATAACAGATCAAATGAATGAATTTTTTAATGAATTAACAGGATATAATGAATTCTGTGAACATAATAGGAAAGATAAATCTGATACGATTTCATTCTATGACACTGCTTTTGGGTGGTTTTGTTATGAAAATACTGGAAAAGTTATTGAGAGTAGCGGGGAGTGGAAAAAGAGAAGTGACGGTAGGTACGTCAACACGCTCACAGGATTTGTTTATCCGAGTATGCCAGATCCGGAAGAGCTTTCAGATAAATTGAAGGATGAACTAAGAAAAATGTGGGATATTCTCAACAAAAGCACAAATGAAGAAGACAAAAAATATGTTTCTGATCTTGAAGATAGGGAAAAACAAATCTTAATAGAAAAAAAAGAGCATGGCGAAAGAATTATTATTAGAGAACTAACATCTTTATGGAAAAATCTAGATGAAAATGAAAGATTAGAATGGTGTTTACATGAGATGGTAAACGCCGGTTTAGATATTAATTAAGACTTTATCGATTGATAGTAAATTGCATTTTCTTCAATTGGAATTAATCATAATCATTTGAATTATGATTAAAATACAAATGAATTTTTTATATTGTTTTATTATATTTACTTTGATTTTTCAAAGTATTTAATCTTTCTGTACATTCTTTTTGTTTTATTTTACAAAAATTAATTTATCACCTATACAAACGTCTAATATACATATCTATATCAACTTCAAAACGATTTTACACATCATAATACAAATGAATTGTTTCTATTGTTTTGTCTGTCATATTTTCTGGAGATGTCCAATATTTAATTTGTTCTTCCAAAGTATTTAATCTTTCAATCCATTCTTTTTGCTTAGATTTTTTTACAACACATATTCCATTTTTGTCACATCCCCAACACGAAGTGATATTTTTTTCATCTTTTTTATAATCATCTGGATTAAATCTGATAAATACTATCGGTCTATGTCCTAAATCTTGAGATAACTCCATTATCCTTTTGTTTTCACAGCTACAATCATAATCTTGGTGCTGATTTTCATCAATTTCTATAATTATAATCTGGTATAACATATCAAGAAGTAAATCTGGTCTTCTTCTCGAACAACCACCAGATATTTTTTTATCTGCTATAAAATCTAATTCAGAAAACTTTGTTTTGACAAATTCTATAACAGCATATTCTTTCGTTTTGTAATTGCGAGTTATTGGTTTATCAGGGAACAAATATATAAAACACCGTAGACAATAACCATCGTATTTTTTAATTTTGGCTTGAGTTGAACACCAATCACTCTTGCAAGTTTTGTGTATAACATCTATCATAGCATCGAGTTTGTGCGTAACACAATAAATTCCACGTTTTTCTCCAGCAAAATTATAACAGGGATGAGTACCACATCCATCATAAATACACGTTTTGCTTACAATGTTTATCATATCATCGAGTTTGTGTGTACCACAATAAATGCCCAGTTTTTCTCCAGCAAAATTATAACTTGGTTTAGTACTACAACAAGCCTCATAACTACAAGTTTTGCTTAAAACATCTATCATATCATCGAGTTTGTGCGTAACACAATAAAGCCCCCATTTTTTTTCCAGCAAAATTGTAACTGGATTGAGTACTACAACCCTCATAAATACAAGTTTTGCTTACAATGTTTATCATATCATCGAGTTTGTGTTTATCACAATAAATGCCACGTTTTTCTCCAGCAAAATTATAACAGGGACGAGTACCACATCCATCATAAATACACGTTTTTCTTTTAACATTAATCATACTAACGAGTCTGTGTTTATTACAATAAATGCCACGTTTTTCTCCAGCAAAATTGTAATATGATTGAGTACTACAACCCTCATAAATACACGTTTTGCTTTTAACATCAATCATACCAACGAGTCTGTGTTTATTACAATAAATTCCACGTTTTTCTCCAGCAAAATTGTAATATGATTGAGTAATACAACCCTCATAAATACAATACAAAGCTGATTTGCCTTGTACGTTAAAATTTGCTGTAATATTACACTTTTTACGCATTTTATATAAAAAGATACCAAGTTCATAATTAAAATCAACTTTATATTTTGAATTGTAAAATATTTTTATTTTACAATGTTTGTTTCATTTCAAAAAATTAAACACTAGAATTAATATTCTTTTTTACAATTCGCAAGTGTCTCCACTACAAAATTTTGATCCACTTGGAACATTATTTTTAACGCTCTTGTAGTCAATAGGTTTGAACTGACTCTTGCGTTTTTCGTATTCTTCAAATGTTAGAGCCTCATAAGGGGCCTGAGCATACCCATGTCCAGAATGTGGGAGCATGCTCACTGATTTCAGATTTGGTATAAACATTGCCAACATTTTTTCCACGTCTGGTCCATCCTTAACTTTGTCAAAATATATAGTGGCAGAAACACAATTATCTGCGTAATGTTTTTGCATCATTTGTACTACAGAAAATTGTTCCCAAGGGGACACATGCTCGCATGGTCGAACATCACCGTGGTCAATAACAAATTCAAATACATAAGTATTCTCAGAAACAATATCCTTTTCATGCGGCACACCAGCGGCTATTAATGAGGGAACTAAAGGTGATGTCATACCAATTCTCACACGACGAATAGCATATCGGCTTACTGGATAGTGTACTCCAGGAGTTGCACCTGCAAGAAGAGAAATACTTCCACTCGGTTTCACAGTTGTTACTCTAACTGCTGCTGGTACACCTGCTTCTTTAGCAAGACGAGTGTTTGTTTCACGAACAATTTTATAACCTTTGCGAAGAAATGTAATCATCTTTGTATAATTCATTTGACCCCACTCTTCGGAATCAGACTTGCTAGCCCATTGAGCAATTCCACTAATACTAACTCCGATACGACGATTTTTTGCAATTACAGCATTCGTTTCTGGACGATGAGTTGGGAGAAGAGAAACTGTCGATGCATATAAAGTAGCGTATTCGAGAGCTTTGTAAAACTTTTGCGGATCAGAGCACCTAGGAGGAAAAACCTCAGCTAAATTGCACAATTCAAAGTTCTCCAACGGAATTTCACCACAATTTGGAAATAACACTCCGTGCCATTGAGCGTTGTCATTATCAGCTTTTGATACAACAGCAACCGTGTGATTGTCATCAACTGTAATATTGTATACTGTATGATCACCATCGAGTTCTTCTATTTCAGAAATTTGATGATTATAATCATCTACCATTTTCTTAAATTCTCTCCACCCTTTTGCAATATAACAATTGTCACTTTTTCTGTTAAACCTGTGAGAAATATGTTTTGCTTTGCAAGCAGTTTCCCAATCAATTTTTGATACATTTTCCTTCTCTTCACATAGATCCTTGTAAATCATTGCCTGATTATGAAAATTTAGTCTAGCCTTCTCTTCAAATGTTATCTTTTGACCTTGCTTTCTACTTTCAATTGATTCTTGTTTAGTATTAGCACACGATACAGAACAATAAGCTTGCTCTCGTTTACTCCAGACAGTATAAAAATCTTCTTCACAATTTTCGCAGTTACGAATTATTTTTACATCTGTATCAGAAAACCTTGCTGTTTTCAAGCCCGATTCTTGAGCAAGGATTTCCACATTATTAGACTGTTCAATATCAAGTTTGCGTTTTAGTTGTGTCATACGAGATGCTGATTTTTCACGCATTTCAGGTGTTTGTGCATCACTCAACATTTTTCTATATTCTGTATTTGAACATCTTTCAACCGCTTTTGATGCAATCAAATCCTTTGTTTCTTGAGAATGTTTTCTGCCATACATTGGATTACCCTCTCCTCTGTATTGCTCATTATGATGAGATGTATGTTCACTAGGAGTTGTAATTTCTAAATTATCAGGATTGTTATTCTGTTTATTCTCATCCTTGTGATGAACTACAACTCCATTAGTCTTACAACACCCAGTATAGCTTTCTTTAAAATTTTCGTAAAACTTTTTTGTTTGATAAAATTCCTTAATCATTCTGTGTTCAACCAATTTTTTACCTTTTGAATAAACAACGACATAATCGTCCTTTCCATTTTTACATTTTTTAAACATTGGCAACGAATCATTCTTTTTCAAATCTTTTGCTTCTATAATTCGTCCGTCATTTGTCAAACACTTGTGATTGGGAGTGACGTCAACAAATTCTCCTTTATGATGTTTGCCAAAATGGATACGTAGCAATTTTTGATTATGTCCAGTAATACGTGGATTCCTACCCCATTTAATTGATACTTCCATTGTTTCCTTGTTAATTGAATATACTGGAACATCTTTACCTTCTTCAGCAAGTTGTTTAATACTAACACAATTTCGACCGTCAGCTACACCAATTAATGTATCTGCGCTAAAACAGGGGTTTACCATTGTGGCTTCATCTGGAAGTTCTTTACCAGACCTACCATACTTTTGAATATTGTACAAATTAATCATACCAGGCTCTCCGTTATCACGGATTCCACGAGCAAGGTCAGGAATATATGAAAAGTCTTTATACCCATTATCTGCACGTAGCACAACAGAGTTATTACTCAACCAACCAATAGCAGAGCGTTCTGGATTAATTTCATAATTCTTCAGATTCATAAAATCCTTGTCGTCTGCATATCCCAAAGAGATCTCAGCGGAATTGTGACAGATAATTCCATTGCAAAAGAATTCATGACGATTTTCAACTTCAATATCGTATGTCTCTTCTTCTACGTCTTCAACAACTTCAACAACTTCAATTGGGGTAAACGAACATTCTCCATACTGTTTTGCATATGCATCAATATTAAATTGCTTATTTGAATACAACCCATATAGAGTCTTAAATTTTGAATTTGTTTCAAAACTACTTGGGAAACCATTTGCATTTTGCGATTTGGAATTCACTCTAAGATCCTTAATAAGCTCTGGAATCTCTGAAAATTCTGTTTGGGATCTCTTGGTAATCAAACTCAAATTATGAACTTTTTGCCAGTTATCCTTTCTACTCGGATAATTTTTAGTACAAATATTCAACCTACTTTCAATACCACAAGAATAAAGGACATTTTGCAAATCACGAGCAAATTTTTCATAAACAGTAGAAACGACAATAATTGGTCTATTACCAGTGCAACCATCCCCATCTGTAACACCAGCTACATATGCTAGCTTGACATGATGACGCGCTTTCAAGATAAATTCAGGTACTCTAATTTCAGTATTAGCTTTCTTGAAGTTCTTATCAAAATACCACGCAACTTGTTTTGATTGACAATGAACCATTAGACTATTCTCATCTTTTCGTTTCTTGAGAGTAACATGAAGATTTTCCCCAAAGCGTTCAAGTTGCTCTCTAGCCTTTTCGGCGATATCCATTTCATCAATACCAAAAACTAAAGAAACATATGCATTAAATCCATTTTTGTTATAATTTGGATATGTATAACCGTCTGCATGAAATAATCCTACAAACCAAGCCATATCAGCATCCAATTCAGGAATAATAATATCTTTACAAGTTGTGCTATGAGATGATGGCTTTTCATAAGACCACTCTGGTAGAAAAGTTTCTTGACCTTCGATAAAATCTCTTGCACCAATAAGACGATCTCCTTTTACAAGTTCAGATGCCATTTTCCAAGTATAATCAGAATAGGACGTTGCAATTGCGACACGATGATTTGGTGTGCATCTAAAATCACCATCTTGTGTAATAATCTTTACTAACTTCTGAACTCCTTGTACAAATTTATTTGTAATTTTTTGATATCCATTAAAAGTCAACGCTTCTTGACCAATTTCTACATCTTTAATAGGAATCAACCCACCTTTTGTATGAACAAGAGCATCACCAGGGAGGCACCTTCTAACGTTACCAGCAACAACACAAGCACCAATAGCGTTAAAGACGTCTGCTACGAGACGTGTATGAGAGTACGGCTTGTCAACTTCAACTTCAACCTCTCGCCATTCACTTGTCGAATTTTCGACATCTTCAGACTTGAATTCTTTCCAAGTTTTAGAAGTACATTGTAACCTTCCAATACAGAAAGCATCAAGATAACTTTCAATACGATCATGCATTTGCTTAAGAGGATCAAATCCAGATGCTGTACCACCAAAACCCTTGATTGGTTCTCCATGTGCTCGAATTTGCGAATAATCAAAAATAGGAAACTTATTCTTACCGTAACGAGGGCTATCGATATATGAACACATCAACTTGATTAGACTTTCTACCCAACCTTCTCGAGAATCAGGAATAACAAAAATTTCAGAATCTTTCTTATCTGGCATTGTAGCTTCACCTCGCCAATTAGTTGTAAATCCAACACCTACGCCGTTCATTAATCCGTCCATAGTCCATTCTGCAGAATGAACAAAATCATCTTCTGTGTCGGTAGCACTGCAGTTATTCAATGACATTGATCCACGTTCATATGTGAAATCAGTTCCCATCATCCACAAACCTCTTCCGGGTGGCAACCATTCCATACGGAATAGAGAGAGAGCCATATTCCTCGCAAAATCTTGCTTCTCGTTATCGTCCCAAAAAAGAGACGAACGATAAAAATGCTCTTTGCGGATAGACATACAACCCTGAATAACTCTAATTACAACATCAGCCCAATCTTCATTATTTCTGCTGTATGTTCGTCTGAACACTAGTTCTCCAAGACCATTAAATCCAAAATTTGGAGTAAGCTTTTTCAATTCTTCACAAGTTGATTCATTTAACTTAAAACGTTGAGTAACAGGTTGAAACTTAGTTTGAGACATTTGATTTTTGTTTTTTATTTGGAAACAAAATCTTAAATATCATTTTTATTTTTGCAACAATTAATAAAATATAAAATATTTCCGGATATTAAGTAAAAATGAAGAATTCATACAAGTCTGTATCTGATTTTGGATTAACTGAATTATCTTTAGCAAATCATCCATTAACTTATTGTGTTGGTAATAATATGGATCAACGATTTTTACATGGTGGAAATCCATCATTATACGGATCTAATAGCGGACAATGTCAAAATTTTATGTCTGATTACTGTGCTTATGGGTGGGACGAGTTTTGCGAAACAGAATCAAAAAACCAAGACCGAAGTTTAGTTTCTCAAAGCCACAATGCTGGTGAATTATTAATAGCTAATACAGCTGCTAGAAAATATTTAATTAAGATGCATAATGCTATTGAAAAGCACGAGCCTTTTGATCCAACTGTTGCAAATTCTCCTATGATTAGATATTGGGTTACTGGTTGTGGAGGTCATAGAAGAGCAGAATATGCGGTAGATCCATCAACTATTGACAATGATATTTTGATGGATAAAATCTTAGAAAATCCAAAAATCGCATTTCATATTTTAGTTAATATTTATAATACTATGAAAAGGGATGGTACTTTATCTGGCTTAAAAACAACTAAATTAGGATCATTTTACAACTCACACACTTATTTTAAAGAAAAAGGAGGAGTTTAATAACTGAATATTTTACTTTCTTTTAGACTTTATCTTTTCTTTTAATTTATCTTTTAAAATTTGTTTATCTTTTAATTCTTTTTCTTCGTAAAATTTCAGATTAGAAATATCTATTTCCAAATTTGCTGCTTCTATCGCTTTGACGCATCCGTTCTTTCCTTCCTCGTAATTTCCCGAATACCACCCAGCAATTCCAAGCAAATGCCACCTTTTATATTCATACATTTGTTTATCAACAAAAAGAATACAATCTTCAGGATAAGCTAATTTACATGCTAACATAGCAAATATATAACAAAGATGCCAATTTCTATTTCTATAATGTTCTACTATTTTTAAAAGAGGTTCTACTCTAGAAGTATATTCAAAAGCTGCGAGATACCATTTCATTGACTCATTCCATTCTTTACCTATTACTTCTAATAATTCTCCACAACGAAACAAAGCTTGAAACTTTTCTTCCCAAAATCCTTCTAATGTAGAACGTAAAGAATAATATTTAAAAGCTTCTTCAGAATGACCCAAGCATGAGCAAGTTTGTGCTAAATAAAAAAGAGTTCGTGTATCAGTTGGATCATTGTCGTGTTCTTTTAAAAGAAGAATTTTATCTCTTTCGAATCTTTTTAAAGACTTATCATCATCTGCTGTTCGATCTTGATACAATACAACCTGTGGTGGCATACGTATCTTTTTGTCTTCAGAAGCCATCTCTTCTTGATCATTTTTAAATCTTGTGTTTTTCATCCACTCGTGGACTGAACCAACATATCTCCATCCTTGACGAGCTTTTACCATCCGTAAATTGAAATATTTAATATATTGGCCGCTCCACCACTCTTGACAAACAAGGAATCCTGTGTTTGGTAAGTCAATTGATTCTTTACAAAATTTTCTCATAGCTGACCCTCCTCTTAATTCATCATTTGAATCCAAAAGCAAAAGATAATCAATGTCTTCAAAAGAATCTGCAAAATCAAGAGATTCATTTCGGGAAGTTGAAAAATCAACAAACGTTCCTTGTTTCAAACGAAAAATAATATTATTCTTTTTACAAAATTCCGATGCAATTTCAATAGTATTATCTTCTGATCCGGTGTCATACATTACTATTGAATCTACATATCCTAAAACGCTATTTAAAGATACATGTAATCTTTTGTGTTCGTTTTTAACCATCATAAGCAAGGCAATATGAACATCATTTTTATTCATTTATCTTAAAACTCATACGTCTTTAAAATAATAAAAATAAATTATTTTAAAAATCTTACAAATAAATATTTGTATAAATTAAATAAGTTAACCATTATGACTTCTTCAATTAATGATTTTGATAAAACATTAGATAAAGATTCTGTAAATATGAATAATATATTAGACGCTATTATAAATTACAAGAAAGATAAAACAAATATGAGACTTGCACAGCGTAAACAATTAGAGTTTTTACAAAATGCGAAAACAACTAATAATCTTCAAGAAATAAACGAAATTAAAACTTTTTTATTCGAATCAGCAAATAAGAAATATAATAAACAAATAGCTGAAATACCAAAAAATATTGATCAAGACATTAAACGAATACATATGTACAATCTTAAAAAAAAATTTAAAACGGATAGTCAAAGTATAATGAAAGAGTTTAAAGATTTTGGTTACATAAAAAACTTTCATGCTGACGAATTGCTAGAATTAAAAGAATTACACGAATTGAAAATTAATAGTATAATATATATGTATATCGCAAATTATATTTTTAATGAACAAGATCCAATAAGAAGTAGCGATTTATTTATAAGAATCAATTATTATTTGTCTTCCAAACTATTAAACATACAAATTCAAGAAAAATTAAAAAATGATCCAACCAACACAAATTCAAACATAGACGTTTTACAAACATTAGACAAACATATGAAATATATACTTTTAACTTTTTATAGAATATATGAAATCGGAATAAACGAAGTAAGCATTTTACCAGAAGGTAAAAAATGTCTAGATAATATGTGTAAAATAAGTAAACTTAACGATTCTTTCTTAGAAACAGATACTATTTTATTTATAACTATTAATAAACCAAAAACAGACGGTAATATCGCATATAATGTTTTATGTGTAAAAAGAAAAGAATTTTTACGTTTTATACAAACGCAAGATACCAAAAAGTATCCGTGTAAATATAATGATCCAGTAACTTATATTTCTGTTCCATTAGGTCCTAAAAATTCAAATATATTTATACCTTATTTATCAGCAATAATGATTTACAAACAGACTAGTAAGTCTATTTTTTATCTATTACATAATAAAGAGTATACAGACGTACAAACTTATTGTGATGATATAAATATACCTGTTATGCATATAGCTACGTGTGCAGGTGATAATTGTTATAGAAACATAAAAAATCAGTTTAATACATAAAAAGTAGAATAAAATATGAAAAAATTTTTATATGAAAACTTTATTTGTAAATTAGGTGAAACGGCTAAAGAAAATTGGTCTCTTTTAGACAATGCAGAAAATCATTATCTTTTTTTTCATTTAGCATCATTTCCTTCTTGCTATGTAATCCTTGAATACAAAGATTCTGAACTAACTCTTTTTATGATTCAAACGGCTGCTCAACTTTGTAAAAATGGTACAAAATATAGAACTTTAAAAAATGTAAAAGTCGATTGGTGCAGATGTGATAATCTTGAAAAAACAGATAAAGTAGGAGAAGTTATTTTTAAAAGCAATCGTAAAGTTCAACAAATTACAATTTAAGAATGCATAAATAATGACATTTTTGAATCTATAAAAGAATTACATCTTATGAGATTACATTAATTTCCATTTATTTTACTTAGTGATACCGGAATCGAAAACTCAATTAATTTTTTGAGGTTTGTAAAGTTCCATTTCTTCTTTTGTATACGGAGTGTACAAAGGGAAACCATATTCTTCTAAAGACGTAAGAATTCTGTTAACTAGTTTATAAGCCGGTCTATTTAATTTTGAAATATGAACAATGTGTGTTTCAAATTTATTTTGAATTTTGTACATTGATTCTGGTAATATTTCAATTACACGGTAAGGTACACTTTGTTTTAATTTAATTACTACTAAATCATTTATATCAAACTTTTTTTTAGGAGGAGGTGCACTATCATAGTCTTTTAATACTTTTTCTGAAAACGTATTGTTTGACCATTCAATAAGATTAAATTTATATGATTCATCTTTTGGAATAGGACCATACTCTCTCCACAAGAAATAGGAATTGTGACTTTTACTAAACATTGGTGGAGGTTGACCGCTTGGTAAAGGCATTACAGCTTGTTGTTGCATTAATTTTTCTGTATCTGGATATAAATATTCTGTTGATACAGTAGTACGCCATCCCGTAAAAAGTCTCATCATATTGTTCAAACCTTTAATTGGTTGTGAAACAACTTCGTGAAGAATGTATTGAGGAAAAATAATCATATGTCCAGGAGGAACAATAAATTTATGGCGATATTCGCTAATAGCATCTATATTTTCATCACTAATCGTTGCAAATCCTTCTTTTAATTCTCGTTGCTTAACATTAAGGTGTGAACCAGGAATACAAGAAAAATATTGATCTGTCATGTCTAAATTTAACCATCCGCCAAAAACTTCATCATTTTCCTTAATATATTTAACAGGCATAACATCTCTATGCCACGATTCTGCAATTGGTTTTTGACTAACTATACGATACATCATTCTATCAAAAAGCATTTCTAAATTAGTGTCTGATTGAAGTTTTTTGTTAGCATAAGAATTTATTAATTTTTTAAACAAAGGTTTTGCAGCAATCTGACATTTTTTGCGCAAATCGCGAACCAATTCATTATGAAAAGAAGCCGGATTTCCTAAAGCTGCAAAACCGCCAAGAACATATACAAGAGTGTTACCAGAACTATCTTCATCCGGATTATCAGGATTTCTTTTGTATTCTGGAAAATTCCTTAAAGTATCAATAAATTCATCTCTAACAATTGGAATATCTTTTAAAGGTATAACTGGTACTGTAACAACTCCAAGCCTTTTTAAAGATTCATATCCTTCTAATATACACCCGTTTTTAAATTTTCTAAAACGTAGTTTATGTTTATTAACTTTTTTTCCATCTGAGTCTACATATTCAATGTTTCCATAGTTTTCAGTATTAACAACTAATGAATCGGCGACTGTTTTAATTTCATTGTAATGTTCTAGTACTATTTTTGCAAGTTCTATTTTTCCATATTTTTGAAACAAACAAGTATAAGATTTATCAATAAAAAAATCTTTTGCTGAAACACTAAGTTTATTAAGAAAATCAACATTTAATGTAGAACAAAAAACTTTAATATTTTCTTCATCGCTCATTTGTTTAATAATATGTTATTTACTTTTAAAAAATCTCAATTTTAAAAATATATTTAATCTTTATATAACACAAATATGTTATATAAAGAATTATTTATTTCAGCGGTTATTCTACTTTTGTTAGACTCGATTTACATTTATTCTACATCAAATATGTATAAAAATCAAATTTTAAATGTTCAGGGCTCAGATATACAGATTAGACCTGTAAGCGTAATTATATGTTACCTATTTATCATTTTAGGATTGTATTATTTTATTTTAAGGAAAAAACGTCCTTCTTGGGAAGCATTTTTACTTGGAGCTGTTATATATGGAGTGTATGATGCAACAAATCATGCTACAATAAAAAATTGGTCATCCTGTTTAGCAACTACAGATGTTATCTGGGGTGGAATGTTATTTTTAATTACTACAGAATTGACATATAAGATTACACAGTCAATTTAAAAATAAACAAAATTAGTCTTTAAAAATCTAACTTACATTTAGATTTTAGATTTTAGTCCTTACATTTTATTTAAAACTGAATTTCAAAAAGGCGGAAGAGGCGGAGGAAAATAAAAAGGATAATCCAAAGGAAATTTTCTACGAATTTTGAAATTATTTAGAAAACAAAAGAAAAAAGAAAAAGATTTTTCCTCCTCCTCCGACATTTTTAAAACGTGAGAAAGAAAATATTCAAATTATTGTTATATTATTATATAATAAAATGCCGCCAATATATTGTGGAAATAATGCTCAAGATGATCAACTTCTAGATGGTACTAGAATAATTGGTACACGGCATGGTTGTATGAAAAAAGGTTTTGGAAAGGGTTTTAACATGTCATATGACTCAAAGTTTGCAGGTCCATACACTCCAATTGACAAACGTAAAATATATTGTGGAAATAATTCAGAAAAGCCAGACGGTTATGATAGTATCGGAAGTTTATCTCAATGTCTTCAAAAAGGAATTGGTATTGGAAAGCGTAAACGAGCAGATAAAGGAATTCTTGGATATTCACCAAATTATTTAGAAAATGATTATTTTTTTAAAATGGTAGTTCTTTTTATTGTTATTGAGGTTCTCATATTTTGTTATTTGTATTTTTCAAGACCAAAAATCGTAACTACTAAAGATCACAAAAACATAGAACGAATTAATTGGAGTAAATTTATATCGATATATCTAATAATATCTGTGTTTTTATCAAGTTTAACTGTTTTCGTAATTTATATAGTTTAGACGTTCCTTACAAAGCTGGATTTATATAAATTTGTATGAATCTAGTAGCGGTGTAAATCAGTCTTACACAAAATAATTTTTTCCTATCGTGTAATTTTAAGCATAAAGATCATCATCTGAATCATCTGGTTGGTCATGAGGTTGAAAAAAATGGTGGAGAGCACGGTCATCTTGTCTTTGATCAGGATAACCATTTTGATCAACTTTAACTTTATCAACTTCACTTAAAAAAGTAGCAATTTTTTCTTGGTTACTATTATGGAATTCGGGTGTATTTTTATAAAAATTTTCAACATCATAATATGATTGTACGCCTTTATTAGTCATAAGTTTTGAAATTTGTTTCCAATACCAACCATTAATTAAATCAGGATTTGTAGAATAATCAAATATAGAAGGGGTATATCCTTGACTAACCCAAAATGTAAATAATTCTTGCATAGTTCTACGTTTGTTCATATTATTTATATGATCAGTCAAATTACTGTCTAAGTTAGGTCGTGCTAATGCATCTGCAAAAATGGAACGACTGGCAACAGGATCGGCAACCTCCCTTTCTAATTGTCCTGTTCTGGGGTTTCTGATTTCACCCGGAAGAGCAGATCTTAACGGTAATGGTGGCAGCCTTTCCAATGCAGTGGCAAGGGCATGACAGCGATCGCCATGACAGTCATTGGCAACAGCAGGACGGACAACTGGACCCGCCAAACGTGCTTCACCCAAACGTAAACGTGCTTCACCCAAACGTGCTTCATCCATAACTTTCACAACTACATAACCCGAACGTGCTTCACCCAAACGTGCTTCATCCGCAACTGCTTCACCCAAACGTGCTTCACCCAAACGTGCTTCACCCAAACGTGCTTCACCCAAACGTAAACGTGCTTCACCCAAACGTGCTTCACCCAAACGTGCTTCATCCATAACTTTCACAACTACATAACCCGAACGTGCTTCACCCGAACGTGCTTCATCCGCAACTGCTTCACCCAAACGTGCTTCACCCAAACGTAAACGTGCTTCACGCAAACGTGCTTCACGCAAACGTGCTTCACGCAAACGTGCTTCACGCAAACGTGATTCTACTTCACTTTCACGCAAACGACGCAAACGTGCTTCACGCAAATGTCCTACAACTACTTCACTTTCACGCAAACGACGCAAACTTGCTTCACGCAAACTTGCTTGCAAACGTGCTTCACGCAAACTTGCTTCATCCACAACTGATTCACCCAAACGTGCTTCACGCAAACGTGCTTCACGCAAACTTGCTTCATCCACAACTGCTTCACCCAAACGTGATTCACCCAAACGTGATTCACCCAAACGTGATTCACCCAAACGTGATTCACCCAAACGTGATTCACCCAAACGTGCTTCAGGCAAATATGCTTGCAAACGTAAAAGTGCTTCATCCACACTTGCTTCACGCAAACTTGCTTCATCCAAACGTGCTTCACGCAAACGTGCTTCACGCAAACGTGCTTCACGCAAACGTGCTTCACGCAAACTTGCTTCACGCAAACGTGCTTCAAAACTGTTTTCTGGAAATTCCCATTGCGTTTCGTTTGTTATTGAATTAAAATAATATGGTATACCAGGGTTAACTGTTCTACTAAAACGAACAACCCATGGTGTTGGAGGTGTTCGGCTGTCTGAAATATAATTTGGATTTCTTGACGAACTTTGTGGAGAACTTTGTGGAGAACGTTGTGGAGAACGTTGTGGAGAACGTTGTGGAGAACGTTGTGGAGAACGTTGTGGAGAACGTTGTGGAGAACGTTGTGGAGAACCCAACAAATTTAATTTTGGAGGCATTATTTATATTTAACAAATATTTTAAAATGTAAAAGAACTAAAAGATTTCTTTTATGAATAATGAGAGACAAAATCTTTGTACGAACAGTCGATTTTTATGTTTATAAATGTGGTCCAAATAGTAAAATTAATTTAACTTTTTTTATTTATAAACATAAAATAAAGTATGACTGATCAAGCTTATATGTCAAAAGAAAATTATGATCGGTTGAGATTATTAGAACCACGAACATTATCAGAAGAAGAGAAACAAGAGATGTATGCATATACTGTTTTTAATATGATTGCAAATATAGCATTAGCTAAACAAAGAGGTAGTGAGATAGAAAAGAATGGAATGGCAAAACAACTGTTAACATTACCAAATCAAATATTAGAATTTATTGCCGACTCTATGATTGAAAAAATGAAACCTAAACCTCCTATTGATGTTAGTGTGTCATGGAACGAAAAGTTTCGTAATGCATTTACTGGAATGGGAAAAAAATTTTTTGCTAAAAATCCACACTTAATATCGATATTAAAAATGAGATTTTATTCTGTAGAGACACCAGAAAAACCAAATACTATAATGTCATATTTTGTTACTGAATGTTTTACTCCTAAGGAATCATTAAATACTATAAAGGTTCAGATTGACATGTCACCAGGATACGATGAACAGGACTATAAAAGCCATAAAATTGCGATTAAAAATTTTTTAATGGATATTATAAGAGAAAAAAATCTTGAAGTTGATAAAATTGTATTTGAATATTTCAAAAGGATCGCATGATAAAATTAATTTTTTCCTATTAATAATTTCTATATTAATATAAATTGTGTTTATGTTACTTAAAATAAAGATATTTTATTGATTTAAATGATATTTATTAATAATAAAAGTATGAATGAATCTAACAATGAAGAAATTGAGTCAACTTCAAATAACCAACAGTTGAATATAGATAAAATGACTATCAAAAAGTATAGAAAAATTGCTATATTTGGGTTTTCTTTTACTATAGTTGCGTCAGGATTATTCTTATTAGGCTACTATTGTTTCAGAGATTAGAGGAAATTAGTATTTTTATTAACACAGATTGAACGTATGAAGAGATAATAAAGATGGTTTATCATATAATTTCTTATGCAATTTTGTGAATAATTTTACATAACAAAATCTTGCAGTTGTATAAGATTTTACAATTGACATAAATATAAAAATGAATTTATAAGATTTTACACAAAAAATCTTATAAAAATAAGATGACATCAGAAAACAGTTCTAATTTATATATTAACAATTCATTATCTGAAAAATTTGTTCTATCTGGAGCTTCACCGCAAGAACGATACATCATTCTTATGAATGAAACTCTACAAAAACAAAATCAAGAATATATTATTAAAATTAAGGAAATTGAAAATCAGGCAGAAGAAGCGGATGATTGTTTAGGAAAAGCCGAGACACGTGCTAATAATTTAAAAGGATTGTTGAAGAATTTTCACGCAATGGACTCTCAGCTCAGAGAAATTGCCGAAAATCAAGAAAATATTATAGAGATTACTCGTTCAAGCGTCAAAGATTTCAAAAATAAAACTAGAAAGCATCTTATTTGTTTGCAAACCTTAATAGTAGCTTTCATCGCATTTTGCTATGAATTTTTTGATTTTAACGTATGTATCTTAGTCCTGATTATGATGAGTTTAATAGTTACTTTTCAAGAATATACTTTCGCAAATCTCTTACTACCTACTTGCGAAGATCAAGAAAAAATATGCAAAGAATTAAAAGATAAAATTAAGAAAACTGTAAAATCACAAGATTATATCTATGAATTTTTGGATGAAATGTAAGTTTTGATTTATAAATTATCATTTATAAATATGTGTTTCTTTTAATAATCATTACGTACTTTTAATTTACTTTTAACACTAGAAGTTGATTTTGGCAATGACTTTGGTTTTTTACCACAAAATTCATTTGTATAATCAATAACACGATGTAAAGCATTATTACTAATATCATCAATGTTTTTTGGTAATTGATCTAAAAAAGTAGTATAAGAACCAAAAGATTTTTTATTGCGATTATTTTCCATTAAAAAGAAAGCTTCCAACATCTGACGTGTCTTTAGTTTATCAATTGGTGTAGCTTTATCATTGAATGTTGGAAAAATACAATTTTTATCACTTGGACATTGTTTATCATCACAACCAGTAGTACACTTTGTGTTATATATTTTATCTGCTACATCATTCCAATCTATGCATATAAATTTTTCATTACCAATAGGATTTATATCTTTACATACTTCATAAAGATTAGATGCAAATGATGAACCATCTATATATTCCACAAGAGTTCTATCTTTTGAAAATCTACTATAATACTTCCAATATATAGATGTAAGTACACACGAAGAGAGAACTTCACTAAGACTGTGACCACCATCTGAACACAAGACTAAAAATGCAGAAAATATAAGCATACGAGTTTCAGTTAAATCTAAATTGACTTTTGTATAGAGAGCTGTCCATATCCAAAAGTTTGTAGAACCAGATATTCCACATTCAATAGGAATTGACTTTTTATATGCAGAATGTTCATACATACCTTGAAATGGAATTGTTCCACATTGAACTCTGCCTGGATGATTCCATGCCAATCGTTTGTACCAAGAATGTGCAAATTGAAGAGCATCATAATCGAAATTAGGTATACCAACTTGTTTCGTCGCAGAAATTTTATTTATTTCTTGTGAATTTGTTCTGTAACCACGTAATCTCTTCAAGATAGTATTGAACATATAATCTCTTATTGTTGTAAATGAAACCGGTAAAGCATAATTAAGTTGTTTTAAGAGACCACCACTAAGCAAAATTGTTGTTGGATCATGACTTAAGCCTGTAATATTCATTAAAATATCATTTTTTCTATATTTAGACCAATTACGATTTTTTTGATTTACTGGAAAATAAGGAGTTTCAGCATCTGCCCATTTTTTATACTCTGTTAATAAGACAGATTTATCAAAACCGTCGAATATCTTTCTATGTACAAGTACAATATCATAAGTTATCTTAATATCTTCCAAAGAATATTTAGCAAAAAAAGATTCGTAAAGTTGTTGGAGAAATACATTATGACATTGAATATCACATATTGGTGAATCAAATATTGTAGAATTATTATGATTACAAAATAATTCACGTTTATCAGAAAATGATATATTGGAATGAAGTATATAACAATATTCAGATTTTTTTGTAGTACCTTTTTTGTCCATTGTGGGAATATCTATATCAGATAGATTTGTAATTGGATAAGTCAATTCTGTTTCACATTTTGATTTTGATTCTAAAATACTATCGTCTGGTATTTTAAATTGTGTTTTAGATGTCAAACTGTTTTTAAAGTAAGGAATATTATTTTTTGAATAAAAAATATCCCATTCATCAGGTATAGAAATCATTTGTTGAATATCAAATGGTTTATATTGTTGTGTATCCGTTATTGGATTATAGTAATAATCTTTTCCTGTATTTTTTGAGCGTAAATGAATTCCTTCTTTAGGAAACACAGTGATCATTTATTATATAGAGAATTTATTTAGTATTAATTTTTTGTGATTTATAACTTTTTTTAGAACTAAAATTCTAAAAAAGCGGAGGAGGCGGAGGAGGAAAATAAAAAAGATAATCCAAAGGAAATTTTCTACGAATTTTTGAAATTATTTAGAAAACAAAAGAAAAAGAATTTTTCCTCCTCCACCGAACTTTTTCTTTTGAACTCCAAAATAATTTTTGCGCAAAATGATATTTTGATTATAAAAATTTTAGACTTTTTTCCGATAAAAATTGTTTCTTCCGAACTCCAAAAATGATTTTGCACAAAAATTAAAAAAGCGGAGGAGGAGAAAAAAAGTTTTTGAATTGAAACCAGATCCTATGCGAGCTTCCAACTCTCTCACAATTTTTGTGTTTTTCCAAAAATATTGATTAAAGTCACATTTTTCTATATAATGATCTATAATTTTCCGTAATTTTCCAGGAAAATCCTGGATTTTACGAAAAACATTTTAAACACATAAAAATGCTATAATAAATGGAGTGCGAATACTGTAATCAAATTTTAAAAACAGCTGGTGCTTTAAAAAAACATCAAAATACAGCAAAATATTGTTTAATCAAACAAAATAAATCTGCGCCAGAAGAGCATTCTTGTATTTTTTGCGGAACAAGTTTTACACTTAAATTTACATTAGATACTCATTTAAAAATATGCAAAATGAATACTCCTGATATTCAAGAACTTAGAAAAGTCTTGGAAGTGACTAAAAAAGAATTATGTGTATCTTTAGAAACTATAGAAGAATTACGAAATGAAATAAATGATTATAAGGAAAAAATGTTCATTTTGGCTTCTAAACCAACACATCATATTAATAATATTGGTAATACTAAGACAACTAACAAAACTCAAAATTTGATAGTATCTGATTGGAGATCAGAGATTATACAAGAAAAAGTAGAAGATAATTTTAAGCTTGAACATGTAAAGGATGGTCTTATAGGTGTTGCTAGGTTTACATCTCAATATATAACAAATGGGGATGGGGAAAACAAAAGTTATCACTGTACAGATAGAAACAGAGATGTTTTTATTTATAAAGACGTTGATGGTATTGTTCATAAAGATATACAGGCAAGAAAGTTAAAAAATGCTATTAAAGATCCTATAATAAAGAAATCGTCTTTGTTGGTTTTAGAAGAACGTTCAAGACTTTCAGATATTATAGTGAAAGAAAAAGATATAGATATTGTTACTCTTAGTTCAAACACAATGAACAAGTTGACAGACAAATTTAGAGAAATCAAGAATATAGAAGATAATGATACTTTTACAAAAGAAATGGCAATTTTAAGTTTGTAATTATATGAATAAAATTTATCAATAAATTTTATAATAAATATAATAAATGGTAAATAAACTAGAAGAACATTCTGAATGTCCGATAGATACATACATATTTAAATTTATTGATACACACTTACATATTTTTTATAATCTTGGTTTCACTCCAAATATGGTTACGACTCTAAGCATTATTTTTGGGTTTCTTACAGCATATCAAATTATGCAAAACAGGCTTTGGTTGGCTGCTATTTGTTGGCTTATTTCTTATTATCTTGATTGTGTTGACGGCAAACTTGCAAGAAAATACAATATGGTATCAAAATTTGGTGATATGTATGATCATATAGGAGATTTGTTAAAATTCATTGCTGTATTGGTTGCTCTTTTTATTAGCAATAAAGAAAGACCAAATGTTAAACAATGGTTGTATGTTACTATTATATTGTTGCTTGTATTATTACAAACAATTCATCTTGGACATCAAGAAAGCGTTTACAACAAAAAAGATGAATCACCCTATTTAAATATAGTCAGATTACTTTTTGTAAATGAAGAAAACGCTATAAAAAATATAAAATATACAAGATATTTTGGTTGTGGAACTTTTTTTGTGTGTTGCGCAATTTTAATTCTTTTTTGGAGATAAGTTATTAAAATTCTCAAGGTGTCTAAAGAGTCGGAACTACAAATGAGATTATAAAGGTGAGATCTATAAAGGCAATGACTATTTATTTTTATAATTCGTTTATTCTGGTCGGTAGAATAAAAAAATTATTGTTTTGTTAATCATTTTAAAATTGGATTTTAATCTATAATTACAAAAGAAACTAAAAAATGCAAAGTGTTGTAGATAAAATATCTAATTTACAAGATGAAAAATTTACCAATTATCTTTTAACTGAGGATCTTTCAATTCTTCATCAAATAAAGATATATGCGGACGACTTATATTATAATACAGGGAAATCGTCGGGTTTAGAAGACTGGAAGTATGATTCTATAAAAGAAATTTTAAGTATTCGAGATCCAAATTACTTAATTCCGACAGGAACTCGAATTAGAGAAAATGAAAATCGTGTTAATCTTCCTTTTTGGCTTGGGAGTATGAATAAATTTAAACCGGAAGATGAAAAAGCTATGATAAAATGGGTATCTTGTAATAAAGCAACAAACTATATTATTCAAGATAAGTTAGATGGAATCTCATGCCTTTTAGTTATAAAAAACAGTAATGTGAAATTATACACTAGAGGGGACGGTATTATTGGAGCTGATATTTCTTATTTAGCAAATTACATAAAAAATATTCCAAAGATAGTAAAAGGTTCAGTTTGTGTCAGAGGAGAGCTTATAATGAAAGAGAAAGTATTTAAGGAAAATTACAAAGTTTTGTATGCAAATCCAAGAAATATGGTAGCTGGTTTGATTGGTTCAAAAACTATGAAAGAAGGCATTGAATCGGTTGAGTTTGTAGCATATGAGGTTGTTAGTAAAGAAAAATCTGTATGTTCATTAGAACAACTAGAATATCTTGACTCACTTGGTTTCACAACTGTTAACAGAAATGTTGTAACTGATTTCAATGTTGACAGTTTAATGGAAACATTGATTAATTCAAAAAATAAATCTAAATATGAGATAGATGGTATTATTGTTCAACCAAATGTAAGTTATGAAAGAAATACTTCTGGTAATCCAAGTTATGCTTTTGCTTTTAAAATGCGATTTTCAGATAATTTGATTGAGACAAAAGTATTAGGTGTTGAATGGAATGTTAGCAAATGGGGTGTTCTTAAACCTAGAGTTGAAATTATTCCTGTGCAGTTAGGAGGTGTAACAATTACATGGGCTACTGGTTTTAATGCTAAATATATAGTAGAAAAAAATATTGGACCTGGTGCGATAATTAAAATAACTCGTTCTGGAGATGTAATTCCTTATATAGTTAGCGTTATCAAAAAAGCAGAAGAACCTGATATGCCTGATATTCCGTATACTTGGAATGATTCGAATGTTGATATACAAACAGATGAATATTCAGATACTAGTTCTGTTAAAAGAATTGCTAGTTTTTTTGCAGACTTGGGTATTAAACATGTCGGTGAAAAAAATGTTCAAAAAATGTACGAGTCTGGATTTGATACTTTGATTAAAATTATAAGTGCTACGGAAGATGATTTTGCAAAAGTTCCAGGTTTTGGAAAAAAAATGGCAGAACGTACATTTACTAATATACACGAAGGATTAAAAGATGTATCTCTTCCTTTGTTGTTAGGAGCGGCAGGAGTGTTTGGATCTGGAATGGGGACCAAAAAGATAACAACTCTTTTCAATGATTTTCCAGACCTCTTGGATACTATGGATATTGAATATATATATGATCGTGTTTTAAGTGTTGAAGGATTTTCTCATAAGACAGTAAAAAAGATTGTGAATAATCTTGAAGAAGCAAAAAAGTTTATTAATGATATTAAAGAATTTATTACTTTCAAAAAAGATTCTGAGAAAATTGAAAAACAAAGTTTGGGGGGTATGAAAATAGTTTTATCTGGATTTCGTGATAAAAAATTAGAAGAATATATTGTGAATAGAGGAGGTAAGGTTGTAACTTCTGTTTCTAAACAAACTTCTATACTTGTTGTTTCTTCTAATTCGGGAGAGCCTTCTGGAAAAACAGCAAAAGCATTAGAATTAGGAGTTAAAATTTTAGAATTAAAGGAATTTACGGATCAATTTAATATTACAAAATAGAATATAAATTATACCTCTGGTAAATATATTTTTCGCATAATTTATACAAAATGATAAATTATGCACGATCTGGGATTCGAACCCAGGAAGCCGAAGCAAACGGTCTTAAGCCGTTCCGTTTTAACCACTCACGCAATCGTGCTTATTATATAATAAAACTATCTCTTTAAATTAGTTTACAAATTATTTTTTATAAAATTAGTTATATAAATACCCTTGCCATTATGAACATTGTCATCTATATAATTATTTAAATTTGTTTACCAAATATTTTGAGATGGTAAAAATTTGCTGATTCCCAGTCACCAGAATTATGTAGAGATATCAATTTAATTTTTATCATTTTTCTAAACTCACCTCCTCCACGAAGTAAATTCTTATTATGAGAAATAGTTTCAAAAATATTTCTAAAAATAGCAGATTTCTTGACTAGATCTCCAGTTGAGTCTGCATAAGCAAACATATTTTGACATCTTATTCTTAAAAAAGTTCTTCGTCCAAATCTGGTATCAGATCGTGTCACAACTTTTACATTTGATATATTTCCACTACATTGTGGGCATTTAGCATATAGAGGAACAGTAATTAGTATTTGTTGTTCATAAATATAAGTAATTACATTTGTATAATTTTTCAAGTATTTACCCCAACAATGGTAGTGTGCATAACACTCGCAAGTAGTACATACCTTGTTCTTTGTACTGTTTAAACATACAAAACAATCACGATACATTAGATCTATTTACATTAATTCTTGCTTTTATAACTATAAAAATTTATTATAAGTGTTAGTTATGTTCTCTCTTTGCGTAATTCTTTTGAAATATTTTTAAAAAGATAAATTATAAAAATGACAAAATCAAATATGTTTTTGATTTGTTCAAAAAAATGGGATGAAAAATCTCAAAAATGGACTGAATCAGATGTGACAGATATGGCTAAATGTTGTACAAATGAGTGTTTAGAACCAGTAAATTTTTGTTATAGTTATTGTGAAAAGAATTACAAAGATAATTTGTCTGTGTTAAAATACAGATGCAAACAAATGTGCGAAGATCAAAGAGCTATGTGTTTAGATACATGCTCTTTAATTAGCCCATATGTTAGCAAAGAAGACAATAGTTATATTAAATGTGCAATTGATAATAAATGTGTATCTATAGGTTTAGAACCTGACGTAAATTGTTTATTAAAACAAAAAGATAATATTTTTGAATGTTGTACTAAAAAGTCTATATCATCTTCTGAAGTAGATAATATCAAACATTGTAAGTATTTAGAGTCAATGTATTTAAACCCAGCTCCTACTTTAGTACATCCAAATAAATATAAACGTATTTCATCATTATCTGAATTTAAAAAATCACGTTTTGGTTCAAAAAATAAAAAAACAAGTTTATCTATAAAATTATTTATAAGTATATCTCTTCTCTATTTTGTAATTTTTGGACTTATTGTTTTCTTAATATCAAAGAATATCATAACTTTTGAGTCCAAAAAGAATGACTGAATTAAATAAAGAGTTTGATAATTATATGTGAAAATGATCGAGTATATTCGACTAAAACTTTTTGTTTAACAAAAATTCTAAATTGAATTTTTTTATGCTTTTTGTAAACTAAATAAAAAATGACATCTATCATAAAAAAACGAGTATATTTAAATCCTAAATATTTAGATGAAAATATGATGGAACATCTGTTGACGAAAATTAGGGAGTTATACGTTGGTGAATGCAGCAAAGAATACGGTCATATTCTTTCAGTTAATGAAATAAAGAAAGTTCTTGATAACGAAGACACTATTTTTACAGTATTGTTTGAAGCAGAAACATTGATGCCAAGTGTTGGGACTATTCTTGAAGGAACTGTTTGTATGTTGTACAAAGATGGTATTTTTACTCAAGTGTCGGAAAAACAAAAAATGTTGATTCCAAATCTTTCAGTAAAGGGATATACGTATGACGAAGCATTGCACATTTATTCAAACGGTAAAAATAAAATTAAAGAAGGTGACAAAATAAGAGCGGTTGTAACAGCATCTCAATATAATAAAAAAAATTTTAGTTGCATTGGATGTCTTGTTTAAAGATTAAGAGAATATTAAAAAATGTCCGAAATTGAGGTGTTAACAGAGTTTAAAACACAACTAATACTTTTTTTTGACGAATTAATAAGTCAATTTCCAGGAGAAGGAGATTTAGTAGTTATTAGATTGTTTTTTTCAAATCAAATACCTATACAAAATATTGTCAATATTTTTAATCACAAAATAAACACAAATGATCAAGAGTTAAGAAAAATGGTAAAAGATCGAAATGAGTCTTTTTTTTTAGAACATAATATTTTTGATAGTTTAGGAAAAGATAAAGTAATTCATTTCAAAAAACTATGGCGTTCAGAAAGATTAGATAAGGAAGATAAAGAAGTAATATGGAAGTGGATTGATGCTTTCATTTATTTAGGTGATAAGCATGCTAAAATTGTCATGAACAAGTAAAATTTGATTAAATTTATAAGATGTATGAAATATTCCTTAATTTAAAAGTAATTTATTAGTGATATTAAATATGTCAAATCATAAAAGACCAGAAAAAATTGAAGGATATGTACATCCTTCTGAAGTTGGTACTTATTCAAGAGAAGGTGTTTATAAAACATTTACAGAAGGTGAAAAAAAACACGATAATTCTGGAAATACTTCTTTTATAAAACAATATGCTACTTATGGAGATTGGGAAGATGAAAAATGTCCAGAATGCAATGAACTACCTATTAAGATTTGTCCGTGTGCCTATAGCGACAAAGAATGTAATAAAGGACACAAATGGTATACAGATCGAGATGGAAAACTTAAAAAAGGAACTCCGCATTAACATTTTCAAGTCATCTACTACTTAAAGATTTCTATTTACAATGTAAAATAGAAACTAAAATGACAACTGCCGGACTGAAAAACGATCAGTTGCCAAATAATAGACTCGAAGTCTTTAAATCAAATACTCAATTAGTAAAAGCATCTGAAGAAAAAAACAAGGTTCTTGAAAGCAAAGATAAAGAGATCAAAACATTGATTGAAAAAACAAAACAATTTCAAGATTCTTTAACTACTAAACAACAAAATAAAATAAATTTTGAACAATCAACAGATATAATAGAATTAAAACTTATATTACAAAATAATAGTGAAATAAACATACCAGTAAGCAAAGATGGTTATGTTAACTGTACTAAATTATGTCAAGCAGGTAATAAACGAATAGATAATTGGAATCGTTTAAAACAGAGTAAAGAGTTGATAGAAGCTTATTCTAAACTACCTCACTTTAGAGGTAGTTTAATTTTAAGAGCTGTTGAGGGTAAAAATGGTGGTTCATATTATCCTATGGATATTGCTATACAAATAGCTCAATGGATTGATCCATATTTTGCTTTACAAGTATCTCGTTGGACAAGAGAGTTACTACTTTTTGGAAAAGTTGAGTTAGGTCAAGAGAAATCAAATAAAGAGCTTGAAGAAAAATTTAACGAAAAGATACAATCTCTTCAAAAAACAATAGAGACTGTTGTAAACGAGAATTTGAAAATCAAATCAACTTATTCTCATCTTGCTGAACTAAATGACAAACTCCGAATGAAGAGAAATTATCATAAATTTAAGAAAGGAAACTGCCTTTATATCATAACAGATCGATGGAGAGAAAAAGATTATCTTAAAATAGGCTACACAGATAACATTAATACACGTCTTCAAACATACAGAACAAGCATGCCAGATGTAAAGATAGAATTTTTAGTTTATCTTACCGAAAATAAGATTCTAGAAAAATGTTTGAAACTACGTTTTGCTACGAAACTTATTGAAAAAAATCATGAATATGTTATTGATGCAACTCTAGAACAACTAGTAAAGTCTATCAATACTTTAACAAAATATCTAAGTATTGAAGCAACAGAAGAAACCAAGTTATCTCTGTATAATGAACCGTACAAGATATATAATCTAGTTTTTTTAGATCAAAATGGTAATGTAGAAGATAATACGGATCCTATAGTGCTAGCTTCGCCTGCAAAGCATATGGAATTAGAATTGGATTCATCAGATGATGAAAAAGATAATGAGCCTGAGTCTAATACGGAAACAAACAATAATTCTGAATCGGAGCCTGATTTTGATTCTGATTCTGAAGTATACAAGTGTGATATATGTGGTACAGAGTATAAAACGAAGAGTCGGTTTTTAAACCATATGATTAAATTTCATAATATCCAAAAAGATCTGAAAGATGATGGAAAGACCTGTCCGATATGTAAGAAAGTTTTTAGAGATCGTGGTAAGAGAAATAGACATGTACGTAGTGTACATGAAAAATCTAGTATAGTGAAATGTATAGAATGTGATACTAATTATAGTTCTAATGATGCTCTTATGAATCATATTCGTAATGTACACAAAAAGGTTACACAGTCTAAGTGTGATCAGTGTGGAAAGATATGTTCAACTGTAGGTAATCTTAAAAAACATATTGAGCAGATGCATAATAAAACGACTTCTGTATCTTGTGATATATGTCATAATATATTTACGAGCCAATGCAACTTGACACAGCATATACTTAAAGTACATCAACGTCAAGAGAAATGTAATTGTCAACTATGTGGCAAAGAATTATTGTCTGTGAATGGATTGGAATATCATATGATAAATGTTCATAAAATATAAATAATTGATCTTACCAACGTGTTAATTATCTTATACTATATTTAGTATAAGATATGTAATATTCTGACATTTACTTACTTAGGAATAACACGCTTTACTTTGCGAACAACAGGTGCTTTTTTTGGTGAAGGCACCTTTTTAGCAACTTGAGAATCTTCATCTCCAGAACCAACAAGGCTTCCTTCATTACCTCCATCATCATCTACCTCATTAACACCATCATCATCATCAAGAGCGGATGCTGATGAACGATTTTCATTTTGAGAAGCTAGAACCTTAGATCTAGCTTTAGGACGAGCCAAAAGACGCTTCATACCCATCTTGCTTGGCTCTACAACTGCTTCATAAAGTTTTACTTGAAGAGAGATTTTTGCACCAATAAAAATAGATTCAATTTTAACAGCACCAGTTGAATAGCAGTGCTTTCCCATTAGTTGACGTGCTTCAAGAATATTGTCATCCTTATCAAAGAATTGAGTAAGGAACTTATCTTGCTTCTTTGAATAAATCAACTTTGCATACAAAGTTGGACCACGACCTGGAACATTTCTAAGAACAGTCTTACCCTTATCGTCTGTGAACTTCTCCTTTTTGTAATAGAGAGGGTTCAGGCCACCCTTTGCTTTAGTTAGATCTCCACGTGTCAGCTCAAACAAATCAATCTCTTCTCGATTTTCGAGAAGGTGATCGATACATGCTTCAACAATCTCATTAAAAGTATCACACCAAGTCTTTTCAGCTGGTGTTACACCATCACGATTCCACAAACAAAGAGGGAATGTGAAGCCAGTAACATTACCAGTTTCTTGACTAGTATTTTCAGAAACACCAAATGAATATAGACGTTCTGTTGGAATAATTAATTCTCCAATTGTTCCATCTTCATTTCGAGTAGAAATATTAATTCGTTTAAATTCAATCTTAACCTTGCTATCTGGAATACTACCAACAATAGGTTCAGAAAAAATCATACGCTGTTTAGGATTATAACCCTCGGCGGGCGTCAATTGCGTGTTTTCGTTATCGGACATTTGTTTGTTTTCTTTTATTCTGCTATTTCCTTAAACTTATATTAATTTTTTTCAATTTTATTTTTGCGGATTATTTTTAAATGTCAACATCTACAATAGAAATAAAAGATATTCTTCAAAAATGGGCAGATGCTAAAACAGAAATTGCAGAATTAGAAAAAAATATAGAAAAATATAAACGAGTTGTTAATCGTATTATGGATCAAAAAGGTAATAATACAATCACAAGTTCAAAATTTACTCTTCGGCGTAAAGAAATGTCTCGTTCTACTATGTCAAAAAAAAATGTTCCAACAGAAATATGGAATAAATACTCACGTCCTTGTACATACAAGGCCTATTATATAAGTAAAATAAAGTAAGTTACATTTTAGTTACATTTATTTTAATATTTTAAAGTATTAAAATTTAGTCTTTTGGAAAATGATTTTGATTCTTCAAATAAGTTTGAATTCCGTAGTAATACAAAGGCTTTTCTGCTTTTTCCGGATTAAATCCAAGAAGTTTTTGAAGTTTAGAATCTGGCCAAATTTGTCGTTTATCCTCTGGATTTTGTAACTTATTAGTCGCAATATAATCACATATATATTTTGTAACGTCAACACGAGACCGAAGTTCGTTTTCAGACCATCCACCAAATTTAGCAAGTTCACTTGAAAGTTTTACAGGTTTTTGAAATCCAGAATTATTATTTTGACGAACAGTTGTATTTTTTTGTTTTAGTACACGAACACATTGTAATTGAAGAGATTTAATGTTTTTATTCACCAACCGAAGAAATTTAACATTTGTTGTTTTAGAAGAACTTTCACGACTATTTTGAATTTCTAAATTGATCATATCAATAAGTAAATCAAACTCGTCCAAAATATTTTTTCTACTGGCAAGATCTTTTTCTTTTTTTGAAACACTTGTATCAGTAAGATTAGGAATAGGACTAGATAATTCCTCCTCTTTAGAAAGAGTTTCGATCTGATTTGCCTTTTTTTTCTCAGATATAATATTTTCTACTTTTTTTGGCATTTAATTTAGTATCATAATATCTTTAAGTCAATTTGTTTTTATTTTAAACTAAATGTACACTAAAACTCAAAATTACATATACATACCAATTGGAGGTGAATTTATCTTACTTTTTTTTTTCGTTTTTTGAACCATTATTAAACCTTTTTCTAAATCTTCTACTGTTAAAATAAACTTATGTTCTTTATCTAATGCGATAACACGTCGTGCGTGTGCCATCTTGCATTTAGATATAAGATTTACAATGTCTCTTCCAGCATTTGAAAATTGGTCTTTATTTGTTTCTATTAGTTTTGATATTATTTCTTTATCAATTTTTATTTCCCAATTAATATGTTTAACTTTTTTAAGAAAGATATCAGATAATTCAATTGGTGTATATTCTTCAATTTTATGTTTCCATTGAAAACGACTTTCTAATCCATCATTTACTGCAAAAAAACACTTTTGGATATCTTTTTCATAACCAGCTGCGATGCAACAAAAATCAGTTGTGTGTTCTGACAAAAAACTACATAAAGTATCAATAGCTTCTTTAGAAAAAGAATCTCTGTCTTCTTCACCTGGCCCTAAAGCATAGACTTCGTCAATAAACAAAACACCACCTATACATGAATTAAGTAATTTTTGTGTTTTAAGAGCTGTTTGACCAAGATAACCAGCAACAAAATCATCTCTGTGAGCTACTTTAAAAGGACCAGATGGAGACAAAATATCCATCGCTTGATATATTTTTGCTATAATATGAGCAACGGTAGTCTTACCTGTACCGGGTGGACCCATTAATATAGTATGCAAATATTCATCTGATTTGTTTCTTTGATGCATTCCTTGCAAATAGTACAAAATTTGATAAAAAATTGATTCCTTTAAGGTTTCCATACCAATAAGATTATTTAATTCATCTAAATGAGGAGTTAGACGCCAAAGCATTATTGTATCAATGTTTTTATAAAAAGTGTTATTTTTTCCTAATTGAATAAGATCTTTAATAGAATTAATTGGCGGTGCATCAAAAATTTCTATTTTAGGTCGTTTCTTTTTTCCAAAATCATTTAATTGTCTATCTCTTTTTAGCATTAGCAACCTTTAGCAAATAATTTTTATTGTTTAGATAATAGAATCTTTTTTAATTTAACAGGCATATCTACATCCTTGATTACATAATTTTTTCCTTCCATTATAATAGTTTTTATATGCAGTCTCATATGCAATTTTTTCTTCTTTTGTTGGGATTTTATGTTTTACTAAATCATAACTCATATAAAATGGGTTAAAACTTGATTGATAATTATAATTCTGGATTGATTCTAGAAATTCCCAAGTAAGAGCGAAATTGTACCAGTTCTTTGCAGACATTAAGTGGTCTGGATACGTTTGTAAGTTGTGTAATCTAGTTCTTTTTACAGCAAAACCAAAATCAATTAAAACAAGATTATTATCATCTGTACACATAACATTTTCATCGTGTGTGTCTACATGTAACCAACCAGCATCACGAATTATATCTAAACTTTCTCCTACTTTTTTCCAAATTTTATGATGACTAAATTTTGAATATTCAAAGTGTTTTAGTTTTTCCATTACAATAAAGGCTTGCTTTTTACAAGTCCAAGATGCATATATTTTAGGAACAATATTCGTTTTTTGAAGGTCATTTAATGCTTCTATTTCAGTTAAAAAAGAATTATTATTTTTTTGCACTTTAAGAGCATATTCACGGTTGTCATATTTGGATAAGACTAAATAAACAATTCCATACGATCCTTTACCAAGTGTACGCAATTTTTTCCAATTATCAATTTGACTACAATCTTCTTTAACTGGAAAAAAACTAGACACAACTGGTGTAGGATTTATTATCGGAACACCATTTATAATTGTCGGATTCATATTTATTTTCAATGGGGGACGTCTCACAATTCCAGGTGTTTTGTTTATTATTGACTTTATAATTGATGAAGTCGGAGTAAGATGAGTTGGAGTCGGAGGACTCGGAATTGGAATCTGAGATTTTTTTTGTTGTGATTCTTTAAATTTTTGCTCTAACAATATAAATTTTCCTACTCGACCATCTTTCAAAACACAAAGTCCTGTCTTAGGATTTAGAATTTTATCAGGTGGACATGATTTTGATTTAGACGCAACATTTTTTGATACAGTTCCAAATACGGAAGTTAAACTGGATTGGGAAGTTGAACCAGATCCTATTGAACCAGACCCGGAACTCAAAACGAAATCCGAACTAGAACCCAAAGTAGAACCCGAAGTAGAACCCGAAGCAGATCCCGAACCCGAAGTAGATACCGAACCGGAACCCGAACTAGATCCCAAACTAGATCCCAAACTAGATCCCGAAGTAGATCCCGAACCCGATATTTGTGTTTTACCTTTCAATTTTTGTTCTAATCTTTGTTCTAATACTATAAATTTTCCTACACGACCATCTTTCAAAACACACTTTTTTGTCCTAGGATTTAAAATTTTATCAGGTGGACACTTTTTTCTGCTACGAGATTTTGGAGATCTACGTTTTAATTTTTGTTCTAATAGTATACTTTTTCCTATACGACCATCTACTAAAACACAATTGTTAGTTTTAGGATTTCGAATTGTACCAGGTGGACACTTTTTTCTGCTACGAGATTTTGGAGATCTACGTTTTAATTTTTGTTCTAATAGTATACTTTTTCCTAATCGACCATCTACTAAAACACAATTGTTAGTTTTAGGATTTAGAATTGTGCCAGGCGGGCATTTTGTCATTTTTATAATAAAGATGGAAAATAGAAATTTAAGATTAAGAAAATTGCATCCTCAAAAGTAAAAATGAACTTATCAAGTTAAAAGTATATAAATTAATAAATTAAAAAGATGGGTATCAAAAGCTCGTTTAACAATTTTTTAAGAGAAACATGTCCTGATATTTTTGAACCTATTCACATTTCTGAATATAGTTTTATGAAAGTAGCAATTGATATTTCCTTATATATGCACAAATTTAAAGCAGTATGTGGAGATCGATGGTTGTCTGCTTTTATAAATTTAATATCTAGCCTAAGACGAAATGAAATTCATTGCGTTTTTATTTTTGATGGTCCAGCACCACCAGAAAAATCTGGCGAACAAGCAAAAAGAAGAGATAGTCGAGAAAAATTAGATCATCAACTGTATGAACTTGAAGAAGCAGTAGACGAATATAATAAAACAGGTATTGTTAAAAATTGTCTTGTTGATATTTATAAGAAAAGACGTTCACCAAAACGTCTTCTTGTAAAAAATTCAGAAAAAGTTGATATGGTTTGGATTGAAAAAAAAATTGAACAACGCCGAAGTCAACTCTATAGTATTTCATCAGAAGATTTTGAAACTGCAAAACAACTCTTTAATATTCTTAAAGTTCCTTATTATACTGCACCAGGAGAGGCTGAAAAAATGTGTACTGCTATATGCATTGCTGGTTTTGTATCAGCCGTTTTATCTGAAGATACAGATGTAATGGCTTATGGTTCTCCTGTATTTCTTACAAAAATTGACACTGGTGCAGACACTTGTGTTCGTATTACGCATTGTCAAGTATTGAAAGGTCTTGAACTAAGCAAAGAACAATTTTTAGATCTTTGCATAATGTGTGGCACTGATTATAATCCTAATATACCAAAAATAGGAAGTAAAACTGCTTACAAATTAATAGCGGAACATAAAAGTATTGAAAAGATATTATCAGATACATCAATTGATGTTTCTATTCTTAATCATATACGTGTACGAAATCTTTTTACGAACTTTGAAACTGAAAATAAAGAAATTGCAAAAATTCCATTTTGTGGAAGTCCAGATTTTTCAAGTTTAGAAAAATTTTTAATATCTAAAAAAATTCAAGTAAATATTGAAAAACTTAGAAAAGATTTTACACACAATATTATTGTTTTTGAAGATTCAGACGAAGAATAAAAAACAACAAATATTCTTTAAAAAAAAATAAGGTTTTGTAATAAAATGCCTCGAGGAAATTATTACAAAACATCAAATCTTTTAATGATCTCATCACCACATAAAAAAAATGAGACGAATGAGACAAATGAGCCAAAAATGCAAGAAGATAATGGCGAATCTACATATAAAAAACAATTTGTAGATGAATCAAAAAATGATTCACAAGAGATGAATATGAAATGGACTACTCTTAAATATGCAAATTCAAGCGATCCTAACGTATGGGGTCCAGCTTTTTGGTTTACTTTACACAATGGTGCAGCACGTTATCCTATTAAAGCGTCTCCTATTTGTAAAGAAAGTATGAAAGGATTTATTATGGGTATGCCATATATGATACCTTGTGAAAAATGTCAAGATCATGCGATTGCTCATATTGAACAAAATTATTACAGAATGAACGAAATTGTTAGTGGCAGAGAGCAATTATTTAATTTCTTTGTATCTTTCCATAATTATGTAAATAAACGTTACGGAAAACCCGAAATGGACTATAAAAAAGCATATGATCTCTATACTAGTTCTACAAATGTTACAAAACTTACCTATTTTGATTCTAACTCTTAAGTAGTATGTGATAAATTTAAATTTATCTTATCCTTCCTTAAAAGGGTCTGTTTTCTTACAATCAGGGCAGATTGTATATTGAGGTAAATTATCAGGTTGAACAATAATAGAACGATTAAAATGTTTTTTATCTTTTTCTGACCACCCATACATAACTGCAGCGTTCATAGCCTTTCTATCATCATTATATTGAGACATAAAATGATCAAATATATCTCCTTTGTCTAAGTTTGAACAACAGTGTTGACATAGATAATTATTCATTGTTATTATACGAACTGTTTTTTTTAAACCCAAATTTCTTCTTCATCAAAAGTAATAGATGATGCACCTGTAAAAATGTCTGTTGTATTAATTCTACCTCTTGATCGTGCATTCAATTTTATAGGTTTGTTAAAAGAAGTTGCATTATAAAACATTCTTGTCATATTATTAACTTTTGAAAATTCCCAATACAAGTCATCAAGTGATTGATTAAAAGCATACGCATGAGAAAACATATCTGACATATTTTCTACACTAATAATATTCCAATATCCTATCTTACCGTTAAAATTTATTGCGTAACTAAACATTTCAGACATATTAGTTACTCTTGAAGTATCAAAACTATTAAGTGGTTGATTAAAAGCATGTGCATGTTTAAACATTTTTGACATATCTGTAACATAATGTGTATTGAAATTATTGATAGGTTGATTAAAAGATATCGCCAATTCAAACATACTAGACATATTGCTTGGCATCATAACCCTTACTTCGTGTTGGCTGATAAAAGGTTGATTAAATTTGATTGCACCTTTAAACATTTTAGCCATATTACATAAAACTACAGGCAAATTAATTGGTTGATCAAAACTGCTAGCATCTAGAAACATACCTGACATATTAGATACTCCAGAAAGATTTAAATTATGAATAGGTTGATTAAACTTTATTGCACCGGCAAACATTCTAGACACATTTGTAAGATGTGTAACTCTTAATCTGTTAATACATACATTTTGATTAAAATTAATAGCGTCTTTAAACATTTTAGACATATTTCTAACTCTTGACAAGTCCCAATTCCAGTCACCAAATGGTTGGTTAAAAGACCTGGCACCTTCAAACATATTACTCATCAAAGTAATTCTGCTTGTCTCATTTAATGTGATTACTTTATTAAAAGAAGTTGCATGTAAAAACATTTGAGAAACGTCAGTTAAACTTTCAGTATCATATAATATTACCGGACTATTAAAGTTTGTTGCTCTTGCAAACATACCTATAACAGAAGTAACTTGTTTTGCATTAATAAAAGTAATAGGGTTATTAATACCAGAACTATAAAACATGCCGTTCATATTTATTACGTTGTCTGTTTTCCAAATGAGAGGTTGGTTAAACAAGGTAGCTCTAGCAAACATTTCACTCAAATTGATAACTTTTGAAGTATTCCATTTATTGTCAAGAGGCTGGTTAAAACTTATTGCGTTATAAAACATTTTAGATAGATTCGTAACGTTTTTTGTATCCCATTTATTGAGTGGCTTATTAAAAAGAGTAGCATTTGCAAACATTTTTTCCATAGTTCTAACCATACTCACATTCCAATTAGAAATATCACAATTAAAGTTTGCTGCACCTTCAAACATAGATTCCATATTCATAACTTTTGAAGTATCCCAACGAGAAATATCTCCATTAAAATCTGAACCGTCAAACATTTTTGACATATTAGTAACCATACACACGTTCCATTCAGAAATATTTTTGTTTTCCATCAATGTATCTGCAAACATATAAGACATATTCCTAACACAAGAAGTATCCAAAAGAGAAATGTCTACCTCATCATCATCATTAAATGAATTCCTAAACATTCCAGCCATATTTGTTACTTTACTAGTGTTCCAGTTTTCATACCCAGTAACAGTTATAAGACCCTGTTTTGTTTCACCATCTTCATCTTCTTCAAAATCAAAATTAAACATATCTGACATATCAGATACATTGCTTGTATCCCAATAAGTTAAATCTACAAAAATGTCTTCTGAGTGGAGTTGGTAACGAAATAAACTACTCATATCATTAACTCCTCTTACATCCCAATATTTAATTGGTATTAGTCTTGGTCGACGCCATAGTCGATTTGTAACTGGATCGCGAGGACCATTGAAAGCTAACATGTCATGATAATTAATATATAGATCTAAATCTGTTTGAAGCTTTTCTTTCGTTCTATATCTGAAACACTGAGTTCTTCCATAAAGAAAATTTCTTTCTTCTTCAGAATTTGCATTCTCAATAAGATTCTGTAAAAGTCTGGTTGCAATAATTCTACACTGTGGTAATGCATCAGAATTCTGAATATCTAAAAGATCATGCACTCTACTTGTATATTGTCTTTCATTAACCATTGTCATAATATAATTAACCATATCTGGTTTCCATTCAAATCCTATTACGTTTACTGGTCTTTCAAAAGTATTAGAGTCTGGATTGTATCCCATATCATGTATTAACAATATCCAATTACGAGTATTCATTAAACCAAATGCACGCACACTACCAGATGCTAAAATGGCAGGTAATATTACAGAGTTATATTCTGAATTTATATATGGTAATAATATAGATGATTTATTATCTTGGTTTTGATCAATAGCTGCTTTAAGAACTTTAACAATAGTTGATTCTGGTAATGAGTATAGTTGACTTGCTAGTATAAGTTGTTCCATTTTATTAAATGCATAAAATATTATTTTAGAATTATAAAAATAAATAATACGTTTTTTTTAAATTTAGATCATTAAAACTTGTTATGTTATATATAAATATATAACATATGAACAGTGATTATGATACAATTGTTTTATTTAATCGAGATCATTTACACAATGAATGATTAACTTATGAACAGCAAAACTTATTTTGATCCAAAAGAATATGTTAATGGATTCGCAGAAGGAGGTTTAAATGTAGTTTGCGGTTGTCTAAGTGTTCCAAATGCACTTGTTGTTTGTTTATTTGTTCCAAAAGAACTTGGTTGTGTTCCGAAAGTATTTGTTGGTTGTGATCCAAATGCACTTGTTGGTTGTGTTCCAAACGCACTTGTTGCTTGTGTTCCAAACGCACTTGTTGCTTGTGTTCCAAACGCACTTGTTGCTTGTGTTCCAAACGCACTTGTTGCTTGTGTTCCAAACGCACTTGTTGCTTGTGTTCCAAACGCACTTGTTGGTTGTGTTCCAAACGCACTTGTTGGTTGTGTTCCGAAAGTACTTGTTGCTTGTGTTCCAAACGCACTTGTTGGTTGTGTTCCGAAAGTATTTGTTGGTTGTGTTCCGAAAGTATTTGTTGGTTGTGTTCCGAAAGTACTTGTTGGTTGTGTTCCAAAAGTACTTGTTGGTTGTGATCCAAATGCACTTGTTGGTTGTGTTCCGAAAGTATTTGTTGGTTGTGTTCCGAAAGTACTTGTTGGTTGTGTTCCGAAAGTATTTGTTGGTTGTGTTCCAAAAGTATTTGTTGGTTGTGTTCCGAAAGTACTTGTTGGTTGTGTTCCAAAAGTATTTGTTGGCTGTGTCCCGAAAGTATTTGTTGGTTGTGTTCCGAAAGTACTTGTTAGTTGTGTTCCAAAAGCACTTCTTGGTTGTTGTTGTGTTTCGAAAGTATTTATTGGTTGTTGAATAATATCTGGTTCACATAAATTTTTACACAAATGTATTAATTCATCTGATTTGTAAGTCCCTTGATCATTAAGTTTCTCGATAAAATAGGAAGGTATTGATTTTAAACCTACCCTTGCCCCAACAATTCCACCAACTATTGATGCTATACTTGAAACATTTCCACCAGACCTAACAGACATACAAATAGAAGAAACAAAAAAATTTGGAATACACATAAAACAAAAAATTGCAAATAAACAAGATTGTACAGGTGCGTATGAAATTACCTCGCCATCATTATATAATTGTTCACCAAACATTTTATTACACTCCTTTGTAATTATTTTAATTATTTGCCTATCTGCAAAAGCAGATGCAAGTATATATTCAAGTTTTGAATCTTTAATTATACTTTTTCTTGTTTTTATTAAAAATGGCATGCTCAAAACATATGTTCCTAAAGTTGGATTAATTGGCATTATTGAGTTGGAAAGTTGTTGACAAAAAATATGAGGGCTAGTTAGAATATCATATCTAGAATATGGTTTTATTTTATTTTCAACAGCAAGCCTAGTCGCTTCTGCAATTAATATTGAACAAGCTATTACTATTTCAGAACTATTAGTCACACTAGCTTGGTTAGTTGTAGATAGTTTACAAACATCTTTTCTACTCATATAAACAGCTCCTAAAGGAGCTGCCCTTGCACACGGTTCATTTTTTTCTTCCTTGTAAGGAGTACCTGTTTTTATATTCTCTATAAAAGATGATTCAGGAGTTCCAATAAGAGGTGTTTTTGAAATGTTATTTTGTTCAGAGACAATTAATCCAGCGAGTCCGTAAAGAGACATCAGTCTCTTTTTAAAAGATTCGATATTCAAAACTCCGTTTTCAATTGATAATAATAGTTCTCTTGAACACTGAGTGTTAACTGTGTACTGTCCATATTGAAAAGCTATTGTATTTTGATTACCTTCAATTTTGCAATAACGAGGGTTGCCAGTTCTTCCTATATCTTTGTCGACTCCATATAAATGGACACTTTTAGATGCTACTATTTTTTCTACATATTCATAAGAAGAGTCGGCAGAATGACCTTGAATTAAAAAACCAATGGAGTCGCCAATTGCTTTGCCAATAAGAGATCCAGATATATTATCAAGCCTACTAACATACTTACTTTTAAAATTTGGGTTTTCTTTTTCGTACGTTTCTATTTTGTCGGAATTTTTAGAAAATACATCACTAAGAAAAACAGAAAATTCTAAGATTTTTTCCAAATCTATATTATCATCATATAATATTGGATTGTTGTTATAACTTTCCTCAATAGCGTTTCTAATAATAACAAAATTGGAAATTGGAATATAAAAGATGTCTGATAACAGTATCATAAATATATCTCTTGTATAATTTCTAATATAATTAGAGTATGGAAGGTGAAGGTACGGAATAATAAAAATTATTTTATTTGTCAAGTTTTCACCTATCCACTTATCAAAATATTTTTTGTTGAATAATATAATTTTTAACATCACTAAATTAATAATAGTATCTCCTTCTGTATTTCCTATAGGAGATTCTATTGTTATGTCTGATTCAAAACATAAAGCAATATAATAAGTTACTTCTTCTGTCATTTGATTCACAAATTCTATTTTCTCGTCTGCCGTTTTCTTGTCGTTTGTCTTGTTATATTTAGAAATGATGTTATGAAACATTTTATACTTAATTAGAAAAAAGATATAATAATTCAATTTCAAAAAAAAGACTAGATCTAAATATTCAGTTGCAAAATTAAAACTGAAATGTTAGATTTTGAAACTAAAAATAATATAAAAATGTCAAATGAAAATCAAATTAAACTTAAGCCAAAACAAGAAGAAGCTTTTGCATCAATGGCAAAAGGAGAAAGCATTTTTCTTACAGGTCCTGCTGGCACTGGAAAATGTTTAGGATTAAATACGCCAATTATAATGTTTGATGGTTCAATTAAAATGGTCCAGGATGTAAAAACAAATGACTTAATTATGGGAGATGATTCTTCTAGCAGAAGAGTATTATCTATAACAAGTGGGAAAGATGAATTATATAAAGTTTCAACAAATTTTGGAGATTCGTATATTGTTAACAGTGCACATATTCTTACTTTTGTATCAATTAAACATTTTAGATACAGAAAAGGAAAAACAATTTTATCTTGGATGAATGAATTTGGAAATGTATTAAGTAAAAGTTTTTCTTCTAGAAAAGAAGCAGAAGAAGAATCTTTGCTTTTACCTTTTTTTGTAGATTTACCTATAATTAATTATAATCAAAATACTAAATATTTTCATGGAGTTTATACAAGTGTTGAATTTTCAGAAAAATCTCTTGAAATTAACCCTTATATGCTTGGTATTATATTATTAGGTGGAAATTCGGGTCCTAAGTATGAATTAAATCAATTATTATTAGATTTAAAAATTGTAACAAACAACACTATTCCTCATAAATATAAAACAAGTTCTCGTAATCAAAGATTGCAATTATTAGCTGGTATAATAGATATTGTAGGTATTTTATTATCTGATTGCTACGAAATAACTGTATTAAATAGTATATTAGCAAGTGATATTTATTTTGTTGTAAAGAGTCTTGGATTTCATAGTTTTACAAAAACATATAATTTAGAAAATGTAACGTATACAAAAATTTTTGTATACGGAAGAATTGACACGATTCCGGTCTTAATTGCCAAAAAAGCTACTGTAAAATCAATTTTTAGAGGAGCTTCGTATGGATTTGAACTATTAAATGATCGTTTTATTTTATCATCTCCTATAAAAATAGAAAAAATTGGTGTTGGTACATATTATGGGTTTGAAATTGACGGTAATCACCGTTTTGTTCTTGGAAATTTTATAGTAACACATAACACTGCTGTAATTAAAATGTTTATGAAAGTATATCAAAATTCTCGACAAATAGCTGTTACTTCAACAACCGGTACTTCTGCATTACTTATAAATGGTACAACAATACATTCTTATCTAGGTATTGGGTATGGAAACGGAACTGTAAAATCAATGACCGACAAAATTTGTTCATGGCCTTGGTTGAGAAAAAGATGGACTGATTTGCAGTGTTTATTTATAGATGAGATTAGTATGATGGATCCCGAAGTATTTGACAAGTTAGAAGAAATAGCCCGTATTGTACGCCGAAATGTAGCTCCGTTTGGAGGTATTCAGATTGTACTTTCAGGTGATTTTTTACAATTGCCTTGTGTTGGAACTAATAATTTTTGTTTTGAAGCTCAATGTTGGAATAAATGTATAAAACAAACAGTGTACCTTAATGAAATTATGCGTCAAGGAGATAATATTTTTCAAGAAGTCTTAAATAAAATTAGAGTTGGTAAAATAGATAAACAAGTTAAAAAAGTATTAAATTCTCGAATTGGAGTAAAATTGAATAATGAATACGGCATTAAACCAACAGGTCTGTATTCACACAATAGTGATGTTGATTTAATAAATGACGAAGAATTAGATAATCTTGCAACAGATGGAAGACAATTTTACGAGTATAAAATGGACACTGTCGTTTATTCTGGTGTGACTAATAAATCAGCCGCTTTAGAAAAATTTAAAAAATATTGCACCGCACCAGAAATTCTTCAAGTTTGTATAGGAGCACAAGTTATGTTGCTAAAAAATTTGGATATACCTAATGGTCTTGCAAATGGTAGCAGAGGAGTTGTGACTGGTTTTGTTTCCGAAATGCCAACAGTACGATTTTTAAATGGAGAAGAACGTGTAATTGAACAAAATGTCTGGGAAATTGAAGAAAATGATAAAAAAATTCTGAGGGCTCAACAAATTCCTTTAAAAGTTGCTTATGCTATATCGATACATAAATCACAAGGTTGTTCTCTTGATTATGCAGAAATTGATTTGTCTGGTGTTTTTGAATATGGTCAATCGTACGTAGCACTATCAAGAGTTAAAAGTCTTGAAGGGTTGAGCATAATTGATATTAATTATGATTATATTCAAGCACATCCAAAAGCAACTGCATACTATGAAAGTTTGTAAGAGTTAACAAAAAAATTATCAAATAATTTTTTTTGTCTATATATTGGTCATCACAATACTTATAAACTCATTTTGAAAAATAGAATCTTCTATACTTCCGTATTCAAATGATATATTTTTGTTCGATTCTATTAACTTATATGTTCTTTCTCTTACTGAATCAAATAACATCTTTGTCAACATCTTTCCACCGTAATCGATTATTATATTACCAGATCTATCCTTATACTTTATAAATACAGGATTTGAATAATCTTCTTCTATAAGTCTATCATTTAAAGGATAAGATAAAGCGTAATCCGCATATCCTTCTGGTCCTCTTAATATATGATCAATTGTTAAAAATTTTGCGTTTTCTATTAACCAGTCTTCAGTGATTGATAAATCAATATTTTCTGACGATTTAACTGATAATGGTCTAACACAATTCTTTCCTGTGAGTTTTGCCATTGTTCTATTGAACAAACCTGGTTTTGTTTGTAGTTCTCTGATAGAACTCTCATTCATAACAATATCTTTATAAGCAGTTGGATTTTTTACACATTCTTCTGATGCAAATTTACTCGCTTTTCTCTTAAGAGGTAAATGTACTCTGTCTATCAAATGGGTATTTTTATAATCAACAACGTGTTCACCATTAATATCTTTGTGATGAAATGTACCACGTTCTGTGTCAGTGCAAACTATCTGAGATTTACCGTTTGAGTCTGTGAGAATATGTTTATGAATTATCTGTGCTGCTCCTTTCTGACCTTCATAAAAATCGTTTTTTGTATATTTTTCATCGATTATACTGTCAACACGAGCTTGACTTAAATCAAGAGGAGTAAGACTTGATATCATTAGATTATTTTGAATGTTTTTTGTGCTATTTTTCTGATAAGTCGGTTGTTTAGCTATCTCGACGATAGTAGCCTGTGCACGTTCGGCTGTAGATTCGGCATAATTTTTATATATCAAACTAATTTCTTTTTCTTTCTCAATTTTCATTCTGGTAATTTCCTCATCTTTTTGAATTTTCAGAATAGCAATTTCTTCTATAAGAGCCTGATTTTTTTTCTTACAAATCAAATCATGTCTGTTAAAACTCCTAGATGAAAAATTTTTATTACAAAATTTACATGTGATTAAAGATACTATAATTGCTTCAGAATTTTGAGATTCTTGTATTTTGAGACAATATTTTGCTTGTGTCTGATGATTACTTAAATGAGATTTGGTCTTGAACTGATTGTTGCAAAACTGACAAGTTAATTCACTAGTTGTTTGTTGAAGTTTTGTTGTTTCAACTTTCTCTTTAGCATCAGCCTTTTCTTTGGCTTGGGCTTCTTGGATTTTTAGACAATATTTGGTTTTTTTCTGGTGCTGTTTTAGCATCTTACTATCACCAAACATATTATTACAAAATTGACATTGTTCCATCTTTATTCCTTTCATTCTTTTGTTTAAACTAAGAATGAAATTTTTCATTCTTTTTAACATAAAACACCAGTTATCTCTGATAAAAACAAAATTTGTCCGTGATTGTCCGAGATTGTCCGAGATTGGAACAAAAAAATAAAAATAGTCACAATTCTCTGATTAAATTTATTTTTCATTATTTTTGAAAATGTGTGTGTGTAAGACTCTTTTTAAAAAGACATTTCTCCAAAAAAGATTTTTTTCCGGATTTTTAAAAAGTTCGGAGGAGGAGGAAAAAATCTTTTTCTTTTGTTTTCTAAATAATTTCAAAAATTCGTAGAAAATTTCCTTTGGATTATCTTTTTTATTTTTCTCCTCCTCCTCCGCCTTTTTAGAAATTTAGTTTTAAAAAGTTTTTAGATTATAGATATTAAGCTCTAACAAATTTATCTTTTTTCGCAATTCCAATTGAAATACTAACCTATCTGATCTTGGTTGTTCTACTTCTAAATTGGAGTACTCAAAAGTAAGATAGTCTTTAGTTTTAGAAATAAAATTAGATTAAGAGTGATGAAAACATAATCTCTGCAACTGAATTTTTTTTAGAGAAAGCTAAAAATCTTAAGCGTTTCGTATGAATCTAATACTAAACAAATGTTTTTACAAAAAAATCAGTTTGATTGAAAAATTAAGTGCAATTAGAATTTTCATTTTTTAGAATTTAGTTCTAAAAAAAGTCTATAATTCACTTAAACATTTTTTTTCTTTTGTTCTTCGCAATACGATAGATATAAATCGTAACACCAATTATCAAAATCATCAAATTGAATAGTTATAAATTCATTTGCAAATTTATCAAGATTCGATAAAGTACAGTTTGGATTAACTTTAAAATATGTTTTTAGAGCGTAACCAATATTTCTAGCAGCACATTCCAATTGAAGAACAGTATCGTAATTTATATATTCAGAAAATTCCTCATTAAACTTTAAAACATAATGAACAGCTATATTCATAATAAAATCGTTAAATTTAAATTCTCTGTGAGTATGATGAATATTATATAAGTTACATGTTTCTTTTTGTACAAAAAAAAGTAACGATTTTTTAACTGTTTCTAATTTAATATTGTATTGTAACATATTATAATTATTATTATGTACTTTTAAACTAATTTGTTTCGGCCCCATAATACATCGTTATAAGTTAATTCCTCTTTTTCGTGTTTTCCTGTAGAATCTGTTTCTCGAGTATTTTTCAATTGTAAACCCATATTTTTTATTATTTTAAGTCTTTCATCGTATGGTAGTTTTTCAATGAGTGGATCTATTTCGTGCGGCCCAATAATACATCGTCATAAGTTAATTCCTCTTTTTGTTTTCCTGTAGAATCTGTTTCTCGAGTATTTTTCAATTGTAAACCCATATTTTTTATTATTTTAAGTCTTTCATCGTATGGTAGTTTTTCAATGTGTGGATCTATTTCGCGTAGATCTTGATCTTCAGTATAATATGTAGCATCTTTAGGTACCCAAGAAGTCATTTCTCTTAAAGACTTTAGGTTTTGTTTACTACGTCCTAGTGATCTTAAAGGGCAAGCTGCTATACAAAAGTGATAATAGGATAGCAATAAATCTCGTGCAGAATTACCTTCTGGAAAAAAGCTTCGATATTCGGGAACATTAGTAAGATATATCTCATTATTTTCTAATTTTTTTGTAATCCTCCCAGTAGAATCATTCTTAGTCCAAAATTCTGGTTCTAGAGTAGTTGCAGACGTGGTATCGGGATTAATACCGTAATGATATATTTCAGGGTTAGATGGAACATTTCTATATATATATAAACTAACATGACCCAAAAACTTATCAATATCACCTAATGGCCCAGAAGCTACTTCAAGACGTAATGAAGTACAATGTACTTCAATAGAATGAGCATTTGGCATTGAAAATCGCGGATTTATTTTATTAATTGAGTCTACACCGTAACTAATAAGCATTCTCCCTTTTAATTGATACTCATCAGTTTTTATAGCGTCTTCAATTCTTTTACGTGTTTTTTCTTCTTGATAGGCTTTATGTTCAGCTTGTTGCTTCTTTTTTAATTCCAATTCTTCGACTGATAAACTGCCTTTTCTTATCTTAAGACCTAAGCTATCTCGAAAGTCTTGAAGAGAGTCGTATTCGGCACGTTCTCTTTCTCTTTTTGCCTTTTGCGCTTCTTCTTTTTTTCTTAGTTTTTCAACCATAAAAAAAGGAGACTGTATTTCAATAAAGTCAATCTGCATGGAAGCAAGTTCGTCAATTTTTTGTAGATTTTCATTCATCTCCATCGTAATATCGTACATATAAAGATCACGAATATTCTCGTCGCTCCATTGAAGTAAAAATGCCTCGTCAGCCGCAAAATTTTTCTTCACGATTCTTTTACGTTTGTCCGCCCATTTTTTAATATCTTTTATTATAATGTCTACTTCAGTAGCTAGATTTTTATCATTTTCTAATTTTTCTTTTGCAGCTAGGTCTTTTTGTTTCTTTAGTTCTGTCTCTTCAGCTTTCTTTTTTGCTTCATTAAGTGTAATTTGTTCATCACATTTCTTTTTTTTTTGACATTGGTAGTAAGGAACGCTATTCCAAGTACCAGCATGCTTTAAATTTTTTGTAGTCCCACACACATAACATTGATCTGCTACTCCTCCTCTGAGGCGAATATTTTTACGATTAGGTGATTTACTACGGATTGACCGAGATTTCTTCATATTTTTACGATTAGGTGATTTGTGACGGATTGACCGAGATCTCTTCATAATTTTGCGGTTAGGTGATTTGTGACGGATTGACCGAGATCTCTTCATAATTTTACGATTAGGTGATTTACGACGGATTGACCGAGATCTCTTTACAATGTTACGATTAGGTGATTTGTGACGGATTGACCGAGATTTCTTTACAATTTTACGATTAGGTGATTTGTGACGGATTGACCGAGATCTCTTCATAATTTTACGAAGAGGTGATTTCATTTTTATTTTAGATACCAAAATAAAAATTCTATTTATTCAATATGTTCTTTCATTTGTTCATAACCATTCGAAAACATATTTAATTTTGTAGAAGAAACAACGTTAAATTCAAAAAATTTTAAATTTGCAGTGACATTCTTTATATTTACAATTTTACATTTATTTGAAGCAGAAGTCAAACGTATTTTATGATTTATTGCTTGAATAACTGGAACGTATATAAGTTTGTAAATAAATTCTAATGTATTAACTTCCGTATCGTTACTGAAACTGGCACATTCTGAATTAAGAACTATACCGAGTATTTTTTCTCCCATTTTTTCACCGATGTCAATTGCAAAATTATCAGAAATACCTCCATCTACATACAAAGAATTTCCATATCTGTAGTTTTCAAAAATAAGAGGTAAATTAGAAGACATGCGTAAAGCTGTAATGCAAGGCAAGTGAGGATACGTTTCCCAAGATAAATATTCTGTTCGATTTTCAGTCAAATTATGTGTAACACAAACAAGGATTTTATTCATTTTTTCTTTTAAATCATTTAATGTTGGAAGATATCCAATTTTAGATATAGTCATTTTTTCTAATTGTTCTTGTATATTTGAAAAAGATGTTGCTCCTCTGCCTTGAATCATTGCAACAATATTAAAATGTTGCATTTTTTCCATAAGTTGATTTGTACATATATAAACTATAATTTCAATAGGAGTGTAACCAATTGCTAGTAAGTAACAAATAATAGATCCAGATGAAGTTCCTACATAATTAACTAAATCTTTTAACAAATAATTGTCAAATGCATATTGAATAGCACCTAGAGTTACAAAAGATCTAGATGATTCTCCTGAGAGAACCAATGTGTCATAATAAATAGATGATCTTTTTATCATTTCTGGTGTAGAAAATTCGATTTTATCTTTTTCGTCCATTTTTTAATTATGTATGTATCTTTAAGGCAACTTTAGTTTTAAAATATTTATATATCTAAAATTTTTTTAAGTAAAAGAAAAACAATAATAAAAAGTATAACTATCGCTATAATATAGACAGTTTTATCTGTATTGTAAAATTTTGAACAAATTGGACAGTTAGCGATATGTTCTGCTACATCTAAACAACTTGGAGAATTAATAGGCATATTAAAAGTTTTAACGCCATTTTCGTGTTTAATTTGTGTTCCATAAACTTCCGTGCTGTAAGAATTATTATGATCAATGTTCTGATTGTGATTATATGTACGTTGTTGTATTGGAGCTGGATTCATTCCAGCATGGGAAGAAATTTTATGATTTTCATTTCGAATATATTTTTTATATTTGTTATTGTCCTGATGAGGAGTTGGCATGTCTGATTTGTGATTTCCAGATTCTAATTCTTCAAGCTCTGATAAAAATTCAATAGGTGTGACTTGCTGTACATTATTATTGTATCTCATTTTATATTACAACTAGAAAAATAAATCATAAAAACATAACATCATCAACTTTTATATCTTTTCCATTTATAATTAATTCATACGCTTTTAAAAGATACGGATCTTTTTGATTATTAATAATCGATCCTAAAATTGTTTGAAAATTGGAAGATCCGGATAAATTTTTGTCATCTTCTGTTTCAGAACTTTCTTTTTTTATTTTTTTGGGTTTAAAAATTACTTTTACTCCTTTTTCCAATAAATTTTTGTATTTTTTTGTTTTCTTTAAAGCTTTAAATTGATCGTAATTACCTGACACTGTTACTTTAAGAGTATCTTCTGTATCAGGAACTTTGTACGTATCCAAATCTTCAACATCCATATATATTATTTTTTTTCTCGGAAGTTGCAAATCAACTTCTTCTCTTTCATACTTACCATTTTTAAAACGTAAACAAGCTATGATATTTTTTTCACTTTCTCCAAATGCATGTTGCATTGCAGATCCAGTGTAATAAATATTTTCTTGAGGAATTTGTCTAGAATGAATGTGTCCAGAAACAATCTGTGGATATGAAATTGGCCATTTATCTCCTTCTACCGAAATAATAGCACCCATTTTACAACCAGCAAATTCTTGATGTGCAAATATACAACTAGCATCTTTCCACTCACCATCCATAGTATTTAAAGCTTCTTGAAATCTTCCATTCGGAACATAAGGAATAAAAACAAATTTTTCTGCTTTAATTGTTTCACATATTACTTTATCAACAATAACAGTGTTAGACCATTCTTTCATACCTGAAAGCCAATGATTTTCATTTAAAAAAACTTGGTTGTTTATCATATCATGATTTCCAACAAGAACATACGTTTTTGCTATAATACGCAACTTATCAATCATTTCATAGGCTTTATTAAGAGCTATAGTGTGTAAACGTTCGTGTGTATGAAGAACATCTCCAAGAATAATTATTAAGTCAGGTTGTTTTTCTGTAGCTAAATTAATTAATTCTTTAATTAAAAGATCTGTTTCTATTATATTCGATACTTGAATGTGAGGGTCACCGATGCACAAGACTGTAATTGTCATTTAATCTATAACTATATTATAGTTATAGATATATAATTCAAATTAAAATTTACTGTTCCTTTGTAAGAACACGCTTATGTTTGTTAAGATTTGTAACTGGAATTCTTTGATTATTAGTCTTTTTGTTTTGAAAACGTCTAATCATTTTGTTCAAATTTGTTGGAGATTGCTGATTCAAAACTTCGATAACTTTATTTAGTGTAATTCTACTTTTACGATCAGCTTCATAAATTGAATGACACTTACGCATAACATTAAATTCTTCAATTTCAACAGTGACCCATTGTTTCTTAATATATCGATCAACATAAGAAGTATAAATCATTTGTGCAATTGCATAAAGTATATTTTCATACTCTTCAAAATCAGAAGCAGATTTAGGATAAAGATGATAAAGATTGTTACACATTAAACTATCCATACGAACTTGAAGGTATCTATACTTCACACTTGGTTCATTACCTCTAACATTAAAAAAGTTTAGGTATTCTTGATGAATAATCTTATATTGTTTGTTATTAGGAGCAAAAATAATAACTCCTTGCATATCTCTAATATTAATGTTCTTAACATAATTAACCAAATCATTCAAAGATGTAAAATTATGTTTCTTTGGTTGTGGAATAAAAATATCTTCAGTCATTACTAATAGACTGTCTACAAAAGTTCCAACATGATAAAGAGTAGGGTTTGAAGGGGCGTCACACACTATGCGATTTTCTTCATTGTGAAGAATCAAAAACATATATTGTTTTTGTGTGTCTAGAATTGTTTGAAAACGCTCAATCAAACACTCACCATTTTGTGGAAGAGCTGCTTTAAGTTTTTCATTATTTTCAACTTCAAATTCAAGAGCACGTTTGAACGTTGTACCAAACGACTCTTTTGATGACCACTTGCTTCTAAAAGCATTTAGTTTTCTGTGCGTAGAAGTAAACCATTTTCCGGCAAAATTAAACACACGAATAAGTGTTCCTTCGTATGCATCAAAGACATTACAATTTTCAAAAATAGGACCAATATTTTTTTCAATATCAGCCATTTCTGTATGCGCGATTTCTATTGTGTAAGGGAACGCTTGCATTACAACATTTTCATTGTTAAAAACAACTCCGCGACATTGCTTAATATTATCTTCATCTTCTGCAGAACAACGAACATAACAAAATAACTGCAAATTAGCTTCTTCATCAAAGTCGGTCATACTTACACGATTTCCTAAATTTTCAATAATTGCACGAGTAATCTTGTTATCGTTTGTCAAATTATTAACTATTTCGGATTCAAAATTAGCAGAGCTCATAAGGTTTTCTTATTACCTTTGACTTTCTTAAACCAATATTTCAATTTTATTTTTCAATGCTCACACGGTTGTAAATTTGCTAATGTAAACATATCTGCACCATGTGTTTCCAAAACCATTGGAATTTTATTTTCTTTGCATTTGTTTAAAAGATGTATAAGACTTTCAAAACTATTTTCCCAAATCGATCCTTCTCCAAGGCAAGCGTGTAGATCTTTTTTTGATCCTAAATGAACTTTGCTATCATTTAAATGCAATAGATAAAAATTATTAATTCCTAATAACCTATCAAAATCAGAAAACAGTCTATCAATTTCTGAAACTTTGCGCAAATCATAATCACCTTGTCCCCATATATGTGCTGTATCAACGCAAACTTTTATATGATTTTTTTTATCTGGATCTACAAGATCCATAACATTTTTAATCTCTTCAAAAGTGCGACACAATTTATTACCTTCACCTGCACAATTTTCTAAAAGAAGAACAGAATTATTAGGAAAATTTATTTGGTTCAAAGTTTTGGCAACCGCTTCATGACCTTCTTTTCTATTTGGATAAGAACCTGGGTGAATTACAACACCTGACCTTTTTTGAGAAAAATTTGCCACAACACCCAATTCGTATTCCAATGCTTTTATCATACCTCTCAACTTTCTATCAATTGTTGAATCTCCATTCCAAGCCAAGCATCCAATTGATGATTGTCCTGCTAAATTAGCACAAAAAGGATAATGTGTAAAAACATTCATTGGAAAATGATCAATAAGTTTTTTTGAGGCTTCGATGTCTTCTTTAGTAATTTCATCACGTTTCCAAGCTGCTTTTGGATCTCCCATAAAAAATTGTATTGTGTGCATTCCAAGACGTATTCCTTCTAAAATAGTATTAGATATACTTGATGAAAAACGACTGTGATCTCCAACTTCCCAATACATATAATAGACTTGTGGCATTTGTTCTTATTTAAAAAAATAAGAAAAAAATCAATTTTCTAAAAAAGTTAGATTATTTATGATTTCAATTACATTAATTTAATTAATTTAAAATTTTATTGTATAATAATAAAATGTATAACAATGATTATCCGAACAATAATTCTAATATAATTAGAAGAATACGTTCACCTAGGTATATTAATACACCTAGGCTTAACACAACTAGTATACGTTCTTCAAGGTATCCTAATACAAACATTATAGATCGAAACAATTATACAAATACAAACATTATAGATCGAAACAATTATACAAATACAAACATTATAGATCGAAACATTTACCCAAATACTAGCATAAGTTCACCAATGTATATTAATAGAAACACTTATTCGAATCTGCCAGCCAATTGGTCTGAACATATTAGTCGTAGTGGTCTTCCATATTATTATAATTCAATAACAGGTGAATCACATTGGCAACATCCTACAATAAATACTCTCTCACCACAACCACAACAACAACCACAGAATGACCTTCAACAAAGAATGCGAGATAATCCAGGATTGCAAGGCATGCAAGACCAAGTTATGAGAACACTTGGTATTCTATGATTTTCAAGTTGCAAATATGTGTATAAATTTAAATTTATTTATTAATACATTTTTTTATACTCTTTTTGTCAAGTAAAAATTTTCTTTAAATAGTTTTTTTAATTTTTTTGAAAAATTAAAATGTTTCAATATAATAAAAATGCCACCATACGCGAATCCATATTCTTCCGTATTAGATGGTTCTCTTAGAGTTGAAAGTTCTACAAACAGTGACCGATACGGTAAAGGATCACTTATTGTAGAGAATGGTTGTGAGTTTTTTGGCTCACAAAACCAATTTGTAAAGTCCACACACGTAAATGCTGATTTAACTATTGAGTCAGCTAAAAATCTTCTTGCTTCCGCCAAAACTGTAACTATTACAGCTTCAACAGGTGCTGTTGGTATTAATTCGACGTGGGGTAGCGTTACTCTCAGTGGTATTTCTGCTAGTCTTACTGCTATAACAGGTAGTGTATCAGTTGTTGGTGGTACTTCAGCCAATTTAACTTCTACAACTGGAAATGCTTATGTTCTTGGTAAAACAGCAGCTTCAGTTACCGCAGACAGTGGTCCAGCGTCACTTATTGCGACTTCGGGTACTGTTACTGTTCAAGCGGCTCAGACAATGTTTCTGTCTGGTGCTACTAAACAGGAAGCGTTTGGAAATGTTCTTGCAAGCAGCACAACTGATTATTCTATATCATCAACTAGTGGAAATGCTATATTTAATGCAAACAATGGAGAAGCACGTGTTTTTGGTAAAACACTTGCTTCTGTTATTGGTCATGAAGGTGTAAAAATTGAAGCTACTGGCGGTAATGCAACCGTAAAAGCGTCAGGCGTTGTTTACCTTGATGGTGCTACTAAAACCGAAACATTTGGGACTGTTAATGCTACAAGTACTGGTAACTATGCTATAACTTCAAGTACTGGTAAGGTTCAATTAAATGCTACCGGTGCCGCAGGTGCAGTAGAATTACTTGGTAAAACAAACGTTTACGTTAAAGGCACTGACCTTACAACAATTGAATCTTCGGGAACTGTTACAGTTGTTGGTCCTAATGTAAACACATCAGCTACTCATATTTCTTCAACCGGTAGTAATAGTATAAGTCTCACTGCACCTGATATTAGTTTATCGGGTTCAACTATTTCAAAAGTTGAAGCACCTACTGTTGAAATCGGAAAAACTTCAAATACAGTTACTATTTCTCGAGCTGGTCAAGATACAAATGTTCAAGGAAAATTGTCAGTTACTCAACATACTATTTTATCTACCTTAAATACATCGGGAGACTGTACAATTGGCGGAAATTTGACAGTTTCAGGATCTGTAACAAATATTGACACCCAAAATCTTTTAGTTAAAGATAATATTATAGTACTCAATAGTGCTGATGCAGCTGGAAGAGATGCAGGTATGGTATTTGCAGCTACCGGTGCTCTTTCAACTGCTTTATATTACAAAAATTCTGAATCCGCCTTTGTTTTTTCTACAACAGAATCATCAAGTGCAACAGGCCCTGTACTTATTACAAAAGATTATTCAGATATTAAATGTAAAAATATTACTGCTAGTTATATAACTTTGACAAATTTTGGAACAAAACAATTTCAGCTTGATGGGCGAATTCAGAATCAATATATTACTATACCCGAAATTAATAAAAATCGTGGTAGTTACGAATTCCAGATTGAAAGTGTAAATAATGGTGGAAGTGTTTATAATTACAAAATAGTTAAATCAGGAATAGATACTGGTCTTGCTGCTACTGGTCCCGATGGTTTATCCCCACCGGCAAAGTCTGTATCTTCATCTTTCGGAGTTCATACTGAAGGAGATGATGGTAGCCAAGTGTGGGTCAGATGGGAAAGTGATAAGGTACCTGAGTTTTATATGAAAAATATTTCTAAGAATGTTGGTATGCTGACTTTTCGTGTAAATTATATTACAGTAGGATAATAAGAAGTATTTATTTATTTATTTATTTATTTATTTTATATAAATAAATAATGCCGGCTATAACTGACGGTAATTTGCTAATAAAAGCCTTTAAAATAGAAGAGAAAGGATCTCCAATTGGAGTTTGGCTATACTATGATACAACAAAAGAAATTTTACGTACAAGTCGAGTTAACGCTAATTTAGCGTATCTTGGTGATTTTCTAAAATCACCAATGACTCCGTCTGAAATTTTTGTTCGACAAACATATCCTTCTCTGTCTTTTACACTAGATTTTATTCTTGGAACTAAGACAACAGTATCATCTCAAAGAAGAGGTCTACTTCCAACTACGATAACAGCAAATAACATATTTGTTTACTACAAACCTCCACAACTAACAGACATTTTTACATTTACTATTTATTCAACAGATAATTCTTTAAACAAATCAATTGTGTTACCTATTACGATTTCACCTGTTGATGTTGTACCTACAAATATTCAAGGAAATCCAACCATTAACACTCTTAATAATAAATACACTGGTCTTAGAATGCTTTTTTCTGAAGGAGGTGTAGATGCAGGTGTAGTGACGACGTCTTCTTCTCAATCATCTGTTTCTAACGTATCATTTTCTAATGGAACTTGTACATTTGATTATACTACTCCAACTACAGATACGAGTGATAATATCATTTTTACTAGTTGTAAAGCAGCTGATATACAATATGTTAATGCATCACCTTATTTTTTCGAAATTAAAAACTTACTAGAAGAACCTAATTTTTCTAATTGGCTAACTACACCAGCGTCACAAAATTTTTCTTATACAAATTCTGATTCTCTTGTTGCTGTATTTAACAAAGATATTAAAACGTGTACTTCTATTACAGCAACTAGCGGATCACCACTTACTATTGTTCCTATAAGCATTATTGGAAAACAAATTACATTTGAATGGGCTTCCCTTAGCACCGGAAGTGTTAATTTCACATTTAACGGTCTTGAATCTATTGATGGTTCAATCGATGCAAATGTCAACGGCCTAATAGCAGTAGGACCTATTATTCTTAATACACCACCGATTATTGTAGGGTGGACTGGTTCGCAACCTACGGAAGAAAATACACTATATAATCTTTCTGTTCTTTTTAACAAAGAATTATCTAATTCAAGAATTCCTATTATTACTGCTACTGATGGAATCACTCCTGTGTTTACTTCGATAAGTGGATCACAAGTTAATTTTACTGTGACAACTTCATCAACACCAAGTACTACAGTATATACGTTAAAGAATATCGCTGCTTTAGATGGAAGCATAAAATCAGCTGGTGCTACTATATCTGCTGGAGCAAAAATTATATCTGTTCAAGTTGAAACGGATCTATCAGGATCTTATCTCGAAATGTCAAGTCTTGTGATAGAAAGAGCACAAAAAGTTAAAATTATTCTTTCTAAACCAATTTCTGGAGTTTTATCCTTTGTTCCAAATGAAAATTGTGCATTTGGTGTTGTATCAATGATTAATGATTTCACTGCTCAACTTACTATAACACCTGTTAATAATGGAAATACGTCTCTTGTTATTCAAACTAATAATATAATTACTGTAGATGGTAGCCAAAGCGTTTTATCACGTACTTTTAGTTTAGTATACAACCAAACCATTCTTAATTTATATGAATCTTCTAATAAAAATGTAGTAAAAACAACTTTTGATGTCGGAACATTAGTAGCTTTAAGTTTACAAGTATCAAAACCAATATCGAGTGATTTATCAGATACAACCATTACATGTTCGAACGGAACAGTCTCTAATATATCACAAAGTACTATTCTTGAAAAATATTATTACAATTTTGATTTTACTCCAACTTTACAAATTACTAATCAAACAATTACTATTAATAGAGCAAAAGATTTAAGTAATTTTAACTATACTATTTCGTATGGTGGATTAATTTTTATAAATCCATATATCTTTGCGACTGGTTTTAATTTTTTGGCAACAAATAATAACAGATACTACGGACAAGGATATCTTTCTCAAGGAATAACTGGTTCTTTAATATTAACTTTTACAGGAGGGGATAATCTACATTCGAATGATGTAACAACACAAATTTCTTATGTTAAATATATACAAGATAATGTAGAAACAACAATTTCACCTAGTTTACTCTTATGCTCTAAAACATTAAACACTATAACGATAAATAGTATAACACCATTGACTTCAAATAATTTGATTGTTAAAGTTCAATTAAAATCTCCAAAAGGAGAACTGAGTGCAGAAATTTCTAATACCTTAACGTCTGATAAATTTGCAAGTCCTATTACTGCTGTAAATGTGACATCACTCAGTCTACCTTTACCTTTTAAACTTGTTGTTAATAATTCAGTAAATTTAACTTTTAATTTTAGTGTAACTACAGCTTTTTCTACTACAATTATTTCTTCAATTTCTGCTACTGTCAACGGCAATCCGTTATCTCTCTCTTTTGCGACAGCTGGTGGAATTTCAATAACTCTTCCTTATACTGCTATTTCAGTAGTAGATCATACTTTTGTATTTTATGGGTTCAATCAACAATTTAATTTTATAATTCCATCAAATCAAGTATATGTGTATCCAACTATAATTAACACAATAAGAAGTATTCCAATAGTAAGTCTTGGACAATCTCTTACATTAACTTCAAATTTTCTAGGAGGTCTTCCATCATCAATGACAGCCAGCGTTACAGTAACACCTTTTAATAATACCCCCGTAACTTATATAGCTACTATATCAACAGGTTCATTAATTGATGTCACAACTCCGACTTGGTATTATCCATTCACTTCTAACATACAAAACTATGCTAGCGGCGTTGGTGTAACTGATGCGACAATTGGTGTTGGAGGTAATACAACTGGTGGAATTTCTACGTTTGCTGATGGTGGATTGGTACTGACAGGAAGTACTACACGTAATGCTGCTGGTGCTTCATACATAGTATTACCAAGCACCTCATCTGGAAATACAGCTGCTTTTAGTTGCTGGTTTAAGTCAAACAACAATCCATCTTCTACTCGTATTATCGATATGGCAACAAACGGAACTTTCAGATTATACATCACTGGATCAAACTCTCTAAACTTTAACGATGTATATACAATTACAACGGCTACTACTATTAACAATAATACTTGGAACTTTATCGCAATAAACACTACTGCAACAACATTAAGCTGGGTGCTCAATTCTGGTGATATAGGTAACTACGGTTCAGGTTCTATAAGTTCAAAACCTGTGAATTTCAACTTGTCTGTTGGTTACTTGGGACACTCGTTTGAAGCAGACCCCGAATTTGCAGGTTCGTTAAGACAAGTGTGTTTCTACGCAAACGCAAACTTAACATCTCAACAAATTAGTGCCCTATACATAGGTACTACTCGTGTATCTGTTTATCATAAAGTTGAGAGAGATGTTAATCATTTAGGATTGGTGAACCTTACGTACGGTAGCACAAGCAATCCATATAATTGGGGATCAGATACTTTAACTTCTTCTAATATCTACACTTTCCCTAGCAGCTTTACATATAACGGTCTTACAAACGGATACGGGACGGGATTCCATCTGAAAGACTCAATCTCTGGAATCCTGACACTTACTTTCATAGGAGGTGATTTGCTGCACTCGAGCATTTTATTAACTCAAATAGAGTACGTCAAGTTTGTTCAGAATAGCGTAGTTACAACTATAAATTCTTCTTTGTTAAGCTGCTCAGATTTTCTAGAAACAGTAACGATTTCTTCGTTGACTCCTACAAGCACATCAGACATTACACTCAAAGTGAAACTGCGCGGGCCGGACGGTGCACTCAGCTCTGAGATATCCGCAGTTGTTCCGTCGGCACAAATTGTTCCGTTGCCGCAAATATATAAGTTTAAGCTACCGACAAACCACAACAACAGTCAAGGGACAATCAACGCAGATGGGAGCTGGACAACGGCATATGGATATTGTGGTGTAATTCTGAATACTGTTTTTACAGGAGATTTCACTTTCGTGTTGTCATACAGCTTCAATGGCGATTTCGAATTTCAGAAAGCCAGCGACCATGTGATGATATCAGGTTCGTCGTTGAGCACATCCAACTTTTACAATAATACAGTCGAGTGGTACTCATACGTAGGAAGCAATTTTCCAGGATACACAGTTGCTATGAACCACTACAATTATAACTATCCTGGAGGTAGTTACTATACAGTCTATCTCCCGACAACTTACTGGCAGTACCAACGCAGAGGAAACACAATTACACTTCGGAATAGTTCGAATGGTTCGTCATGGAACAATATCAAAAGTGAAACTGTCAATAGTAACCACAACCAGATCATTTGCGGTGTCGGAATGATGTACGCAGGAGTGCATCAAGTGGCGGTTGTGTCTGTCGGGGCTTGAAATAAAGAATAGTATATGTGTTTTCTGAACTTGGTGACACTTTTTACTAGAAGAAAAGTATCTCTTATCGGAGTTATAAATTATTTGTATGTTAATCAAAAAATGATTAATATCAAAAAGTTGTATTACTTTTTTTGTTCAAAATCAAACTTAAGTGCAAATTATTGAATGTACACTCATTGAAGGATATCTTGGTTGGAAATGTGGTCTTGTGTCAAAACTTCCAACAACACATAGTTATAAGTCAGCAAAACCTTAATTTATTATTTAAATTTCCTAACTACAAAAATATTTAAATTTTATTATTTAATATATAATAAAAATGCCAGTTTCAACCGATACTGATTTACTAATAAACGCTTTCAGAATAGAAGACAAAGACTTTCCAATTGGAGTTTGGTTATACTATGATACAACAACAGAACTTTTACGTACGACTCGAGTTAACACTACAGTAGCTTATCTTGGTGATTTTCTAAGATCACCAATGACTCCATCTGAAATTTTTGTGCGACAAATATATCCTTCACTTGGTTTTGCGCTAGATTTTGTTCTTGGTTCTAAGACAACAGTATCATCTCAAAGAAGAGGTCTTCTTCCAGTTACAATAACAGCAAATAACATATTTGTTTACTACAAACCTCCGCAACTAACAGACATTTTTACATTTACTATTTATTCAACAGATAATTCTTTAAACAAATCAATTGTGATGCCTATTACGATTTCACCTGTTGATGTTGTACCTACAAATATTCAAGGAAATCCAACCATTAACACTCTTAATAATAAATACACTGGTCTTACAATGCTTTTTTCTGAAGGAGGTGTAGATGCAGGTGTAGTGACGACTTCTTCATCACAATCATCTGTCTCTAACGTATCGTTTTCTAATGGAACTTGTACATTTGATTATACTACTCCAACTACAGATACGAGTGATAGCATCATTTTTACTAGTTGTAAAGCAGCAGATATACAATATGTTAACGCATCACCTTATACGTTTGAAATTAAAAATTTGCTAAAAGAACCTAATTTCTCTAATTGGCTAGTTACACCAGCATCTCAAAGTTTTCCTTATACAAATTCTGATTCTCTTGTCGCTGTATTTAACAAAGATATTAAAACGTGTACTTCTATTACAGCAACTAGCGGTTCACCACTTACTATTATTCCTATTAGCATTATGCTGAATAAAGTGACATTTGAATGGACATCACTAACCACTGGAAGTGTTAATTTCACATTTAATGGTCTTGAATCTATGGATGGTTCAATTGATGCAAATGTCAACGGCCTAATAGCAGTAGGACCTATTCTTCTTAATACACCACCGATTATTGTAGGTTGGACTGGTTCGCAACCGACGGAAGAAAATACACTATATAATCTTTCTGTTCTTTTTAACAAAGAATTATCTAATTCAAGAACTCCTATTATTACTGCTACTGATGGAATCACTCCTGTGTTTACTTCTATAAGTGGATCACAAGTTAATTTTACTGTTACAACTTCATCAAATCCAAGTACTACAGTATATACGTTAAAGAATATTGCTGCTTTAGATGGAAGCATAAAATACGCTGGTCTTAATATATCTGCTGGTGCAAAAATTATATCTGTACAAGTTGAAACGGATCTATCGGGATCTTATCTCGAAATGTCAAGTCTTGTGATAGAAAGACCCCAAAAAGTTAAAATTATTCTTTCTAAACCAATTTCTGGAGTTTTATCCTTTGTTCCAAATGATGAAAATTGTGCATTTGGTGTTGTAACAATGATTAATGATTTCACTGCGCAGCTTACTATAACACCTGTTAATAATGGAAATACGTCTCTTGTTATTCAAACTAACAATATAATTACGTTAGATGGTAGCCAAAGCGTTTTATCACGTACGTTTAGTTTAGTATACAGTCAAACCATTCTTAATTTATATGAATCTTCTAATAAAAATGTGGTAAAAACAACTTTTGATATTGGAACATTAGTAGCTTTAAGTTTACAAGTATCAAAACCAATATCGAGTGATTTATCAGATACAACCATTACATGTTCAAATGGAACAGTCTCCAATGTATCACAAAGCACTATTAATAATAAGTATTATTACAATTTTGATTTTACTCCAACAACACCAAGTACTAATCAAATAATTAACATTAATAGAGCAAAAGATTTAAGCAATTTTAAATATAATCTTTCACAGAGTAATTTAATTTTTGTAATTCCATATGCATATCCAACTTCTTTTACTATTAGTGGAACTTTACAACATATCAGATCAAGCTCACTTACTTTATTATTTTCTGGAGGAGACGGTTTTCATTCAAATATTGTTTCTGAACAAATTTCATACGTAAAGTACATACAAGGTACAACAGAAATTATATTTACAAATTCAAATCTTTCGTGCTCTGCAAATACAATCTCAATTGGTTCAATAACACCATTTTCACTTCAAGATTTAATTATAAAAGTAGTATTACTTGCACCTAATGGTCGTGTTGGTCCAGAAATTTCATCTACAGTTCTTGCAAATGCGATTTTGCCTCAATGGGTTCCCACAAGTGCTGGTTCTATAGCCTCCAATATTCCGTCACCACATAAGCTTGTTGTCGGGTCAACTTGTCAGCTTACTTTTAGTTTTAATTCTGCAACAAACTTTCCGAGTACTGATGCTACTACACTTTTTATACTACGTGTTAATAATGGTGTTAATGATGTATTAACAAGTCTCACAGGTGCTTTCGTAGACATTTCACTTTGTACTATACGCATTTCATATACAATATCTGCCGTTGAGACAACAACTTTTAAGTTTTCGACCGTTTACGGAACAAATTACATTTTTAGTGTTTTAAGTTCTGAAGTATACACTTTCCCAACAATGGTTTCAACTTCACGCAACGTGAGTTTTGTATCATTGAACCAAACACTTACTCTTACATCAAATTTTTCTAGTGCAATTCCAACAAGTGCGACAAATACAGTAAGTATATTGCCAACTGGATATTCAACTACTATATCACCTACAACAATCATTTCTGATTCTCGTTTAAGTATAACATATTCTGTTACTGTAGAATATGATGTTTCCTATTCAGGAACTATAAAACTTTTATATGGTGCAGTTCAACGTGAGTATTCTTGGAACACTGATACTCTCACATCTTCTAACATTTATACTTTCCCAAGTACATTTACATACAGCGGAACATTGAGGCAATCTACTTCTAGTTCTTTGACTCTAACATTTACTACTGGTGATAAAATACATTCAAGTTTAGTGGCAAACCAAATTGAATATGTCAAATTTTCACAGAGCGGTGGAGAGGATACAACAATCAACACAGATTATCTTTCATGCTCTGATCCACTTGAAACAATTACAATATCTTCTATAACTCCAACAAGCACATCTGATCTAACAATTAAAGTCAAGCTCAGAGGGCCAGATGGTGTTCTCAGCTCCGACATTTCTGTAGTAATTCCGTCAGCACAAATTGAAAGTTTATCAAATGTACCGGTGTCAGGCCTTATTGTATGGCTTGATGGTTCTGATCCTCTTGGTACTGGAATAGAACCAGCTGAAAATACAACAATAACTTCATGGGTAGATAAAAGTGGAAGTAATAAACATTGTGTGCCAGTTACTACTGGACAGACAGTTCAAGTTTATAAATCAGGTAATTTTAACAGTTCCACGATAATTACGAGTAATCTTGCGCTTTTGCTCGACGCTGGCAATAGGTCATCATATCCAGGATATGGGACCTTATGGACTGATCTTAGCGGTAATGGGAACAATGGGACATTGACAAACGGACCAACATATAGCAATGCAAACAGCGAATATATTATATTTGATGGTTCTAATGATATTGTAACAGGGACAATTGCTTCTTCTACTTTTACAGGTCCACATACCATATCATGTTGGTTCTATAGAACTGCCGGTTCCAGTTGGACAGCTTTATTTTCTAACAGCGTTGGTGTCAGTGGTGGTTCAATGTTTTGTTTTGCTGGAGACCCTAATACTCTCACTGTTTTTCAATTACATGTAGCAGGCAATACTTTAGCCGCATCAGTAAACTTAGGATCTGACCACCTAAACCAATGGATTTATGCAACAATTGTATATTCTGGTGTAACAACCGGAAGTGCTGTATCAATATACGCATATAAAAATGGAACTCTGCTCACCGGAACCGGTAGCTTATATTGGAACATCTCTCCAACATCTGCATATCAAATAGGGAAATTTGATACAGGCGCGAATTTTAAAGGCTACATATCACACATTTCTGTGTACAACCGTATTCTCACATCATCCGAAATTAATCAAAACTACAACTCTTTAAAGGGAAGATACTTTGACACGGGAATCAAAAAAGGATCCGTATTTTTTCCAGGAAACGTTGGAGTCGCACGCATTCCTTTTTCCTCAAACACGTTTCCTTACACTTCATACACAATCAGCGTAATGTGCAAGGTTACAAGCTACGACCAGCCAACAAACGGAGGCATTGTCAGTGGCCCAACTGATCCTCCATACATTCTGTTCTTTGGCATGTGGTCAAATACGTTCCAAATATTTAACCACCCACATCGATGGGCAGGAAATATGCATGTGACCAATGTAGGAACTAACCGTACGTTCACTATTAACAACACATGGGCTCATCTGTGTATGGCGTACTCTGGAGGGATTATGCGACCGTATGTTAACGGAGTTGCGATGAACCCAGTAATATCTGAGCAGGCAATGACGAGCGATCCAGATATCAAAATCGGAGGCAACGGTGCAGGGATTTACAGGCTGACTATGAATATGGCTGAACTTAGGATATACAACGTTGCATTAAATGGTGTTGAAGTTGCAAATCTTAATTCGTATCTAATGGAAAAGTTTGTCAACTTGACAAAAATAATAACACCAGGACTTGTGATATTTATAGCACCTAATAAATCGTCTTCTTATTCTGGATCGGGATCAACTTTAATTAATTTAGCATCAGGAGGTGGAACAGGTACAATAAATGGATCTTATGAATCTGTAACAATTCTAGGAAAAAGAGCAATTCACCTTATTAATACAAATAGTAACGTTTTTTCTAACATTTCCACATTATTTTTACCAATAGCAAATGTTCAAACTATTTCAATTTGGTATTATATAACTTCTCTTACCTTTGGATATATACTTGATGGACGTAAAACAACAAGTGAAACTTATATAAATGCATATTATGGTCAAATCGGAAGTGTTTGGTCAAATGCAATATTTTACTTTAATGGTGGATTATCTCAACCAATTAGTAATATACAAACGTGTTTTAATAGTGTATCATCTTCTTGGCAACATATTACAATTGTGGCAACCAATGTTCAAGCATCTATAATTTTCAATTTATTTGCAGCTTATTATAATGGTTCATCAAATCAAGGGATTGATATTAATATTGGTAATGTTTATGCATATAATAGAGCTTTAACTCATTTTGAAAATAGCTCAAATTATTTATTAGGATCAGACGCTTCTACATAATTATATTTGATTAATCTACACTGATTATAAATATTATTACAAAAGAAAAAAATAAATAATAATTATTTATTTATTTTATATAAATAATGCCAGTTACAACTGACGCTGATTTATTAATAAAAGCATTTAAAATACAAGAGGTAGGGTCTACTGTTGGAGTTTGGCTATACTATGATACAACAAAAGAACTTTTACGTACGAGTAGAGTTAATTCTAACTTAGGGTATCTTGGTGATTTTCTAAAATCACCAATGACTCCGTCTGAAATTTTTGTCAGACAAACATATCCTTCCCTTGGTTTTGCACTAGATTTTATTCTTGGGTCTAAAACAAAAGTATCATCTCAAAGAAGAGGTGATCTTCCAACTACGATAACAGCAAATAATATATTTGTTTACTACAAACCTCCGCAACTAACAGACATTTTTACATTTACTATTTATTCAACCGATGATTCTTTAAACAAAACAATTGTGATGCCTATTACGATTTCACCGGTTGATGTTGTACCTACAAATATTCAAGGCAATCCAACCATTAACACTCTTAATAATAAATACACTGGCCTTACAATGCTTTTTTCTGAAGGAGGTGTAGATGCAGGTGTAGTCACGACTTCTTCATCTCAATCATCTGTCTCTAACGTATCATTTTCTAATGGAACTTGTACATTTGATTATACTACTCCAACTACAGATACTAGTGATAGCATCATTTTTACTAGTTGTAAAGCAGCAGATATACAATACGTTAACGCATCAGCTCATACGTTTGAAATCAAAAATTTGCTAAAAGAACCTGATTTCTCTAATTGGATAGTTACACCAGCATCACAAAATTTTCCTTATACAAATTCTGATTCTCTTGTTGCTGTATTTAACAAAGATATTAAAACGTGTACTTCTATTACAGCAACTAACGGAACACCACTTACTATTGTTCCTATTAGCATTATTGGAAAACAAATCACATTTGAATGGACATCTCTCAATACTGGAAGTGTTAATTTCATATTTAATGGTCTTCAATCTATGGATGGTTCAATTGATGCAAATGTCAACGGTTTTACAACTGTAGGACCTATTATTCTTAATATACCACCGATTATTGTAGGATGGAGTGGCTCGCAACCTACGGAAGAAAATACACTATATAATCTTTCTGTTCTTTTTAATAAACAATTATCTAATTCAAGAACTCCTATTATTACTGCTACTAATGGAATAACTCCTGTCTTTACTTCTATAAGTGGATCACAAGTTAATTTTACTGTGACAACTTCATCAACACCAAGTACTACAGTATATACCTTAAAGAATATTGCTGCTTTAGATGGAAGCATAAAATCAGAAAATGTTAATATATCTGCTGGAGCAAAAATTATATCTGTTCAAGTTGAAACGGATCTATCGGGCTCTTATCTCGAAATGTCAAGTCTTGTGATAGAAAGACCCCAAAAAGTTAAAATTATTCTTTCTAAACCAATTTCTGGGGTTTTATCCTTTGTTCCAAATGATGAAAATTGTGCATTTGGTGTTGTAACAATGATTAATGATTTCACTGCGCAGCTTACTATAACACCTGTTAATAATGGAAATACGTCTCTTGTTATTCAAACTAATAATATAATTACGGTAGATGGTAGCCAAAGCGTTTTATCACGTACGTTTAGTTTAGTATACAGTCAAACCATTGTTAATTTATATGAATTTTCTAGTAAAAATGTGGTAAAAACAACTTTTGATATTGGAACATCGGTATATTTGAGTTTACAAGTATCAAAACCAATATCGAGTGATTTATCAGAGACAACCATTACATGCTCAAAAGGAACAATTTCCAATGTATCAACAAGTACTATTCTTAATAAGTATTATTACAATTTTAATTTTACTCCAACTGCAGAAAGTAACAATGAAACAATTACCATTAATCAAGCAAAAGATTTAAATAATTTTAAATATACTCTTTTTAAAAGTAATTTAATTTTTGAAATTCCATATGCATACCCAAGTGCTTTCACAACAGTTGGATGGTTGCATCAATTGACACCACGTCCACTAACTTTATTATTTTCTGGAGGAGACGGTTTTCATTCAAGCTTTGTTTCACAACAAGTTGCATATGTAAAGTACATACAAGGTACATCAGAAATTATATTTACAGATTCAAATCTTTCTTGCTCAAAATCGGCAAACACAATTTCAATTTCCTCAATAACACCATTTTTACTTGAAAATTTAATTATAAAAGTAGCCTTGCGTGCACCAAATGGTAGTGATGGTCCGGAGCTTACGTTTACAATTCTTGCAAATGCAATCGCACCTCAGTGGGTTCCTACAAGCGCTGGTGTTATAACATCAAATATTTCAGCACCACATAAGCTTGTTCTTGAATCGACAGCACAGCTTACTTTTAGCTTTAACTCTGTTGCTGGTTTTCCAAATACAGACGCGACAAGTCTATTTTCATTACGTATTAATAATACAGTTAGAAGCCTTGTTGGTGCTCTTGTAGATACGTCACTTCTTACAGTACGTATTCCGTACACTGCAAATTCTATTGAAACAACAACTTTCGAGTTTTCAACTCAGTACGGTTCAACATACACCTTTGTGATTGCAAGTTCCGAAGTTTATACTTTTCCAACAATGAACACAACAACACGTAGCGTCAATGTAGCGACTCTAGAACAGACGATAACTCTTACGTCTACCTTTTCTGCGAGTTTTCCAGCATCAGTGACAGCTACTGTGAACATCATTCCAACTGGATATACTGCCTTAACTCCACCAGCAACCATCTCTGGTACAAATGTAACGTATGCACTAAAAATTGATCACGATGTTGTACATACTGGCTCAGTTACATTAACATACGGTCCAATACAGCGTTCGTACTTATGGTCTACTGGTACTCTTACAAATGCACACATTTACACTTTTCCAAGTAGCTTTACTTATAATGGGACGTCAAATGGATTTGGAACTAATATTCATCTCAAAGAGTCTACTTCTGGTTCATTAACTTTAACTTTTACAGGCGGTGATATGATTCATTCAGACTTTATTTCAACTCAAGTTGCGTACGTCAAATTTGTGCAAAACAGTAACGAAACAACAATCATCTCTTCTTTGTTGACATGCTCGGATACTCTTGAAACTATCACAATCACGTCACTAACTCCTTCGAGTACATCTGACCTAACTCTTAAAGTTAAACTTCTCGGACCAGACAACGTGTCAGGCCCGGAAATGTCTGTTGTGATACCGTCATCACAAATTACGGCAAGTGTACAAACAGTTCGTTCAATATATAACATTAACCCTCGCACGAGAATCAAGACATCTGGCTTATCATCCGACTCTAACTCAGGAAATTTGATTCTTGCATTACCACTAGATTCACAAACGGAAGTTAGTAGTCAAATCAATACATCAACAAATACAAAGACAATAACTTGGCGTAGTGGGTACCTCAATAGCACTACTTCCAGATATTACGGAACTAGCTATACAATTAGAACACAGAACACTCCTGTTAATCAGGACACATCTTTTTTTGTTAGCGGATTTAGCACGCCGCTACATGAGTACTTTAACGCCAACTTTACTCTAGAGATGTGGATACGTCCAACCAACGGCTTTAATATGGCAAACACACTACTACAAACTGGCAATTATGGAGAACCGGGACAAATACAACTTCACTGCAATATGAATGCATACTCAACATCAAACTTAGGACGTCTTGAATTTTACAACCGAGTTAATGCAACGAGTCATTATACGACTAGGGTTCTAGTCATTGACACTTGGAGTCACTTTGCGCTCGTACGCACTGGCTCCAATTTCAATGTATATATAAACGGCGTTTCATGTGCAATTTTTCCAGCGTGGACGATGCAAAGTATGACAAAGTTTTGCGTTGGAGGTCTAAACTTTTCCCGTACCGGTGAAACATTTGACTGGCACGGTAGTCTTCAGGATGTTCGAATGTATTCCGTTGCAAAGTACACTGGGCCCTTTACTGTACCATCAATATCATACACAAATGTTACTACAATTGCATCTTTTGTTGACGCATCGACTGGGCTTGCACCAGTTTTGGTAGGATTACAGACTACACAATGTAAAGTAACTATCTCTGGTGGCTCATATGATATGAACATAGCTTCAGATTTCACTGTGTTTTTAGTTACAACTGGTAGCTCTCTTGCAACAATCCAAGCTGTGACGTCACCTTTTGATGGAGTTGTGAATGACTACAATTCAAACACAGGTGTATTAACATTTTCTCTAACTCCTCGTACATCAGGTTCTGTAATACTTGTTGTGCGCGTACTTTCCGGATCTGGAAGCGGCGCACTTGCAGCAACTCTCACACTTGCAGTAGCATCACCAGTTACGCAAACAAATGTTTCTTTTGCGCTCGCTAGCTACCGATCATCAATATACACCGCTGATGCCAAAGGAAGGCTCACACCCTCACCTCCTAATTGGAGCGGTACATACAACGGTCTTGGGATTTTACGAAATTGCGGGACGGAGTGGTACCCGTTTGGATATTTTTACCGTCCCTCTCCGTCGTGGGTTATAACGGATCCTTCGTACGGAATGGAAGGTGCTGTTGGAGTGGTTGTTAACAAAATCCTCACAGGCGACTTCACAATCATTCTCTCATGGGCACACAGCTACGTAAGCTTTGGGATGGGGTGGAAAGCAAACCCCGATATCCGCGATTATGAGCACCACCCGACATACCAGGACATAGCGTGGTTTGCTATGTGGAACCCTCCATGGGGTTTCGTCGGGATAGGAGGGTCCGGTGGCGGGTATGGGACTATTGGTGCGTACGGTGTCGAGACGGGGTATAATCAGGAAGGAGTAGGGCCATACCCAGTCAGATGGTACAAGTACGTGCGTTCAGGCAACGCGGTGAACATTTCGGTCTCAACTTCTAGCGTGTCTGGCCCCTGGACTGTACACGCTTCAGGAACTATCTCTAACCCAAGTGACAAAGTCCTGTGCATGATCGGTCATTTTGGAAGACGTGGTTCCGAGCCCGCTCGCATTATCAGCGTCGTGAACTAAAATCAATTTGTTTTATGAAAACTAGGATTTTTGCTTGTCAAGAAACCTAAATATTATATTATTTTTATGAAATAATATAAGAAAAGAATTTATATTTACACAAAATAAATAAAAATTAAGGTATAAACATAAAATATTTTGATTTATCTGTTGTATCAATTTGTATTTGTAAATTATCTATTTTTCCAATATATGGAAATGTTTTAAATTCCAAACTATATATACAAGTTTCTGCAAGAAATACTGTTAAATGATGATTTGATATATTATTTATTATATTATTTGATATATTATAAGTAAGTAATCCATTTCCTACATTAAATCCAGGTCCTTTTTCTAACAAATTTGATTTTACAATATATGATAAGTCTACTTTTAGATCTTCTTCATTAAGTTTTATATATCCTTTTATGTTTAATATATATTCAATAGGTGGACTACTTTTATTTATTATTTTTAGAATAATATCATCAGTATTTCCTTTATGATTTATAAAAATATTTCTTTGTCTAGATTTTTCCCATACAGACCCGTTACTTACGATTATATCGCCTTTAGAAGAGTTAGTTATATCTCCAAATAGATTTAAAAATCTATTAATGCCAAAAAAATCGGCAGCATTTGTGTCTATTACTTTAAAATCCATTTAATTAGATATAGATATTTTTTATTTATACTTATTTAAATTACAAACATAATTATATTTTGACTCTGTTTAATTCTAAATAAAAGTATAATACTTTTATTTAGAAAAGATTTGTATTCTATTTTTTAGGAGACTTACGTTTACTACGTACTTTAGGAGACTTACGTTTACTACGTACTTTACTACGTACTTTACTACGTACTTTAGGAGACTTACGTTTACTACGTACTTTACTACGTACTTTACTACGTACTTTAGGAGACTTACGTTTACTACGTACTTTACTACGTACTTTATTACGTAGTTTAGGAGATGTACCTTTACACCTTATACCTTTTGGACAAGTTTGTTTAGATCCTCCTTTTGTCCATAAATTCTTGCAAGCCCAGTAACGGGCAGTTAATTTATCATTTGCAGAAGAACATTTATGTCTTGCTCGGAAACTTTTCCGAGCTTCACTACTATAATTATGACCATATCCGGTTGCTCCAAAATGTATAATTTTTTCTTTACCTTTAGAACAAGCTCTAACTACACGTTTTTTGGAAGGTTTCCATGATTTTTGAGGTTTGTTACATAACAAATTACTTTTATTTACCATTTTTATGTAAACAAAATATTTTATTTTTATTCTGAAATACTACGTAAACGATTTGATTTTTCTACAAACTCTTCAATTTCTCGAAGTTCAGCACTTGATATGTTTGATTCTGTATCGGAATTTGATGAAATAGAAGGAAGTGATTTCAAACTTTCAGCTACATTATCAAAAAATGTAGCGATCGTATCCTTATTTTCAAAAAAAGTTTTACTAATTTCAGAATTTTTCTCAGAATTTAGATCTAAATCAATTTTTTTTGATTCGGTACCATTTTGATTAGAAATAGTGCTCATCTTACTAAAAGATGAAAACTTTTTTTTTAAAATCAATTTTTTTTAAATTACAAGAGTAATCAGTTTCAACCTTTATTTAAAATAAATTTATAAATAGTACTTATTATTAATAAAAATATGATTAAATATCTTAAAAAAAATTAAAAATTTTAACAACTAATGGTATTTAAAGTAGTCTATTGTTCATCTAAAAATGGTAAAGAAACATCAACAAATTAAAGTAATAAAAGTCCCATTAAGACGATTGCCAATCGATAGGCCTCAAGTTTTTCCAAGGATGCCAAGGCTTTATCTAGAGTTGATAGAAAATAAAGCTAAAATTAAACAAGATTTAATTAATAAAGAATATGTTCCTCCAATTTCAGAAGAAAATATAGAAAATATAACTCCAAAAAAATACAAAAAAATCGATCGCAATGAAAGTGAAAATAGTTACCAAGCTTCCGACACAGATGATTCTGATTCTGAACAAGAAAAGTCAAAAAATAAAAACAAACGTAAACAAAAAGACAAAGAATTTAATAAAAAAATGGATCTTTTACTAGATGACGACAGTGAAGATGATATAAAAAAATCTAATCGAAAGGATTCAGGATCTTCTTCTGATAGTGATAATTCAATTTTGGAAAAAGATAAAGATAAAGAAAAAGAAAAAGATAATTCGTCTTCAGCCGATTCTGAAGATTTATCTGTAAGATTAAAGGAACTATTAAATGATGATAGTGCGAGTGAAGTAAGTTTTGATAAATCATCAGACCGTTCATCTAAAAGAAGTAAAGATAAATACAGTCGTCACAGAGATTCTAAAGGACATAGTATTTCTTACCAACAGGTAAATAATAGTTCTGCTCCAACATTATCAGAATTAGAAAAACAAGGTGGGTATATTCCAAGAAAAGAGTTAAGAGATATTAATCAAACCACAATGAATGAACAAAGAGAAGAAGATTCTAAGCGTGAATTATTGTTTAAATTTGATCTTCTTCGAAAATCTTATCCATCATCTATTATTCCAGAATACACTATTCATACAGATATTAGAACAATGCAAAAATCTTATGGAGATAGTGTACGAAGACTTTCTTTAGATTCTTCAGTTGATAATTATAAAACATATATAGTTTATGGTTTTATGGGTTGTGAATTTATTTTTGGAAACTTTTTAGGTTTTGATATGCAGGGTTTTACACAACAACAAATTTTATCTATGAACTCTTATGAAAAGCTACTTATTGAATTAGGAGAAAAAAGTTATGTTCCAACAGGAAGTAAATGGCCTGTTGAATTACGTTTGCTTTTTATGATTATTATGAACGCAGCGTTCTTTGTTATTTCTAAAATGATTATGAAAAAGACGGGTGCAAATATTTTAGGTATGGTTAATAGTATGAATACTTCTCCAGCACAATCATCAAACCCTGTACAACGTAAAAGAAAAATGAAAGGTCCTAACATAGATGTTGATATCCCGGATCTTGATGATTAATTTAATTTACACTAGATCTAACTTTTGGCTTAGTATGAAATTATGTATAAAGTTGCCTTGTCATTTTACAAAATACAAATTTTAAAAATGAAATTTATATACATCAAAAGAAATATTTTTTAAAATTAAGATGGTCACAGTACAAATAGCATCTGATTTACATATCGAGTATAAAAATAATAATATTCCAAATCCATTGGATTTTATTACTCCGTCTGCTGATATTTTGATTCTTGCAGGTGACATTGGTTCATTCTATAAAATTCAACAATTAACAGAATTTTTAAAAAAATTATGTTCTTTTTTTCAACTTGTGTTATATGTTCCTGGAAATCACGAATGGTATACTGTTCCAGGTTACGAACATTTAACTTGGGAAACATTAGAAAAAAGGATGAAGATGATAGAAAAGATAATACCAAATCTTAAAATACTTAATTGCTCTAGTGTTCTTATTGACAATATTTGTTTTGCAGGTTGTACTTTATGGAGCAATCCAGAAGGACAAATACCACCTTTTATAGTTAGAATTAATGGTGTTCGTACTAAAGAATATAGAGAAAAACATACAAAAGAAGTTCAATATCTAAAAAAAATGATGGAATTTTGCAAAAAAAATGATCACAAATTAATAATTATAACACACTATCCACCTACAAAAAAAGTACTTGAAAATGCATGTGAAAAGAAAAAAAAATTTCAGTCTATATACGCTACTGATTTAGATTATTTACTTGATGTAAATTTTGTTCAAACATGGATATGTGGTCACGTACATAAAAATTTTGATTTTGTTTCTGACAAAGGATGCCGCTTAGTTGGAAATCAAAAAGGAAAAATTAAAGATAAAATAAGAGATTACAAATCTAATTTTCTCGTTAAAATTTAATAATAAATTTTTATATGTATGTTTATAAAAATTTAAATTAAAATATTTTATATAAATCAATAAAATTAAATTAAAATAATTGTGGATTATAAATAAATGTCGAAACTTCCTCCAAAAGTAGGGTGTGGTATTAATACAGACGAATCAATTAAATATTGTAAAAACGCTAGCATGTATAATGCAAAAGATATTCAAGAATTAGCAAAAAAATGTGGAATAGAAATAGGTAAAAAAGGTCGTGACCAGTTATGTAATGAAATAGCAGGTGCTATTGGCAAAGGAGACTTTAATTTGGAAACACCTGAATGTAATCAAAAAAATGCGGAGAAATGCAATACTTATAGCAAACCAGAAATTGATTTATTGGCTCAAAAATGTAACGTATCTACAGAGGGAAATAAAGCTACCGTTTGTGCTAGAATAGCAAAAGCTGTTTTAGATGGAAGTTATAAACCTTCTACTTCTACTTCTACACCAACACCAACACCATCACGTAAATGTGATGAAGATTATCCAAAGAAATGTATGTCTTATAAACTAGATGAAATTAAATCGTTGGCTAAAAAATGTGGTGTTGAAACAACAGGAAAACATACTAAACAAGAATTATGTGATAAAATAGCCGAAGCTGTTCTAACAGGAACTTATTCTGGTGCTTCACCTACACCTACACCTACACCTACACCTACACCTACACCTACACCTACACGTAAATGTGATGAAGATTATCCAAAGAAATGTATGTCTTATAAACTAGATGAAATTAAATCGTTGGCTAAAAAATGTGGTGTTGAAACAACAGGAAAACATACTAAACAAGAATTATGTGATAAAATAGCCGAAGCTGTTCTAACAGGAACTTATTCTGGTGCTTCACCTACACCTACGCCTACACTTTCATCTTCGTCTACACCTACACTTTCGTCTGCATCTTCGTCTACACATTCGTCTACACCTTCGTCTACACCTTCGTCTCCTACACGTGCATCAAAAACTAAAAAGCCTTGTGTTCTTAATGTCATTTCTCGTCAAGAATTAAGCAAATTAAGTATAACACAGTTAAAATTATTGTTTGGTCAAAAAAATATGGCATATTTGTCTTCTTGGAAGAAAAATGATTTTGTGAATGCATTGTACAGTTGTACAAATAAACAAACAAATAATGGTTGTCTTACAAATATGCATAATCTTCCATCTGTAGAAGATTTAGTAAAAACATATTCAATTGATGATTTAAAAAGAATGTGTGATGTTAAAAATATAAAATACAAAAAATCTGCTACTGCAACAGAACTTGCTGAAGCATTAGATGCGTGTGCGTGTGGAGCAGATGAAACACCCGCTCCATCTGCTAGTAGTAGCAAAAAATCACCTACACCATCTGCTAGTAGTAGCAAAAATTCAACACAATCTGCTTATGAAGAATGTTTACAAAAATCTAAAGATATGAAGGTTGAAGAAATGAAAAAATTATATAAAACATTAAACCTAATGGGTCCTAATAAACGAAAAGATGTTATGAGTGAATATGTATGTTCAACTAACAAATGCAAAACTCCAAATTGGGATTGTGAAAATGGTTTAGTTTGCGATGCGAGTGTTGTAGACTATCCAAATGGAGAAGGAGTTTGTATTTCAAGTAAATTGGCCGCTCAAATGGTTAATAATGGTACTCATAATTATATTTCTCCTGAACAACGAACAATTTCTATGCCAAAAAATGTTCTAAAACTTAAACAATCTTTAAATTCTAGAACTAAAGAAGTTCCGAAAAAAGAAGTTCCAACACCAGATCTTGATGATGATTCAGATGATCAGTCCGACATAGTCAAAATTTTTGGAAAAGAAGATTCTGATTTAGATTCTGAATCCGATTCTGAATCCGATTCTGAATCCGATTCTGATTCTGATTCTGATTTAGATTCAAATCCACAATTACCTCTAGTACCTGACAAATCTTTTACTTTTGGTACAACACGATCACCTGTTAGAACACCTAATCCATCATCTTTTGGTAGATCTCTACCTATTCCACCTGAAACAGGTCCTGAAACGCCACCACCTGACACAGGTCGTCGATCACCTATTCCATCATCTTTTGGTAGATTACCTATTCCACCTGAAACAGGTCCTGAAACGCCACCACCTGACCCAGGTCGTCGATCACCTGTTAGAACACCTATTCCATCATCTGTACCATCTTTTGGTAGATCACCTATTCGGTCTATACCTATAGAACCTGAAACGCCACCACCTGACACAGGTCGTCGTTCACCTATTAGATCTCTACCTATAGAACCTGAAACCCCACCACCTGACATAGGTCGTCGTTCACCTATTAGATCTCTACCTATAGAACCTGAAACTCCACCACCTGACACAGGTCGTCGTTCACCTATTCGGTCTATACCTATAGAACCTGAAACTCCACCACCTGACACAGGTCGTCGTTCACCTATTAGATCTCTACCTATAGAACCTGAAACCCCACCACCTGACACAGGTCGTCGTTCACCTATTCGGTCTATACCTATAGAACCTGAAACTCCACCACCTGACACAGGTCGTCGTTCACCTATTAGATCTCTACCTATAGAACCTGAAACTCCACCACCTGACACAGGTCGTCGTTCACCTATTAGATATCTAGAACCGGAAACAGGTCGTCGATCACCTATTAGATCTCTACCTATAGAACCGGAAACAGGTCGTCGATCACCTATTAGATCTCTAGAACCGGAAACAGGTCGTCGATCACCTATTCGATCTATACCATCTTTTCGTAGGACACCTAATAGATCTCTACCTATAAAACCTGAAACACCACCACTTGACACAGGTCGTCGATCACCTATTCGATCTATACCATCTTTTCGTAGGACACCTAATAGATCTCTACCTATAAAACCTGAAACGCCACCACTTGACACAGGTCGTCGATCACCTATTAGATCTATACCTATAGAACCTGAAACAGGTCGTCGATCACCTATTAGATCTCTACCTATAAAACCTGAAACGCCACCAGTTGACACAGGTCGTCGATCACCTATTAGATCTATACCTATAGAACCTGAAACAGGTCGTCGATCACCTATTAGATCTATACCTATAGAACCTGAAACAGGTCGTCGATCACCTATTAGATCTATACCTATAGAACCTGAAACAGGTCGTCGATCACCTATTCGATCTATACCATCTTTTCGTAGGACACCTAATAGATCTGTACCTATATTACCTCTTTCTGCACCTGAAACACCTGTTAAAACATTGTTATCTAGATTTGGACGAGCTACACCTGTTGGAAAAGATCTTCCATCTCCTTCATCTTTAAAATTAGTTCCTCGATTACCATCAAAAACGAAGGATCAAACATTAAAAGTTGGCGATGTAACAATAGAAGGTTCACCTACAGGTATACAACTAGTTCGTAAAGAAATTACTAAAATATGCGAAGATCCAGACTGGTGTGAAGATGGAAAAGCGTGTGGTGATATTGACGAAACCACAGGTCAAGGATTTTGTGTTGATGAGGAACAATATGCTAACACACATCTTAGCAAACTTGAAATAGGTGGAAAAAAAATATTTGGTAGTAAAAATGCTATTAACGCATTAAAGAAAAAGCTTGGAATTGATCACGAAAAAGACTCGTCTGTTGGAACTCCACTACCTATTAATAGTAATCCTGGGACTCCAGATGGAAGTCCACCTAAAACGCCTGAATTAGATGCAGATGTTCCTATTACTTCTTCATTAAAAAAGAAAGATAAACCTTCCGCTTCAGCTCCAGAGGAAGCTACACCTTTAACTTTACTTGAAGAAGGAACTCCTGTTTATGAAAACAGGGGAGATGATGTTGTTGATTATTTAAAAGACCTAAAACGTCCACATAGTGAACCTATTAGTAGTTTGACAACTGTTCAAAAAGAAGTTATAAAATGTTTAGGATTATCAGCATAGTGTACATATTAGTTTTTGACAATTTTTAATACTTAAAGTATTAAAACTAGCCAAGTAACCATTTTATGTAATTTTCAACGTTATCAAAATTTAAATACTCACATAATGGATAAAAATTTTTATCTGTATATTCAAGTATTTTATTACGAATAATCATTGCTGTCTCAGTCATATATAATTCAGAATATTCTGTTTCGTATTTTTCATCAAATTCATTTTCACTGCACACATCTTTTACTATATCTTCTTCAAAATAATAATGTTCTGAATTAAATTTATTTTTAATCATTGGTTTTTCTTTAATTGTTTTTCCCATATTTTATATTATAGTATTCAAATTCTTAGATTCAAATTCTTAGATTCAAATTCTTAGATTCAAATTCTTAGATTCAAATTCTTAGATTCAAATTCTTAGATTCAAATTCTTAGATTCAAATTCTTAGATTCAAATTCTTAGA